TAACATAAAACCCTTTTAATCCTTTTAACTCTCTTAACCTATTTAATGCTTCTATATAATCCTCTATTCTCATGATAATATTCCATCATCCATTAATGTCTTACTTCCTTGACTACCTCTAGCTCTGCCCTGTTCTTCAATTTCTTTAGTAACTAGTTTTTCTGCTTCTGCTAGGTCCTTAGCTAACTGAGGTATTTGTTTTATTGCTGATGTTATACTATTAATAGTATATACAGGTTTCCCTTTATCATCTAGTAGAGTCAAGTCAACATTTCTTAGAAAGTCTCTAACCTTGTCTATAGCTACCCTAGTATCTTGTAAAAGTAATAAAGAAGTAGTAGTAACAAGTTGCTTATATATATTAATAGCCTCTTCTAATTCCTTAGATGGTTTAAAATCTTTAGGTAATCCTTCTTGAGTTATAATAGCTTTAGATCTCTCCTCATCATTAGTTATATAGTTATATGAACTTCTAGGATCAGTATAAAAATATAAATAACTCATCTGCTTTATAAACTGCTCTTTACTTTGACTTCTATCCTTATTAAACAATACCCTAATAGGCTTCACAAGTAGTGCCTCATCACTTATTTTTATTTCAAAATTTACATATTCTATTAGTTTCATATACATATAAACTTAAAAAGCCTAGCCTAATTTTTACTTAAGCTAGGCTTTGTTATTAATTCAAGTCAATTCTTGGTTTGCCTTTTAGATGCTCTTCAGTTACAATAGTAGGATTAGAGTCAAACTCTTCTACTTCTTCATAGTCTTCAATTACATAATCAATATCTCTATCCTGTAACTTCAAGCATGGTTTACCATCAATTTCAATTATATCAAATTGATAATTCAATTCAGTTTGATATTCCTCCATACCATCTTTTAATGATGGAGCTTGATTAGGCTTTTTAACCTGTTTAGGTTTAAGGAACCTAATAGGATTAATACATACTAAATCACCAACCTGAACACCATTTACATGTGGTCCAACTGCTAACACTGTTTGGAACTCATCTACTGATCTTCTCATCTTTGAACTATCAATTATACTAGTTCCTGAGAAACACATATCTTTTTCTTCAAGAATGTTCATTGTTGTAATAACAGTAGTGAACATTGGCTTAATTTTCTTAATTACTCTCATCTTATTCTACTTTTATTCCTAGATCTTCTAATCTATCTTCAAGAGCTTCTTTATAAATTCTCATTCCTGTGTACTAAGACACCATGTAGAAGTGTTGAACTCTACCAACCTTCTCATAAAACTCTTCCTTCATTAAGGCTTCACCAAGCTTACTCATTCTTTCATTAAGTTGCTTGTATTCTTCTACTAATCTAACTTTCCAATCTTCCATCTCTTATTCTTTTTATATATTCAAATCTCTTTTTAACTCCTAACATTCTCTCATAAGTACATGTGAGCTTACCAAGTGAAGGTATGTTAAAGTTAGTCCTTAACTTACTAAAATCCTCCTCATTCAGTGAATCTTTTAAAGGTAAACTTGTTATAGTTTCCCTTATAAAAGCCCAGTGTAACTCATAAGCCAGCTTCACTACTTCCACTGGAAGGTTAAGTTCTATGGCTACTTTCTTTAATATCTCCTGATAACTCATTGTATATCAAATAAAAGCATTAGTTTAAATGAACCATTATCTTCAGTTATATTAGGTATAAATCTAGGATTTATCTTATTATTAACTATTAGTCCATTTCTCCTTAGTTTCCCCATAATTACTTGAAAGTATGCTGGAGTAACCTTATACTCTTCTCTTATTTTCTTCTTAGAATCTTCAGACATTACTACCTTATCAAGTATATCCTCATCAGATATTACCTTACTTAATAAGTACCTTTCATAAGTAAATGCTGTAATTACATCTATCTCTCTATCAGTTAACTTATGGAATGGCTTTAGAAATTCAAACCAAAAACGAAAGAACTTTTTCTGAGAGGTAGGTATTCTAATTACATTATTAGCTGCCACTTCCATAATAACCTCCTTATTCTTCAGTTACAGGTTCTTCAGTACCAAATGTAATATCCTCAATCTCTTTAGCACACTTAGCAATAAAGTCTTTACTAAAGACAGAGTTAGTAGATTCAATTACTCTAAACAGATAATCAAGTCTTTTAAAGGTATTAGTCATATACATCTCTTGTATAGCACCCTTAAGTTTTCTATTCTCTTCAACTAACTTTCTATCTTGTTCAGATAACTGATGTAACATTCCAGTTAACTGTTCTCTTGATAATTCCTTAGGACCTTTTGGTTCCATCTTCATTTCTTTCTCCATCTTCTACTATTATTTGTTTAAGTAACTTCCACCATAAACTTCACCATACTTCTTCTCCCAAGTATAGATGTCAGTCTTATCTGTTTGAGTACAGCCACACATATCACAATATGGCTGTCCATTTACATCTCTAATAGCCAGAGACAAGCATTTAGTGCAATATTCTACTGGTTCACTATTATAATCATATTGCTTTTCCTGTGAGTCTTCCATAAATGTTCTTCTTATATTCATTCATTGTTCTGCTATTAACACCAGCTCTTCTAGAGGTGTTCGCCCTATTATTGAAAGGTCTTTTAGGTGTTATAGTACCATATTTAGTCACATCACCTCTTCTAATTGCTCTAGCAACTGACTTATACTTAGATACTGCATCAAAGATAATTAAATCTTTGAGTTCTTCAGGATCATAACTAATATCATTCTTCTCACTCTTTACTAAACTCTTTTCTTTCATATTTCCTTAGTTATTTGTAATACACTAGAACATACTGTTCACCTTGTTTAATAAGTGTAACTATCTGTTCTTTCTTAATCTCCAACTCATTGACAGCTTGAATTATTCCTCTTACAGTAGGTTTATAAATAGCTTCCATATAAGTTTCTTTAGCTTCTACTTCCATTGCCATATTACTTTTACTTTAATTAGTTGCGAAGGGAAGAATCGAACTTCCAACACAGTATTACTGCTTCTTGTGGTTATGAGCCACACATGTTGCCATTACACCACCTCGCAATTTGAGGAGATTTGCTATTGGTACTCCTCTTTCTCCAGTCTCTGCTTAGCTGGAACCCTCTATCATCTACCTCTAATGAGATTCATTGTAGCATAGAGTGTTACTCTGTCACTGAATGAATAGCAGCTTTTAGTAACTTCTTTATTTTAAAGTGCAGTATGAAGACATATAGTAATCAAGTGCACTACTCAGTTAATCTAAATAAGAATGTGTACTTATTGATATTAAGTATTAATACTTCTGTCTCTGATTTAATACCTGCATAGACTGTACTACTAGGCAAGTTATTATAGAAGTTTAATGTCTTCTCTTTACAGTATGTCATTAACTCTGCTGGATTATTAGCTACAAATGGAGTTCCACTAATAGCTGTAGTACTCATTGAACCTAGAATACCTTGACAACTTTCAGCCAGTTTATCCTGATAATCAATTACTGCATCTAAGAACTCATCTAAGTATAAATGAGCACCTCTTTTATCTCTAATATCTAACTTCTCTGATGCCCAATGTAAGTTCTTAATTCTAGTTTTAATTCCTTCCAATACACTAATGAATGTAGTGAAGAAGGTTAATTCTGAATTACTTGGACTATCATTAAAGTCATCTATAGGTATTAATAAACTATCCATATATCTCTTATTTTGATGTTACAAAGGTATGTATTTTATTTCATATATGCAAGCAAATCTGCATATTTTTTTGTACCCTCAGTAGGAGTCGAACCTACAGCCTTCTGAGCCTAAATCAGACGTGTCTTAACCATTTCACCATGAGGGCATTAATGTTGAATCATAGCATCAGTCAGGATATTAATTCTCTGCTTCTCAAAATATTGTATTTGAGAATCTGTAATATTATCTATCCATTCCTTAAAGTATTTATGATACCTTTTATGATTACTGCGATAGAACTCTTTTTCTAACCAACTATATAAAATCTTATCCATAACTTATTTATATGTGGAAACTAATGGAGTTGAACCATTATCTAAGGATTTTCAATCCCCCGCATAGACCACCTTTGCTAAGTTTCCATTAGGGAAGTTCACATGTAACTGTGAACTATTACCTCTCCCTGACAAGGAGAAAGAACACAAGTTGGAGTAGAGGGACTTGAACCCCCAGTCTCAGAGAGAAGGGATTTACAGTCCCCCCAGCTACCAATTACTGATTATACTCCAATATTAACTTAACTTCAACTATTAATTGGGAAGAGCAATTTGCTCAACCCAGTCTCTTAAATTATTAACTACTCATTAGAGATAAATGTATTACCAGTGTATCTCCATGCATAGTCCTGTGCAGCTAATTCACAGTATGCTTTAACTGCTTTCTTTACTAAATTAAGAACTCTTTTCATAACAATATAAATTTGAAGTTAATATGTTATGTTACCCTATTGAGACTCGAACTCAAATTATTATTTTAGAAGAATAATGTTCTATCCTTTGAACTATAGGGTAATTAATACTATTTTAATCCATAATTCTTGTTACTTGCATCAGTAGGATTAATAACAGCACCATTAACTGTAACCCTATCTACTTGTTCCTCTTCTTTAGTCTCAAATACTAAAGAGAACAATTCAGATTTACTAATAAATTCTTTCTTCTTCTCTAGTATTATAGACTCTAGTGACCTAACATGATTCCTATATTTATCTAACTCTTCTTCAAGTTCAAGTATATCATAATACTCTTCCTTAATATCATTAGCAGCACTACCACTCATTAGATGAGGATACTTAAATACTACCTCTTTAATTCTATTCTTATCTTCTACTACTACTTTCATAACTTCCTTATCTTTTTATCTAAATACTTACTATAAATCAAGAACCCTACTCCTACTAAATAAATACCCAGAGGTATTGAAAGTGATATAGGAATTAACACTAAATACTTTAAATACAATGGTATTCCCTGTAACATTGCATTAACTAAAACAGCTAACAATGCTATTAATGAATATATAGTTAGTATGCCATACCTATCATCACACTTGTCTCTGAGATTAATTAACCTCTTTAACTTCTTCTCTTCTAGTGTATCTTCTTTCTCTTCTAGTATAGAATGATTAAAGATAACACATTTATTAGGGTCTACAAGCATATTACAATTCTTTAATTAAAAGAAAACTACTCCTATTTTCACAAACCAGAGTAGTGTGGAAACATGAAATCCAATCATCCCATTTTTCTTTAAAAACTCTTACATTATGAATTATTGTTCCATCAATCACTCTGCAAAGGTATGTAAAATAGTTGAGACACACAAATATCTATAGTTAATAAATGTCAAGTCACTAAGCATCAATAGAATAACTTCACTTGAAGGTTAGAGTTAAGTGGCTTGTCCACCAAAATACATCCTTGATGCATATAAATATGCAATTGAATTATTTTAAAATTTTATTTTTTTTATTTTTTTTGATGTATAAATAAGAATGTTTTCTAATTTTAAAATTTTATTTTGGTGTATAAGTGTGGGGAGTAATCACTCATTACACCCCCATTGACTTTGAACTTTGGGATAGTCCCCCCCTCATGTTTTATGAGAGACTACTTATTACTATTCCACAGTACTTGAATTAATAACTAAAAACATTTATATCATGAACAAGAATCTAATCATCTGTACATTAGCACTAGTCTTAGTGCTAGCTCTCATAGCATTAAACTATCAAACTAACAGAGTTGATACTGCTAGAGCATACATTAAAGTTTTGGAGAATAACTATCCTAAGTACATAGATACTACATCAGGTAGTGATGAATATAGTGAATGGTATAACTATTAACTCATTACTCTTCCAGTGAATTTGAATTAACATTAGAACCTTGTGGTGTATAGGTTAACCACACAAACATTATGAATATCTTTAGTACATTGAAAACTTATGCAGGTAAATGGAGTGTTAAATCTGAAAGAGCATTTGATGCTGAGGAAATCAACGCAGTTAAACAAGCTGTAGTAGTTCCATCTAGTTATGGTAACTCAGTCATGTTTACCATGAAGGCTGGTGGTCAGACTTATATTGCATGTAGTAGTGATGCTACTAGTGCAGTAGGTGAAGTCATTGACTTGTCTAAGGCTACATTGTTAACCCTTGAAAAGGAGGGTGAAGATGACATCTTAAGAATTAGATGTTAAAGTGTGAATCATTGAGTAGACTATTATTATAGTCTACTCTTTCAAGTTTTAATCATTAAATACAATAATATTATGTGGAGTATAATAGGTTTATTAGCTATAGCATCATTGTTTATAGTGAGAGATTAAGTGAGGTCTAACCTCACTTTCTTTTTTAATCACTTGGTAGAAACAATAAATCCAAGACTAAATCAATAGCCTTGGATTTAAAGTGTTCATATCTAGTGTCTGGTCTAGATCATATCTTATAACTCTTTATAATTCAAACTTATCTTATCTCTCAAAAGGATATAATAATCCCCTAGCGAGGGCTTAAATCAATACATATTTTCTAGTTACGCGGTTAATATTTCCCCTAGGCTCCATTTACCTCTGCCTTTTCACATGTCTGTTGGCTGGAGCAATAACTGTTATATATGTATCATTTGTGTTCTATTGGGGACACTTGGCTTCTATTTGAAGTTAATACCCAACTTCTGACCCACTAATACTTTTGCCTCATGGGTGATATAATACCAGACAAGTATTATGAACAATGCAAAGATATGAAAAATAAATGAGACTACCAAATTTATTAGTAAAGTTTAACTAAGTAGTGCTCATTACTCCTCCTTGGTGCCTGGTTATTAAAAGGAGTTAACAATAAATAGTAATAATTAATAAGTAAAGCTCATTACTCCTCCTTAGCTCTTGACACTCTGCATGAGTTATTGCTATGTTGGAGAGTCATAATTAACATATTACATTAACATTTAAAATTTAGCATTATGAACATTTTTGGAACATTAAAAACTTACGCTGGTAAATGGAGTCTCAAATCAAGTAGAAAGTTTGAAGATGAAGAGATTAACGCAGTATCTAAAGCTGAGGTTGTGCCTTCATCTTATGGTAATTCAGTTTGCTTCTTTATGAAGTCTGGTGGCAACAAGTACATTGCATTGAGCAATGATGCTACTGTTGGTGTTGGAGACTCAGTTGATTTGAGTAAAGCACAGTTATTGACTCTTGAGAAAGAAGGAGAGTCTGATATACTAAGAGTTAAAATTTAACGCTAAATGCGCTAAATTTACTTGAAGTAATAGTTTAATAAAGAGGTGTAAGTGGCTGAGTATCTGAAACATATCCCCACTTTACATCTCTTTTTTCACATTTGACATAAGCAACTGATTGGAAAATTAATAACTGTATTTACTGATGAATCTATTAGAACCTTCATTCACAAGTGACATAATTTGGACTATAATAGCCCTATTTGCCATAACAATTGGCTGTATTGTGGCATCAAAAGATAGAAAACATGACTGATTCAACAAGAATTTAGTCACTTTATAGCTAACTTAGTTTAATTCTGAACCCTGAAACCTTAGGAATAAATATACTAAACTGAGGTTTCTACAATGATATATAGTGTAAAATCCAATGAACAATTATGCCTAGTTAATCAATGAATAATAGTAGTTGATAACATTAGATAGAGGGCTAAATCTATCAGAAACATAAAGAACAAATATAATATAATATGATAGCACATGAGACAGACAGTAGTTATAATCTACAATCTTTAATGTAGGCCGCATGAAATTTAATTAGACAGTACATAACAACATAGGGCTGTGTTGAGATTAGTAAGCAGGACTGAAACATCAATAGACTTAGTGAGATGCTAATATCGTTACTGATAAATTAATTAAAGAGTAAAGGTATAGATAGAGAAAATCCAGGCAATGTGACCGTGGTAAAGTTATGTTAGATTAGTTAGATACAACTACAATAATTAGAGGAAAGGTATCTATTTTCTCTAGTAGAAATCTCATTGCAAATTAAGCAAGTTGAGTAGTTTAATGGTTAGAACACTAGTTATAAATAGAGAAAGTGACTAGTAATAGAGGTTCGACTCCTCTCTCAACTTCTAATATAACATATAATAAATAACATGAGAAAAAGAATAAACAGAGCATGTATTGCATCCTCAGAGAACTACAGCTCATCAAAGAAAGCTCATAAAGCTATGCTTAAAGAGAATCATGATAATAACAGTAAGTTATTTCTTATGATTAGCACTACTTCTACACCTAAAACTCTCTCACCTCTTGAGAGATTTGAGGCAGGTTTGATTAAACAACTTGAAGAGTTTAAACTAAATAGAGTTATATGAAAATAAAGATAAAATATTATAGACAAGGAATACCTTATATCACAGATAGAAGTTTTCCTACAGAAGAAAGTGCTATAGCTCATGCAAGTCTTTTATTGACCTTATTTAAGGATATAACTTATATAACTCCTATATTAGTATGAAGAAGTTATTAATATTTGCACTTGGGATGATATTATTCATCTCATGTGCAGAACCTCTTGAAAACTATAAGGGTTATATAGTTGCAAAGAAGTACTTTATTATTGAAAATAAGATAGTACTCAAGTATTATGATGTCAATACTATGAAGTATAGATATGTCAAAGTATGGGCATTGGAGTCTCAAATTAATCAATATCAAGTAGGAGATACTATCAAATGAAAACAATGCAGGATTTTAAGAATGAAGAGAGTGCTAGACAGTACTCTCTTCTCAAGAAAACCATCAATAAACCTATTGGTAAACTAATAAAAGAATGTCATGAAACACTTGAAAAATATAATACTAAGCATACTGTTATTAACAGTAGCTTGTAGTTGTGTGAAGTTTGAGCCTATTGTTAGATACACTGAACCTGATGATACATGGAACTATGCTACCTTTAACCCTTCAAGTGTAGTAGAGTATCATGGTGCTCAATCAAAGAGAGGTTATGTGTATTGGATAATATATACTGATCCTGATTGTGAATGGAATAATCAGGTTATATCTATGGATTGGGAAACTATGTCTGCTGTAATACTCATATTAAAAGCACCATTAGAAGACAGAGACAGACTAATGGATGAGTATGAACCTACTATTCTGTATAAACAAGGTTATCAACCTGTGTTAGTATTAACAGATAAAGATTAGAAATAGAGTTATTTGAATAACTTCATAGAGCAATTGATTCTTGTTTGATAAATGTTTGACAGTAATAGTCAGTATGTGAATATAGACTATACAAATGCTCCTTTAGCTCAGTTGGATAGAGCAACAGAAGTTATTCCATTTCAGAGTGAACTATTCTATGGCAATTAGCACATAATAGTTGGCACTTATCTAACTCATTCTTTATTCTATCATCTGAAAATAGTCTGAGTTTAGTCCACACGTATTCTTTAGTGGAAGGGTCAACATGATGAAATTCAAATACTGAGTAATGACTATTATTTAAGGTTAGCCCACATCTTTCACATTTACCACCAAGTAAATTGATGTATTTAACCTTTCTATTAATCCACCTCTGTATGCAGAAGTGATTAAAACAATCTTTACACATACTCATAACTCCATGTTTATGAAGTTTCTGAGAGTAGAAATCAGTTATTGGCTTTTCTTACTTGCAATTAGAACATACTTTATTTTCCATATCTTTGTTTATTTAATTATATACAAAGATAGGAAAGATATTTGGAATTAACAATAGATTAAGTAGAATATTTATATCTAATCAGTATACTACTTATTTCTAATCTGTGGGTCATAGGTTCGAGTCCTATAAGGAGTACGATGGTTTGTATACACTAACTTTCACCCATGATGGATTGTAACCTCTTACATTAGTAAAGTTACTTTAGTAGACTCAATAAGAACGGTTGTGTTGGCTGATAGACTACTATTAATACCAGATGTTCCTGCTGATTACAGGTAATCAAACATCTGGTATTTTCAATGTAAACTCTTAAATACTTAAATATATGGGATATATTTCAGAAGCAAAAGATATTAAGCAGAAAAGATATGGTGCTTATATCAATCATTGTAAAACTCTTAGTATAAAACCAGTAGCTTACACTGAGTTTAATAGTAGTATTTACTATGATACTTATACTAAGTTTGTTGAATTCAATAATAATAAAGAATAATATGAAACATTATGTATTAGTAGGGTGGCCTGAAATCCAAGATTTCATGGTACATGAAAGATGGAATGAATGTGTTTTCTGTATAGAAATAGAGAACCATCCAGTAGGAGATAGTACTTATGCAGTACCTTTTGATTTATATGAAGAGGTGTGTCAAATACCAAGTACTAAACAAACTCTCGAAGATGCTGCTAATTTTATTAGTATGGCTACATTTGAGTTAGGAGAGGAGGTTAATGAAGACCACCTTGATGATAAACTGCTTTATATAGCTAGCAACCTATGACTAATGAAGAAGCACTTGAAGAAGGATTGAAACAAGCATTAAAACTCATTTAATATGAACATTGAAGCTAAGTGTAAGAATTGTAGATTCTGTAAAGAGATGACAGGACCTCATGATACTGATAACTATTATGTTTGTATGCGTGGTAGTTTAGTTCTTACTATTAAACCTGAAGAGAAGTGTGCTCATATAGTAGAAGGCTTTGAACCAATAGAGTCGTTATCAAGAGAACTCTTGAATAATCAACTTAGAAATATAATGTATTATGGATGACTATGAATACTATGGCTTATTTCTTACTCAAGAGAGTAAGGATAAACTTGCTAAATGGCTATTCTTTAATGGTTACTCACCAGAGAGTGAGTTAATGAAAAAGAGAACTGGATGGTACTTAGACCATTGTACATTATTACATAAGTCTCAGAGAACAAGTCACTTCTTGTTAGAAGATACTTTGAGTACTGCCTTAATAATGTATGGCAGTATTATTGAATCCATAAAGATTGATGGCATTGGCATTTCTGACAAAGCTATGGCTTTTAGAGTTGTATATCCATCAAATCTATGTGCTAATAAGATTCCACATATAACTATATGTACATCTAATGGTGGTAAACCAGTAGATAGTAACTATATTACTGAGTGGAAGGATATTGAACCTATTACTGTTGAAGTTAAACTTGAAAAGAGATGAAAGTAATAAGGATATACTCCTGTGGTGAATGTCCTTATTGCAGGAGTAAAACTATAAGGAATAGTAGAAGGCACACTACAAGGTATTGTACTTTAATTAAACAATATATTAAAGGTCAATCAATACCTGTAGAGTGTACTTTGAAGGAACAATAAACTAATTAAAAAATAGTGATATGGTAATAATTATAGTGTGGATTACAATCCTTATGTGTGCAATTGGTGCTGTTGCACTTTACATAGTGAAAGGTAATAGTGTAAAAAGTAAGAAGGCTGAGACTGTTAAAAACAAGTTCTCAATTATACTAGATGCTGAGTTTGAATCTTTAAAGTACAGAGTTTACTTTAATAATAAGCTTATTTCAGTATGTTGTACAAAGGAAGAAGCAATTGAGTATGTAAATAAAGTTAAGAAGAATTATGAAGGAATGAAATCTAATGGTGCTGTTTATGAAGAATACATTAGTTAGATACTGGTGGAATGTCAAGAGTTGGTGGTTAGTTATACCAGACTTAGGCAAGATGATTATTGTACTTATACTAATATGTGCTATACAGTTGTTTATAATGTATAGCATATTTGGTATCCCTGATTGGTTTGAGTGGTACATTAGTAAGTGTAATCTTATAGATTTATAATATGGAGAATAATGAGAAATGTGTTATTCTTTCAAAGAAAGAATATGATGAACTGAGAAGCTAGAGTAATATACCTAGCCTTAAAATAGTTGTTGACTTTGGTTATAGATGGAGAGGTGTGAGTATTCATGTTAGTGGAACATTAGACCCATCTGAGAAATTATACTATCAAATCAGAAGAATCTGCAATGAGATACTTGAGAGAACTCATGAGATTGTGAAGAAACATGGTGATGAAAGACTGTCTACACTTGATGAGGCATTGAATACCATCAATGTGTTTGAGAATCTTCCTTGGTGGAAAAGAATATTTTATAAACCTAAATTATTCAAACAATGAATATAGCAGAAATACTCAAAGATGCTCCTAAAGGTACTAAATTATTTAGTCCTTTGTTTGGAGAAGTTAAACTTGAAAGTGTAAGTGACGACATAATAGAAGTTAGAATAGAAGGGGCAGTCTCTACCTTTTATAAAGATGGTAGATATTATCGAAGTTATTTTAACGGTGAATGCTTGCTATTTCCTTCTAAAGATAAAAGAAACTGGGGTAATGTTTGCTTTTGAAGAACAAAGCTCCAGTGATGGTAAGTAATAATGGTTATAATTGGAAACTTAGAAGTTTTCATGATAACCATACAGCATGTCTTCTAGATGAAGATGGTAACATAGTATCTTATTGTCATTGGGAGTATGTAGTTCCCATTAATAAATTTAACTTCGAGGACATACCCAGTAACATACCTAATGCATTACAGTAATGAAAGTACTAAGAAGAAAAGGAAGTAGAGTATTTATGTTGTTTGCCTCATGTAATGGTAAAGAACTTAAAGTGTATAACCGATGATTACACTGTTATTTGAGTTTATCCTTCTAGGATTAGTAGGAGGGTTAATAGGGCTATTCTATAGGAATTGCCTTAAAGGAGAGAATCAGATATTCAACTTCATCTACTACAGATGGTTGAAGCCTTGGGCTGAGATTGAAGATGACCTATGGTGCAATGAGTGTATTAACATAAAGCCTAGAAAGATTGATAGATTCAAGGCTTGGTTAGCATACCCATTAGGTTATTGTATATACTGTAATACTACAATCATAACAATTATTCTATGTATATTATATCTATCATCATGGGAAGTATTGCCTGCATGGCAGAATATAATAATAGGAGTAATTACAGCTATAGGAGTGCAGCATTTAGTAGTATTAGATGTAAGTAAGTATTTAATGAATAAACATCCTGATTTTGACAATGAAATATGAATATGGAAGAGACTACATCCCAGAAATCTGGTATAGCTGATATGTGGGATGATAAAGCAATAGAGATAACTCAAGAAGAGTTGACTATTGAACCAATAGTATTGGAACCAATTGAGATTAATTTTAGTATCAATAAGTAACATGAATAATACAGTTAAAGTAAATCTTTCCATTAAACTGCCAGGCAGTGTAATGTTAAGTCAGCAGGCGGCTGAAAACACACCAAATAGTTTTAATGAGTTTAAAATAGAAGTATCTGGTCCTAAAGGTGAAGACAGGGAAGTTCTTACTGTTCAAACCAGAAAGAGTGTTCCTGCAAGTCAATCATTAAACATTAGCAAAGATGCTTATGATGCTATGATTGATGTGGAATTATGCCCTTATTGGTGTAAAGCAGGAACTTGGGCTGGTATGAATAATAAGATGAGACTTGAAGCTCACTTGAAGAGGATTGCCGAAGGACTTGGTGGTACTTCATTTACCTATCAAGTATTTGAAGATTGAGTTTTGTTTTTGTTTTTCGTTTTGTGTTTTAATTTCAATTTTAAAAGAGCTTGCTTGTGAAAGTAGGCTCTTTTTCTTTTAACTCATTAAATTTAAAAGATTATGGAGAAAAGAAATATTAGTATTAGCTTAGAGAAAGCCAGAGAGTGGTATGAAGGCAGGAACATAATACTTAAACAACTAGCTCTTGAAGCTTACTCAGAAGAAGAGCTAAAGAAGGAAATAACCTACTCAGACATACTTGATAAGCTGCGGAGAAGTAATAAGTTGATTACAAGTCCAATATACAACAGTAATATTGCCCTAGGTAATATAGGGAAGATAGGGGTTCTTAGTAAGTTATATACCATAGCTGCATACTTCAATGGTGATTGGGTTCCTTCATCTGGTACTAATAATTACTATATTGGTAAGAGCATTGAAACTATAGAAATAGTTCTTTGTAATAGTCACATTCTATCATCAGTACCATACTTTAAGAATAAAGAAGATGCTCAGAAAGCCCTAGAGATGCTTAGTTCTGATGAATTGGATGCCTTGTTCAAGTAAATGAGGGGGGGATAATAATATGCAGTTAATCCATTTCAAAGAAGATACTAATTGTGCTTATCCTGTAGGAGCCTCATTTAACAAAAATAGAGACTACATAGTTGAAGTAGCTCATACTATCTACACTATAGCAGGAAGAGAGAGGTCTGTTGCATTAATATGCAGAGGTACTTCTGGTACTATATTAGCTGGAGCTGTTGGGTATATCTTAAAGAAGAAACAGCATGATGTTAGTATTATAGTATCAAGAAAGCGTGAGGAAGGTTCACATGACTATAATATGTCAGGTGTAGAATTTCTTCAATCTACGGATAGACCTTTCTCTGTAATAGTAGATGATTTCATAGATACTGGTAATACTATAAAAGCTATCTTAAAGGATGTTGATTCTAATGTCACTTTGCCTGTATTAGATATGCTATGTGTTGATAACTGTCTAAGTGATAAAAAAGTAGAAGAACTCCCAATTATATATGAACTCCTTCAGAGATTCAATTATGTACTATGTAACAAAGCAAGAGAGAAAGATAATAATAAACCTATATGATGTATCTTAAAATATTAGTTATTGTATCACTAATAGCTTATATAACCAGTAGAATAATTAGATATAAACCTAGACTTGATCTAATTCAAGCTAGGGATAAATATCATTTATTCTTCTGGTTTAATAAGTATGATTGGTTGGGCAACTGTAGTAGAACCTATATAAAACTATTTTAATATGAGTTATGAATTTAAAATGCAAGGAGTAGGCAATGGTAAAAAGTCAAGATTATACAAGAAGACTAGAAGAGCTTCTATGAATAAGATTGATGCTACTCATTTACCTATGAGAGCACAGTCTGACAAAGGTGGTTATTGGAGTCAACCTAGTATAGGATCAGTACATATCTCGTATAGTAAGGTAAGGAAATTCCTGATGGCAAGAGTTGGAAGACCAGTAGATAAAGTCTATTCAGAATTTCTTCAGGAGGGTAGTAAATATGCTCAAATAAGAAGTCTTCAAGAGATATTTGATGAGTTTATACATCAACGTGATAACTATGCTAATCGTGGTCTTAAGTTGGGTGGATTCTATGTATCTAATGGTATTCTCAATTATAAGGCATCTAAGAAGAGGATAGAACTATTTAACAGGTCACATATAGAGTATAACAGTAGCCATTTTCCAGACTCTGAGACTATGAAGAGTGTAACTCTTGTCTTAGGTATAAGAGGTCCACATCTACTTACTAAAATGTGGGTAGTGGTTAAAGGTAACCTTATGCTTTTGCCAGTGTATCTTGTTAGTAGTATTAGATTGGAATCACTTCAATACCCTAATGATAAAGCAATAGGAATCTATGGAAAGAAGGCTGTTGAACAATTAAAAGAGTTTGTTATAGCTAAGGTAGTTGGGTATGGTTCTCAGTATGCAGTTACTGTATGGAAATCCTCTACTTATAAGAATTGGTGTATAAACGATTACTACTATTATGTAGTTAAAATCTCAGATATTGAATCATACAAAAAAGAGAAATATAAATTATGAGAGAAGCAATTTTATTAACTGATGGCTATAAGTTAGACCATCGTAGGCAATATCCAGAAGGCACTGAATATGTGTATAGTAATTGGACTCCAAGAAGCTGTCACTACATGCCTGATGCAGAAGAAGGAGTTGTAGTATTTGGTATTCAATACTTCATCAAGGAGTATTTAATCAAGCAGTTCCATCTTAATTTCTTTGATAAACCTAGAGATGTTGCAGTAGCTGAGTTTGCTAGGAGAGTAAACACATTCTTAGGACCTAATGAAGTAGGTACTAAGCATATTGAAGAGCTTTGGGACTTACAATATCTGCCTATTAGGATTAAAGCATTGCCTGAAGGAACACTTTGTCCTATCAAAGTACCTGCACTGACATTCATTAACACTCATCCTGACTTCTTTTGGCTGACTAATTACTTTGAAACTCTTATTTCAACTACACTTTGGCTGCCAATGACTAGTGCTACAAGTGCTAGATTAGCAAAGAAAGAGTTAGTTAGACATGCTAAGAAGACTGGGTTTAGTGAAGAGGTTAACCTAAACTTCCTAATTCATGACTTCTCAATGAGAGGTATGGCTGGTGTTGAAGCAGCTATTATGTCTGGCATGGGACACATGACTTCATTCTGTGGTTCAGAAACTATACCAGCTATTGCAGCACTTGAAGAGTATTATAATGCAGATGCTGAGAAGGAACTAATAGCAGCTACTATACCAGCAACTGAGCATTCAGTTATGTGTGCAGGTGGTAAAGATGATGAATTTGAGACATTTAAGAGACTAATTACAGAAGTATATCCTTCTGGTTATGTATCTATTGTTTCAGATACATGGGACTATTGGAAAGTAATAACTGACTATCTGCCTAGATTGAAAGATGAAATCTTAGCTAGGGATGGTAGAGTGGTTATCCGCCCTGATAGTGGTGACCCTGTAGATATTATCTGTGGGGTTGAAGCAGACGTTGTTCATATTCCAGAGGAGGGATTTGAATCTGTTGCAGAAGCTGAAAGTTTCTATGAGGAAGTAATTCTTTCTAGAGTTCGTGAAATTACACCTCATGGTAAATGTGGTCCAAAATCATACTCTATGGTATTTGAGTATAATGGAACTTATACAAAGATTACTCTGAAGAATATTGGATGGAACAGGTATGATAAACAATACTACTATATTGATATGTGGGAAAAAGCAAAATTTGAATGCGAAACTTTAGATCCTACTATCTATAAAGGCTCTTATGAGATCTTATGGGATTTGTTTGGTGGAACTGTAAATGACAAAGGTTTCAAAGTTCTCGATTCTCATATTGGTATCATCTATGGAGACTCTATTGATTTAGACAAGGAGAAAGAAATCTACAGAAGGCTTGAAGAGAAGAAGTTTGCTGCAACTAATCTTGTATTAGGGTATGGAAGTTATACTTATCAGTTCAAGAGTAGAGACAGCCTAGGCTTTGCAATGAAGGCTACTTGGTGTCAGATTAGTGGTGATCCTTATGACATATTCAAGGACCCAAAGACTGATGATGGAGTTAAGAAGTCATTGAAAGGGCTAATCATGGTTGGTTTAGATGAGTATGGTAATTATCATGCTTATGACCAAGTATCTAAAGTGCTTGAGAAGGAAGGATACCTTCAAACTGTCTTTGAAGATGATAAGTTATTAGTTGATTGGACTCTTGAAGATATTAGGAGAAATATTAATGCCAGTATTTAACTAAAAATAAATAAGATGCAGATATTAAATCTAGTTAGACCAGAGAAAAGTGATATTAAGTTTGAGATTATCACATTTCCTGATGGTGAGCCTCATATCAAACTTGAGGGTATTGATAGAAAGAACAAGGTTAATGTTGTGTGTAGAATTACAAGTCCAAAAGACTTGTTCATCCTATTACAGATAGGAGATATACTGAATAGACATGAGGTTTCATTTGGTATGCACATATACTATCTTATGTCTATGAGAATGGATAGAGTTATTAGCTTTAATGAAGCATATTCATTAAAGATAGTAGCTACTCTCATCAATAGTATGAATCCAGAAGCTGTAAATGTGCTTGAGCCTCATTCAATCAAGACAGAACTCCTCATTAAGGAGTTTTGGGGTCATTTGGAGTCAAGAATACCTAACTTCACTGGTTATATTCCAGTATATCCAGATGCAGGTGCAGTTAATAGGTATCAAACCTTAGGTGAAGTTCTCATATGTAGCAAAACTCGTAATCCAGACACAGGTAAATTAGAAGGATTTCATATAGAGAATCCTGAATTACTTCAAGATGAAGATTTCAAAGACTTTCCTCTTGTAGTTATGGATGATCTATGTGATGCAGGTGGAACCTTTGTAGGGATTGCTAACAAGATTAGAGAGGTTAATCCTGATAGGAAGTTAGCTATCTATGTAACTCACATGGTTAACCCCAAAGGTATCACTACTCTCAGTGAGAACTATGATGAAGTGTATTTCACTAATTCATATGCAGATTGGGATGAATACATGAAATTACCTGATAATGTAAGAATCATTAAAGTTATCTAATCATGAAACTAAGAGATTTTATTATTGTGTTTATTGTTATATGGATAGCAGCACTTACAGGGTTGGTCTTTCATATATTCAATATAGAGAAAAAGCCTCCTGCACATTATGTTAAGTTAGAACAACCAGAGTTTCTCAATGAAGAATTGAATGATAGTACATTGCTAAAAGCCCTTGTCTATTATGAGATTAAAGAACCTTTGATAGTATTGGCACAAGCTAAGCTTGAGAGTGCTAATTATAAATCAAGGCTATGTAAAGAGAAGAACAACATCTTTGGGTTGTATAATAGTAAAGCTCAACAGTATTATAACTTTGACCATTGGATCAATTGCATCATAGCATATAAGAATATGATAGAATATAAGCAAAAGGATGGTGAAGACTATTATCATTTCTTACTTAGAATTAAATATGCAGAAGACATTGAGTACATTAGTAAAGTTAAATCAATTGTAAGTAAATTACCTCCGTAGATATGAATAGAGATAAAGTATCAAAAGACATACAGTCTATAGATTCAAGTAACATACTCCTTGAACTTCCTACTTCATTTGGTAAGACTAAACAAGCTTTAGACTTAATGAATAATAGAAAACCTAAGAGTATTCTTATCTTAGTTCCAAGACTTGTCTTAATAGATAATTGGAAAGAAGAATTCACTAAGTGGAAACTTAATGGATACTTGAAGTATGTAACATTTAGTACCTATGTAGGAATAAAGAAGCACAAAGATAAATCATTTGATATGCTAATATCAGATGAGTGCCATCATTTTACTGAGATGTCTTTAGGATATATAGATACTATGAAGTTTAAGTGGTGTGTACTACTGTCAGCTACTGTCGGTAAATTCAAAGATGAACTAAAATGTCACTTCAAAGGATTGTATTGTTATCAAGTAACAGCTAAGAAGGCTATAGATGAAGGTATTTTACCTGATCCAAGAGTATATCTTATACCTTATAAGTTGGATAATACTAATAGGAAGTATCCATTAGAATTGAAGAATTCATCTAAAGGAAAGAAGGTTACTTGTGATTATGGAGACAGATGGAAATATCTTAAGAATAAATCCTATACATCTATAACTGTACTATGCACTCAAGCAGAATATATCTATGAGATTGGCTCAAAGATTGAATACTGGAAGAGAATGTATATGAGGAGTAAAAATGATGTCATTAAAAATAAATGGCTATATCTAGCAGGTTTAAGATTAAAAATGCTAGGTACATTTAAGAATCCTATTGTACAAAACCTTCAAGTGTTACTTAAGAACCACAGAAGTCTTACCTTTTGTAACTCTATTGAACAAACAGAGATACTAGGTAAGAACTGTATCAATAGTAAGAATAAAGACTCTATTGAGATTCTTGAGAAGTTCAATCAAAAGAAGATTAATCATATAACATCATGTAATATGCTTAATGAGGGTATGAATCTTATTGATTGTCAGGTTGGTATCTATGCTTCCTTGAATAGTAGTGATACTATGATTAAGCAGAAGTTAGGAAGGTTACTAAGACATCCTAACCCTGTGTTAATTATACCTTACTACAACAATACAAGAGAAGAAGAGATAATTGAGAAAATGCTTGAGGATTACAATCCAGAGCTTGTAACAGTAGTTGAAAGTTTAAATCAGATTAAGGTATGACAATTACAATTGATGAAGATGTTTGTGCTAAATATAATCTGACTATGAGTGAAGTGTTGGCAATAGCTCTTGTGAAAACAGGAGCTGATGTGCCTACTTTATTTGCTAATCTTGAAGATAAGAAGGCATTAGTTAAGGATATGTTTAATAAGTATCTTGTAACTATGGGCTATGATGAGAGAGTGTCTAGTGTATTGTTAGACTCTGATAAAGACAGACAGCCACAAGACAGGATTGAAGACTTAGCTCTTAAAATGATGGCATTGTTTCCACAGCAAAAGAAGCAAGGTACTTCTCAGTATTTTAGAGGTAACAAGAAAGATGTTACACTAAGATTAAAGAAGTTCTTCAAGCTGTATGGAAATAAATTCACTGATAAACAGATTCTTGAAGCAACTGATAAGTATGTTAAATCCTTTAATGGTAACTATGCTTATATGAGAGTATTAAAGTATTTCATTTGGAAAGATGAAAGAAAGGTAGACTCTGATGGTGTAGGCTATGTTAGTGAGGTATCAGATTTAGCTACTTATATAGAGAATGAAACCAGTGATATGGCAGATTCTGATTGGACAGCAAGATTAAAATAGTATGGAATTATATGAAAGAGTATTAAAAGGTCTTGAAGAAAGAAGAAATAATCTACTTGAAGGTGGTATTAATAGCATACCTTCACCATTCACTAGATTCAATGATGATTTTATAGGAATAGAAAAAGCAACTTACTATTGTGTGACTTCTGTTACAAAAGGTGGTAAATCTCAATTTGCTTCACATGTCTTTATGTACACTCCTCTTATATATGCTTATCATAACAGAGATAAAGTAAGAGTGAAGATATTATACTTTGCACTTGAAGAGACTCCTGAAAGAGTAATGCAAAGATTTATGAGTCATATTCTGTATTATCTATCTAAAGGTAAGATAAGAGTGTCTCCAAGAGACTTAAGAAGTTCAAAGAATGATAAGCCTTTGTCTCAGGAAGTACTTGATTTATTACAGACTCAGGAATATAAAGATATGTTTAAGTTCTTTGAAGAGAGTGTCATATTTAGCTCTACTGCTAATCCCACTGGCATCTATAAAGAATGTAAGAGATATGCAGAAGGAAGAGGGGTTATACATACAAAGAAAGCTGTTTATAGAGGTGAGTTAGGAGAACTTAATGAAACAGATTCCTTTGATTATTATGTTCCTAATGACCCAGGTGAGTATATTATTCCATTTATAGATCATATTGGTTTAATTGACACTGAAAGAGGAATGAATCTTAAACAATCAATGGATAAGTTATCTGAATATCTGGCAAAGTATCTTAGAAATAACTATGGTATGAGTCCTGTAATTATTCAGCAACAATCCTTTGAGAATGAGAGTAATGATAACTTTGTTAGTGGGAAGATTAGACCATCAGCACAAGGATTAGGTGATAGTAAATATATTGCAAGAGATTGTAATATACTTCTAGGTTTGTTTAGTCCATTCAAGTTTGAACTCAATGAGTATAAAGAATATGACATAACAAAGTTTAGAGATAACATTAGATTCCTTGAGGTTCTTGTCAATAGAGATGGTGAAATGGGTGGTTTATGTCCTTTGTTCTTTGATGGTGCTGTATGTGATTTTCAAGAACTTCCTTTGCCTAAAGATACAGAAGGTCTTGCAAGGGTATATAGTTATCTGAAATATATCAGAGGAGTACCACAAAGTTCAAAGGTATTCTTTATGTCTTCAAGAAGAAAGTATTTGCATAGATGGAAAAGATTATCTATCTTTGCACGGTTTAAAAGAAAAATAAAGGAGAAGTTAAATGGCTAAAATTTTAGTATTAGCAAAATCAGGTTTTGGTAAAACTACTGCATTGTGTGGTAGAAAGAAGTTTGGTATTGAAGGGTTAAACCCAGCAGAGACATTTCTCATCCAATGTGCAAACAGAGAACTTGCTAACTTGGATTATAAGTTAATTGATGGAGTTACCAGTGCAGATAGCTTAAAGAATGTTATTGGCAATGGTAACAGAATTCAAGTTGGTAATATCTCAGGTCTTGAGAAATTCAAGACAGTTGCAAAAGCTATTGAGATGTTAGCTCAATCACCATTCAAGAATATTGTAATTGATGATTTCAATTACTTATCTCAAGATTATTACATGGCAAATGCTATGAAAGGTGGTTGGGACACTCCTAAGCAAATTGGTTATGGTATGGGACTTATCTTTAATGCATTTGAAGCTATTCCAACCAGAGAGAAAGACTTGTTTGCTATGGCTCATTATGAAGAGTATAAAGATAAGAATGGTGATTCCATTTCTTACAAGTTCAAGACTACTGGTAATATGGTGGATGGTTATATTACACCAGAAGGTAAGTTTGATATCATTCTTTATGGTAAGGCAGGTTGGGATGATCAAAACAAGAAAGCAATTAAACAGTTTGTAATTGACTTTGATGGTGAATATCCTGCAAAGGATTCTATTGGTGCATTGGATGAATGTCCATTATATATTCCTAATGATTTAGGGTATGTAAAGAGGTTGATTAATAAGCATTATAACAGAGAATGATGGACAGAGAACAAGTAGTTAAGTTATTAAGGGATATACAGAATAGTCCTGGCTTTTATAATGATATTACAAAGAAAGATGTTATACTTAACTATTGTGTTGAGCATGGTAAATCTCCTCAACTATCCATTCAATTTGTTCAGATCATTAGTATAAATAGAGTGTTACTAAATGAAATATTTCTTGATACACTAGAAATGTTGAAAAAAGAGCATGCTATTAATACGTTATATGCATCACAGAATTCCATTAATAGAGGAAATAACCCAATTTTATTAATATATTAATTAAAAAAACATGAAAGAATTAAGTAGAACAGAATTAGCAACAGTTAAAAGAACTGCGGCTAATGTGAAAACATTCAGAGCTAAGAAGGCTAAGTTAGAAGCACAAAAGGCTAAAATTGATGCAGAACTTGAATCTGTAAACAGAAGTATTGACTTGTTTGAGCAGCCAATCATTGAAGTAACTGGTGGATTTACATCAGAACAAGTACTCAATGGTGAAATGGAACTTGCTATGAGTCAACCTGTAGAGAGTCCTACTGAAGCTCCTGTAGAGGAAACAGTGTGTGAAGCATCTACATCAGATTTGCAGGCACAAGATAATGTGCTGAGAGCTGAAGAATCTCCTATCAATCCTTTTGGATTGAAGTTAGATGAGTCAAGTCCCCTACCTTTTGAAGCATAAAAAAACATTTGAAGAATATGAAGAAGAATAATGCAAAAGTATTCATGGCATTTGCCAGTGGTTCAGAGTCTAAAGAACATGTAAGAAAGCTGTATATAGGTATTGCACCTGTATTTGTTGCAGCAGTAAATCCTAACAAGGCATTGCTGAGTAAGTTCTACAACTTTGATGTAGAAGAGGAGCCAACCTATATCAGTGAAGCTGAAGTAGGACCTGATGGTAACAAGGTTAAAGTTCCTCAGGTAAGAATTGACTTCCTTGTATTATCTGATCCTGCAAAATGTAATGGCATTGAGATGAGAAAGTCAATTACTTTCTTCATTAAGAAAGCAATCAGGTATAACAGAGATGCTACCAAGGTTCAAGTGATTGACAAGTATGGTCAGACTGCATGGCCTACAATTGAAGAGGCTAAAATTCATGCAATTCCTCAGTATGCAAGTGGTCCTGCAAATCTTGACAAAGATTATAGACCTGCCTATATTGGTGAAGAAGAATTAACTAACTTCATCAAGGCATATCTTAACATTCCTAATCCATCTTATTCTTATATAGATAAGAACACTGGTGATAAGGTTGTTAAGACTTTGGCTAATCTTGATGATGCACTTGCCAGACTTGACAACATTGACAACTATTTCAAAGGTGATTACAGTGAACTGGAATCTATCTTGAAGCTCCAACCTAAGAATGTAGTGAAGGCTTGCTTTGGTGTAAGAACAACTGATGATAACAAACAGTATCAAGCTGTATTTACTCAGAAGTTCTTGAAGAATTCTGTTACTGACTACAGTTCTCTTGATAAAGAGATTCAAAGCAGAATAAATGCAGGTGGTTATAGTAATACTGAATTCAGTGTAGAACCCTTGCATGAATATGTAGTTGAATCAACTAACTTCAATGAAGCATCAAGTACTACAAGTACAGACACACCTGAATCAGCCAGTCCTTGGGCTTGGGCAGCAAATAAATAACATTTAACTAAACTAACTTATGGCATTTAGTAGTGGCACTTTTAACATAACTCTTGAAGATTTATTGAGCAAAGTCAGTGAGTCTGATATATTATATCATTATTTCGGTATTAGTGAAATCCCATGTGTTATATCTAGTCCTTTGAGAGTAGATAATGATCCATCCTTTGGCATTTATACATTAGATGGAAACAAGATATACTGGAAAGACTTAGCTAGAAAGACTTCAGGAGGTCTTTGGGATATGTTAGGTGAGTATTGGGGGGTGAGTTACAGAGAAGTTTTAAAAAGAGTCTGGGAAGACTTACCCAATATAGCCACTACTACTCATGAATCAGGTAAAATGAAGAAGCCTAAATCAATCAGTAACTACAATGAAGAGACTGATTTACAATGCAGAATTAGATGTTGGAAACAACATGATATTGAGTATTGGGAATCATTTGGAATATCTCTTGAATGGTTAAAGTATGCTGATATATATCCTATATCACATAAAATAGTCATTAAAGGTTCTAATAGATTTACCTTTGTTGCTGATAAATATGCTTATGCTTATGTTGAAAGGAAAGAAGGTAAGGTTACTCTTAAGATATACCAGCCATTCAGTACTACCTTCAAGTGGAGCAATAAGCATGATAGGTCTGTCATTAGTCTTTGGACTAAAATACCTGAGTTTGGTGAAAAGTTAGTTATTTGTGCTTCAATGAAAGATGCCTTATGTTTGTGGGCTAATACTGGAATACCAGCAATAGCTATACAAGGAGAAGGTTATACAATGAGTGATACTGCAATTAGTGAACTTAAAAGAAGATATAAAGAGATTTATATACTTCTGGATAATGATGAAGCTGGTCTCATAGATGGCAAAAAACTTGCTGAGCAGACTGGATTTATCAATCTTATTCTACCTAAAACATCTCAAGGAAAGGATGTTTCAGATATGTATTATTATTATGGAAAGGAGTATTTATGCAACACAGTAATGAAGTTGTTGAAGAGTGGAGGACAATAGAAGGTTTTGAAAACTATGAAGTAAGTAACTTGGGGAGAGTTAGAAGGGTCGAGTATATAAAGCAAAGAGAAGACTTTAATGGTTATCCTATAGTAAACCTATATAAAGGTGGAGAGGGAAAAACTGCAAAGGTCCATAGACTTGTAGCTCAAGCATTTATACCAAATCCCAACAACTTGCCTCAGGTCAATCATATAAATGAAGTCAAAACCCATAACATTGTTACCAATCTTGAGTGGTGTTCTCAACAATATAATAATAGTTGGGGAACAAGGCTTGATAGGATAGCAGCTAAACATTGTAAACCTATTCAGCAGTTGAGCACTGATGGAACTCTCATAGAAGAGTTTGATAGTACTTATGATGCTCAAGCAAAACTTGGCATTAGTAATAGTAATATTTGTGCATGTTTGAAAGGTAGAAGGAGGATGGCTGGTGGTTTCCTATGGAGATATAAATAGAGAAACTGTCAGAGTCTACTGGGTTCACTAATTTAGTATTACCTAATTATGGATATAAAGATGTATCTGACTTATATAAAGGACTACAAGACCCAAATCAATTCAAACAGGTAATCTTCAGCCTTATAAATGGAGAAGAAATAAAAAGTAATATTCCATTTTAATTAATTAAAAAAAGAAACATTATGGAAGCTAGAAAAATTTTATTTGTCCTGAGCAACAGCTCAAATCAGAAAAGCATTATGTCAGAAGCAGAAACTCTTGGTGCATTGAAAGCAGACATGAGAAGAGCAGGTATTAACTATGATGGCATGACATTCTATGAAGGTAGAACTAGAACAGAGTTGAAAGATGATACTTCTGTTCTCCCTGTAAATGTGCCTGTGCCTGCAAAGGGGACTAATCCTGCAACTACTACTAATGACTTGGTGTTCATGCTGACTACAGCTAATAAGAAGATTAAGTCAGGTGCTTTGAGTCCTGAGAGAAAGAATGCTCTTGAGGAAATCAAGGCTAAAGGTTTAGGTGCAGCAGTAACTGCAAAGTTTGGTAAGAATGCAACTCAGTGTAAAACTCCTGATTTGTTGGCATTTCTTGCAGAACAATCTAAGCCTGCATCTCAAGTAGCTACAAAAGCACCTAAGGCAAAGAAGGTGGAAAAAAAAGTAGCAGTAGATGAGAACCCTGACATTACTATCACAGAAGTGACTAAAGGTGAACCTATTACTGGTGTTGCACCTTGTACAGAATGTGTAGATAAAGTAGCAAGAGAAGTTCTTCGTGAGCTTATTGAAAGACTTGATGGAGAAGATGATCTCTATGAGGATTATAGCAATCTTCTTGAGAAACTTGATACAGGTGTAGTGTCTGAGGAACAGGAACAACCAACTGAAACTAAAGCTGTGAAAGAAGAAAAACTTTCAAACAGTGAAATTAATGATTTGTTTGGTGGTTGGGCTAAATAAATAACAATACAGAGGTTGGTGAGTAATCATCAGCCTCTTCTTTTTTAGTGATACAATGAGTGTAGAAGAAAGACTAACAAATTTATACAACTCATTCATGGAGAAACCTAATATCATTTATGGTATATTCAAGGGCTTCTTTGGTGAAGAGTTTGTAGATATGCAGAATTATCCATCATTGGATGAATATATCAGTAATGCAAAAATGATGCATTCAGAAGAGTTCATCATGGTTGATAATACAATAGATGATTCATCATTTTCCAGAATAAATATACTTGTTAGATTCCCTAAGGTGAGAGTAACCAATGAGAATGATAAGTATATAGATATATGGGAACTCTATGCTAAAGTTACAATTACTTATTCAGGTACTATGTATGGTGATTTTAGATTGAATAGGTCTGAGTATGATTTATTTCAATTAAGAAATGGTTATATGCATAGTCATATTAGTTCTATTCCCTTTAGCAGACTAACAGAATTTCAAAGCCCATGTTTAGGTTCAGGACCTATTAGATATACTATTGCAACATTAAATGATAGTGGTATTGAATTTGATGAATTAAGATGGGAATTATTCTGTCTTGAATTAAGCAAATATGTTCAAGTTGAATCCTTGGCAGGAGGACCTTATCATAGACTTGAAGAACTTGGTGGTAGTAGTATGAGAGTACAATCTTCTACATGGCATATGTATAGAGATAATCAACTTAGAAGCTACAGCTCTCTTAACACTGATCTATATAAAGACTTTATGATGTGGTTATTGAGAAAGAAGAAATTAAAATTTGACTTTCTTAATGGTTATGGTATAGGTATGTCCTATATTCAATGGACCATATTTATAAGCAATGAGTTTATTGAATGGTACAATATAAGGTATAAAGAGGGAGTAGTAACTGCTTCCTATGAATCATTACTTTTAGAAGGTGTATTGTATAGAGGTGTTTTAAATAACAATAAGATATATACCAGCAGATATAGTGCAGCTGATAATTACTTTCAGTATGTAGGTAGGCAAGTTTGCATATTTAAAGGTGAGCCTATTTTATTTAAAATAAGAGAAGGTAATACAGATACGAATGATGATAATATGTCTACATTCCTAGCTCCAGTGATTGTAGAACATTTTTATAAATGTATTTTAGAAATAGTTAATTATGAGTATAGAAACGAAACCCAAACTACTGGAACTGACAAGAAAGTCTACTTCATATAAGTTGATAGTCACTCCAGAACTTGAACGAAAGATAAGATATTTCTTAGACAAGTTCCCATCAATAGAATATTCAGGTACTTTATTTTATACTGTATCTGGTAGTTTTGAAACTGAAGATTTAGTAATCACTGCCTTTGATTTCCTGTTACAGGATATAGGTGTAAGTGGTTATACTGAATTCAATCAATCTCCTGATGTAATAGGATATATGGTAGATCATCCTGAACTATTGGGAGAAGATGTATATCAAGGATTAATGCATTCACATCATACAATGGGTGCATTCTTTAGTGGAACAGACTTATCTACTCTTAGAGAAGAGGGCAGTGATAGAATCCACTTTGTATCTTTGATTATTGATACTAAAGGTACTTACAAAGCAGCTATTACAAGAGTAGTTTCTGAAGAAATGACAGCAACAGGCTATGTTAAGTATCCTACATATAATGGTAAAGAATCAATTGGACAACCTGTTAGTTATTCTTTTACTAGAAAGAAGCTTGAATACTTCATGCTTGATGTAGAAAGGCCTGTGATTAATAATCCCTTTAAAGAGCTTGCTGATAGAATTCTGGAAGTTCAAAAGCAAAAAGAGGAAGCCAAAAAGAAAGCTACTCCTGTTTATGGAGGTAGTTGGCAAGGTGGTAGTGGGTATAATAGTTACACTCCTAGAGTATATAATAATACTACTAAACAATGGGAGGATGCTAAGCCTAGCACTCCTAAGAACACAGCCTTTAACTATCAAACTAATGTAGGAAGAGGCAATGTTATTCCTGAGAATAAACCTTATGTTCCTCCAGTGAGTACTCCTTCAGTACAGGAAGAACTTCCATTTGAACAGGAAACTCAAGAAGAAGTAATACCTCCATATGGTGAAGTAAAAGTTGATCCTACTATCATTGAAGAAATTGCAAGACAGTTAGTAACTGGAGATATTTCTTATGGAGTGTATGAGAATGAAACACTTGAAGAGTTAGCTAAAGTAGGAGAGGAGTCATATGCTCAAAGATTTGAAGATGATTCACTATTTCATGCTTGGGCAGAAGGTTATGTTGAATTCTTGGTTTATTATGCTGAAGACCCAGCTCTTGAGCAGTATGAAGATGATGCATTGGCTGCATTAGTTGCTTATGATTTAGTTGAGAAACTTAATAAGTTAACTAATAGAGGAAAATACATCAATCAGTTTATTGAAATGATTGAAAGGTATATTATTTAATTATGGATATGGATAATAATGAACAACTTATAGAAGCAGGAACAAGTTCTACACTTGAAATGGATAGATTTTATAATCAAACCCCTGAAGCTCAAGCAGCAGAGGTGCTTAATGATATTATTAGAATAACTAACGTATCTGAGGAGCAGACTAGTGAATCTGTAGAAGAGGAGGTTAACCAAGTCTTTGCTGAGGATATTCCTATTTTAGTTGAAGAATCTCATGTGGAATTAACCTCAGAGGAAGAAGCACTTCTAGCAGCAGCTCTTGAATCTCAGAATAATGAAATCCCTGTTAACTCTCCTACTCTTCTAGTAGAAGATGTTACCAGTAGATTTAGTGGTGCCTCATGGTATGACAAGATTAGAACAAAGATTATATTATTAGCTGGATTAGGAGGTATTGGTAGTTATGTTGCCTTCTTATTATCAAGAATGCATCCATTTAAAATTGTTATGTATGATGATGATAAAGTGGAAACAGCTAATATGTCTGGTCAATTATATTGCATGGAGAATATAGGAGAATATAAGGTCAATGCAATATATAATACAATGAAGAGGTATTCAAACTTCTATAATGCAAATGCTTTAAGAGAGAGAATTACTGATGGAACTCCAGCTAGGGATATAATGATATGTGGGTTTGATAACATGGAAGCTAGAAAGACGTTCTATAGAGTATGGAAAACTCATGTTAGGTATTCAAATAATAGAGATAAATGCTTATTCATTGATGGGAGACTTGCAGCAGAAGAATTTCAAGTATTCGCAATTAAAGGTGATGATGAAAGAGCAATGGGAATCTATGAGGAAGAATGGTTGTTTGCTGACTCTGAAGCTGAAGAGACTTTATGTAGTTACAAACAAACTACTTTCATGGCTAATATGATTGGTTCTGTAATGGTTAATCTATTTGTGAACTTTGTAGCTAATGAATGTGATCCAGCATTTCCAAGAGATGTTCCTTTCTTAACTACCTATAATGCAAGTACTATGTATTTTAAAGTAGAGATGTAATTATGGCAAGAGTAGGTTCAAGATTAAAAGATGCTATAAACTTTCTAAGTTCTGCATATAACCACCATGAGTATAGTCCTATAAGCTATAGTCCAAATATAAACTGGGAAAGAAATAATGTCTTTTCAGAGTTCTTTATAGCTGATATAACTGGTCCTGAGATAATAGTTCCTATAGTTATGAGAGGACATGTTGAAGATGTTATTAGTAGTAGGATTGTATATCATGAAGTAACTCCTGTAAAGAAAGAAGTAGTATTCCCAATTTATATTAGAAATTACAATCCTGCTGTAAGAACTGCTGATAGCTTTATATCAAAGGTATTTGCTGAATCACCAGAATCAGGGTTGTCCAGAGTCACTATCAAAGACACAACTTATATTGGAAGTAGAGGCTGCATATTTGATAATGATGGAAAACTTCTTATGCTTTGTACTCTTGTTGGTAGATACATACTTCATGATCAACCAGGTGATTCATTTTTTGGTACTATAAAAGGTTTTACTTATGATGAGGTCAGACTGTATATTCATTCTGATGTTGTTAGAAGTGAAAGTGATGTAGTGTGTAAAGCAATTATGAATAAAATAATGCCTTTTATGTTATCATCAGAGTTTAGAAAACCATATAGTCAAAATATAAGATGTTTTGATGCTGGTAATTCTATAAGAACCACAGTCATTATTGATGATATTAGTAGGTTTGTAAGAACTCCTACATTTAGTAGTGATTATACTGATGAGGATATAAATAACATGTTGAGTGTTAGAGCTTCTGAAGTTGCAGATCAAATTAAGTTGGTATGACACTAGGTGAATACTTTGGTGATTGGATTAGGGTTATAGATGTTAATGAATTAGATAAGGTTACTAAGACTATAGGCAATATAAGGAAACCTATATGTCCTAATGTACCTGATGTATTTAAAGCATTTACATTATGTTCATATGATAACTTGAAGGTAGTTATGATAGGACAGGACCCCTATCCTCAGAAAGATGTAGCAACAGGTGTTTTGTTTGGTAATAGGAAGGAGGTAAGTGATGAAGACTTGTCTCCCTCACTAAAGATTGTTAAGGAGGCAGCTATTGATTTTGAAATTCCACATAATAGTATTATCTTTGACCAGACTTTAGAGAGCTGGGCTAATCAAGGAATTCTTATGATAAACTCTGCATTAACTGTGGAAATGAATAAAGTAGGTAGCCATACTATGTTATGGAGACCATTTATGACTAAGTTATTAAAGAATTTATCAGAGTGGAATACAGGTATTATTTATGTTCTGTTTGGTGAACAAGCTAGGACATTTGTACCTTATATTAATAGTAAATCTAATATCATTCTAGAAGAAAAGCATCCAGCTTATTATGCTAGAATAGGTAGTAGAATGCCTTCTACAGTCTTTAAAACTATTAGTAAATTAACTAAAGATAAGTATGGTGAACCAATAGTATGGTTCCAAGAGTATTAATTAAATAATAAGTATTATGAAGAAAAAGTATGTATTTGTAGGTACAGGTGATTCTGTATGTGAAGGTGATAAATTTGGTGGAGCAATAGTATGCAAGTCTGGAGATATATTCTTCTTTGATTGCATCAATGAACGTGTTATAACTAAGCTTCTCTCAGAAGGTTTTATTAAGGAAGTTAAAGAAGAGACTGTTAGTTATGAGAAACCTGTTTCTCCTTCAGTAGATGATATTACTTTTGAGACTATCATCATGTCTATTGCAAAAAGACTGAAGTGGAAGGTTGTTAATGTGTTCAAATACCTTGCTAACCTTGCTTACATTAGTGAAGGTGCAGTATTGTCAATCTTATTGAGAGAAGTAGCTGTAATTCTTGACAGACAATATCCAGACCATATTGAGAATAGTGAGAAAATCTATACTATTGACATGGCTAAAGGTGAGATTGTAGAGGTTAAAGATATTCACAAGATAAAGAATTTCAGAAACTTTGCTGCATTTAGAACTATTCGAGATGCTGTTACTGCGAAGAAAGTACTGAAAGACTTTATGTTAGTAGCATTTAGTAAAGGTGGGAGAAAATAAGAAGATACTTAATGCCTCTAGGAAAGAGTTTGATGGAATTAAATTCAAGTCAGAACTTGAAGTGATGATTTACAAGACTCTTAAAGAGTTAGGATTTAACCCTATCTACGAACCAACTACTTACACCTTGTGGAGAGGGTTTAGACCTACAGTACCTTTCTATGATAAAGATAAGAAGACTAAACTTCTTAAATTAAATCTTAAAAAGATGATAGATATAAAACATACTCCTGACTTTGTGTTTCTATATAATAATGTAGTTATTGTTATAGAGGCTAAAGGTATGGAGAATGATGTATTCTATATAAAAAAGAAGTTATTCAGAGCTTATCTTGAAGATTTATATAGAGAGACTGGACAAAAGTCTATGTATTTTGAAATCTTTACTAAGAAACAGCTTCTAGAGGCTATAGAAATAATTAAAGGTTATGGAACCAGTGGAGAGAATAAAAAGATTAACTCAGTACCTGCCAAAAGGTGATATTGCATTAGCTCATACTTTCATTGATTCAAGAGATTTTGAGTCACTGCAAGAGTTAGTTGATTCAGCTATTGTTAAGACTAAAAGAAACATTAGTAGTAACAATCCTAAGGAAGAGTATCTTAGTTTAGATGTGGATGAAATGGAAAAACTAAAGACAGAAGTAGATGATTATGTAGACCAGCTACAACTGCCTGAACAAGATGATGAATTTGATAATTATGAGGAAGAGTATTGTTGAGGAGTGGAGGGACATACCAAAATATTGTGGCTTATATCAGGCTAGCAATTTAGGATATATTAGGAGTGTAACTAGAGTGACTATTCAGTCTGGGGCACAAAGGTGTATAAAAGGTAGGACACTTTCCCCAGCAAAGGATAAATTTGGATATAGTAGAGTTACTTTAAGTAAGAAAGGTGTACATCATACCTATTATATTCATAGGTTAATTGCTGAAACTTTTATTCCTAATCCTGATAATTTACCCCAAATAAATCATAAAGATGAAAATCCAAACAATAATGAAGTCTCTAACTTAGAATGGTGTACTGTTCAATATAATAATACCTATGGAAGTAGAAATTTAAAAGCTTCACTTACAAATAGTATTATACAATTGAATAATTCTAAATCTAAAGCGGTGATACAATTAGATTTAGATGGAAATTTTATTAGTGAGTGGCCTTCTATTAGTGAAATAAAAAGACAACTAGGATTTGATATTTCTAATATTGCAAATTGCTGTAAGAAACATCAGATAATAAAGGGGGTTAAAACAACTAGAATACAGGCGTATGGATATAAATGGAGATATAAATAGAAAAAGCATAGTTGAACTATCTTGGAATGTAGATGAACTAACATATAGAAAAGATTCAGCAATTTCATATTCTATATTAAGCCGCTATAGTCGAGAAGGATTTAGAAAATTAGGCAGTCTCTTTGATAAAGTAGAAAGTCCTGCATTAAGATTTGGTTCAGCAGTTGATACTATGTTAACTGATGGAATTGATGCTTTTAAAGAGAGATTTACTGTATGCGAGTTTCCTTCATTATCAGAAGCACTTATAGGAATAGCTAGAGACTTGTTTGAAAGTTATGGTAGTCAATATAGAAGTATTGATTTAATACCTGATGATGATATAATAGCTCATACTATTAGTTATCAACCAACTTGGGGTGCAGAAGCTAAACTAAGAACTATAAAAAGTAAGTGTAATGATTACTATAAATTGTTAGCTATATCAGCAGACAAAGAGATATTATCTCAGAAAGATTATAATGATACTGTTGCTTGTGTTAATGAATTGAAGAATAACCCTTACACTAAGTACTTCTTCTATGTTAATCCATTTGATAATAGATTTGAAAAGGTATTCCAGTTAAAGTTTAAGGCTAAATACAATGGAATATCTGTCAGATGTATGTTTGATGAGTTAATAGTTGACCATGAAGAGAAGGTTATATATCCTATAGACTTAAAGACTAGTGGTCATGCAGAAGAAGACTTTGAACAATCATTTGTTACATGGAGGTATATGATACAAGCTCAGCTTTATACATATATACTTCAACAAGTTATTGGTGAAGATGAGTACTTCAAGGACTTCAAGATAGCTCATTATAGTTTTATAGTCATTAACAGATATACATTAGCTCCACTTGTATGGAGATACTATGGTAACTTTAGTGAAGTTGACTTAAAGGATAATGAAGGTAATATCTATAGAAATTGGAGAAAGCTCTTAGAGGAATTAGACTATTATCTAAATGAACCTTCAAGTAAATATACTAAAGAGGCTAAAGAAAGAAAAGGTATTATGAAAATAGATAATTTACAACCAGCATGATAGTAATTAAAAGAGATGGAACCAAAGAGGAGTTTAGTATAGAAAAGGTTATTTCAGCTGTTAATAAATCATTTGAGTCTGTAAATCAAGTAACACCTGACTATGTACCAGCAGCTCTTATGCAACTTGTAGAAGAGTCAGATGTTATTAGTGTAGAGGAAATTCAAGATAAAGTTGAAACATTCCTTATGAAGACTGGTAATTATAAAGCAGCTAAATCTTATATTCTATACAGAGAGAAGCATAGAGAAGCAAGAGAAATCAGTGATAGACTTAACTATATGGAAAAATATAGTAAGTCTAATGAGAATGCAGCTTCTTCATCAGAGACAGATGCTAATGCCAATGTATCTATGAAAAATGTTGTTACTCTTGAATCAGAAGTTCCTAAGACTAAGAATAGAATTATTCAAAGAACTAGGATGAAGAACAAGTTGAGTATCTTGTTTCCTGAAGTAGCTAAGCAATATGAGAATGATATTAACCATCATATTATTTATATACATGATGAAGCCAGTTCAGCAGTTCCTAAGAACTATTGTGAGGCAGTATCATTGTATCCATTAGTTTCAAGTGGAATTAAAAATATGGATGGTATAACTCCTAAGATAGCTAGTCACTTATCAAGCTTCTGTGGGCAGTTTAATAACTTAGTGTTCTTACTGTCAGCCCAATGTAAAGGTGCTGTAGCTTTTGGAGAGTTCTTTAACTACTTTGATTACTTCTGTGTAAAAGACTATGGTGAACATTATCCATTAAGAGAGGATGTATATGCTGATTCTGAGTTTGTTAAGAGTAGAAAGACTATAGGACAGAAGATTGAAGATGCTTTCCAGACTATAGTTTACTACATTAATCAGCCTGCACAGAATAGAGGTTGGCAATCTCCTTTCACTAATATAAGCTACTATGATAAGTATTATTGGGAGGCTTTATTTAAAGACTTCTATTTTCCTGATGGAACACAACCTTCATGGGAGAGAGTATCTTATCTACAGAAGAAGTTTATGAAGTGGTTTAATAAGGAGAGAACCAAAGCTATGCTAACTTTTCCTGTTGAAACTATGGCATTATTAACTGATAAAGGAGGTAATTATCTTGATGAAGATTACAAGAACTTCACAGCAGAGATGCATAGTGAAGGTCATTCATTCTTTGTTTATATCAGTGATAATCCTAATGGTCTTGCTTCTTGTTGTAGACTAAGAAATGAGATTGAGGAGAATGTATTTAGTTTCACTAATGGTCTTACAGGTGTTAAGACTGGAAGTTGTAATGTTATTACTCTGAATATTAACAGAATAGTTCAAGACTTCTGTAGAGACCACTACAATGGTCCAGATAGAGAGAGATGGATAAGAGAGTTCAAAGTATATCTCACTGGTATTCTTGAGAGAGTTTATAAGTATCATATAGCTTATAAAACTATCTTGTATGAATGGGAAGAAAGAGGCATGTTTAATGCTTCTACTGCTGGTTATATTGGTATGAGAGACTTATTCTGTACTATTGGTATCAATGGTATCAATGAAGCTGCAAGATTCTTAGGTATGGAAGTATCCTACAATAAAGATTATAAGCAGTTTTGTAGATTAATCACTGGTACTATCAGTGAGCAGAATAAACTACATAACAGTAAGAAGTTTAAGTTTAACACTGAGCTAGTTCCAGCAGAAGGTCTTAGTTCTAAGAACTATAACTGGGATAAAGAAGATGGGTATTGGGTTCCTGATGATACTAAAATCTATAACAGCTACTTCTATAATGCTTGGGATGATAACACAAGTATTCTTGATAGATTTAAACTTCATGGAAAGGAGTTTACAGAACTTCTTGATGGTGGTGTAGGTCTTCATTGTAATCTTGAGGAACATCTAAGCAAAGAACAATATCTCAAGTTAATGGACTTTGCAGCAGAGAAGGGAACTTCTTATTTCACTTATAACATTCCTAATAGTGAGTGTACTAATGAAAAGTGTCATTATATTACTAAACATGCTATGGAGAAATGTCCTAAGTGTAGTTCTCCTATGGAGATTTGGACAAGGGTTGTAGGATTCTTGAGACCAGTAAGTAAGTATGATGAAGGCAGACAATGGGATGCAACTAAAAGAGTGTATAAATGAAATATGTAGATACTAAAGTAGTAATGCAGGAAGTTCCTGATGAAATCACCTTAGCCATAAATATAAGTAATTGTCCATGTCATTGTAAGAGCTGTCATAGCTCTTACTTGGCAGAGGATATTGGTAATCCACTGAATAAGACAGTCCTCAGCAAACTTTTGGAAGATAACAAGGGAATATCTTGTGTGTCTTTCATGGGTGGTGATAGGGACACTATACATATAGTAGCTTTGGCAAGTTGGGTAAAAACTCATACAAACTTAAAGGTTGCATGGTATAGTGGTAGGCAAGAGATTAGTGATATAGTAGCAAGGCAATTAAGGTGGTTTGACTACATTAAACTTGGACCTTATAAGGAGGAGTTTGGTCCACTTAACAGTAGGACTACCAATCAAAGACTGTATAAGGTAATAGATAGTAGATTATTTGATATAACAAATAGATTCTGGAATGAAGATTGAAACTAAATATAGTATGGGAGATGCTGCCTTTGTTATGTACAATAACAGGGCAGTTCCCATAAAAATCATGGGAGTGCATTACTCTATTGATGTGTATCAAGGTGAACATATTTACTATTCAAGTGATATATCATCCATTGATGGTATGGTTAGGTTTGAGGAAAAGTATGTATTTGAAACTAAAGAAGATTTATTGAAAACATTATGAAAATTAAAGTAAAAGGAATAACAGCAGGATGTTTGCCTTTCATTATAGAGAAAGGTGATTGGATTTATAGTTAACTACTAACAGATAAAGTTATGAGTAAATGGGTAGTCTATGAGCACATCTCTCCATCAGGAAAGGTATATGTTGGAATTACTAACAGAGATGTTAACTTAAGATGGAGGAAGGGTGGTAAGGGTTATCTTAGTAAGCATAAAAATGGTAATTATAATCATGCTTATTTTGCCAATGCCATCTTAAAATATGGTTGGGATAACTTTCAACATAGTATTATAGCTTCAAACTTAGGTGAAATGACAGCTAAGAACATGGAGAAGGATTTAATTAAATTCTATAAGGAGCAAGGTAAATCCTATAATATAACTGATGGTGGTGATGGTAGATTAGGTGTGTCTTTTACTCATTCTGAAGAGAGTAAATTATTAATAAGTAAACATCACAGAAGAATTCAAACTGATGACACAAGGAAAAAGATAAGTGAATTACAAATAGGAAAGAAATTTCCTAAATGGAGAAAATATCTTCTTAGTAACTCTCATAATAAAGAGAAACATAAAGTTGAACAGTTCTCTCTTAATAATGTATCTATAGCTATATATAACAGTCTAATGGATGCAGAAAGAGCTACTGGTGTAAGAAATGGTAACATTTCATCTTGTGTCAAAGGTAGATGTAAAACTGCTGGTGGTTATATTTGGAAACTTTATAAAGAAAAAAGATGAAAATTAAGTATAGACTTATAACAGAAGGGTGTAACCCTTATATTCATGATTCTGGTGATTGGTTTGATTTAAGAGCAGCAGAAACAGTTAGCTTTAAAGCACCACAAGCTGGTGTTAGAAAGAGAGAAACTATTGATGGTGAGATAGTAAGTCATAGAGATGTCACCTTTGACTTCAAACTGATTAAGCTTGGTGTTGCTATGCAATTGCCTAAAGGTTTTGAAGCAGTAGTATTACCAAGAAGTGGTACTCCAAAGTTAGGGATAATGTGTGCTAATAGTGAGGGAGTTATTGATAATTCATATTGTGGTAATGATGATGAATGGAGATTCCCAGCTATTGCCTTCCAAGCTACAACTATTAATAAAGGTGATAGAATCTGTCAATTTAGAGTTCAATTGAGTCAGAAAGCAACTATATGGCAGAAGCTTAGATGGTTGTTTAGTAACAAGATTGAACTTGTGAGTGTGGACAAACTTGAAGGTAATAATAGAGGTGGGTTTGGAAGTACAGGAGTACAATAATAACTCAAAAAGATAATAATATGGTAATGAATATTTTATTTGTAATAGGACTTGTAATCTTAGCTTCTTTCTTTGCTAAGATTGTTGATGTCTATAGAAAGAAAGAAAAGAGAGCACAGGCATATAGAATGTCATTCAGAGAAACTCTGGATTTAACTGACATTCCTATTGTAACTTTCAAGTGTGGAGAAAAGAAGTTAAACTTCTTATTGGACACAGGTGCCAGTGATTCTATAATCAACAAATCAGTAACTAATGATATTAAACATAGTCCTACTGGAGTAAGAAACACCATCTATGGTTCTGATGGTAATAAGGAAGAAGTAGATATAACATCTATTGATATTACTTACAGAGATAAGACATATAGTGAAGAGTTCTATGTTAAGGACTTAGATGCTGCATTCTCTAATCTTAAGAGTGACTTTGGTGTTAATCTTTCAGGAGTTTTAGGAAGCTCCTTCTTTCAAAAATATAAATATATTATTGATTTCGATGAAATGGTAGCATATAATATGACATGATAGAAGAATGGAAAGAGATTAATGGTTTTGAAGGTAAATATTGGATTAGTAATTTAGGAAGAGTTAGGGGAATTAAAAGTACTTTAAAACTTAAACCTAAAGATACAGGCTATACGCAAGTTAATTTATACAAGTCTAGCAAGTATATTACTAAACTTATACATAGATTAGTAGCAGAAGCTTTTATTCCTAATCCTGATAATCTTCCTCAAATAGATCATATAGATGGTAATAGAGAAAATAACTGTGTTACTAATCTTAGATGGTGCACTCCTAGCGAGAATAATCGTAACCCAGTAACAACTCATAGAAAGAGAGTGGTTAATATGGGCAGTAATAACCCTATGTATGGAAAACCTAGTTCAATGAGGGGTGTTACAAAATCTAATCATTTTAATTCTAAAAAAGTAATTAGATGTTCTATTTCAGGAGATAGTTTAGAAGAATATGGTTCTTTAATAGAAGCAGGAGAAGCAGTTAATGCCTCTCCTTCTACTATAAGTAACTGTATTGCAGGGAGATTAAAATCATGTAAAGGATATTTATGGAGATGGAAGATGTAATTGAACTTAAATCAAGAGGAGATGATACTAACTATTTAAAGAAGTTAAAGAAGCCTGATGGCAGTGAATCTAAAACTTATACTTTAAAAGTTAGTTATCCTGTTATTACTGCTGGGTATTTACCCAATGGTAAGATGTACATACAACCATCTGGAAGTTCAATTATTGCTGTAGGTGAAAGACTTAATGAAGCTGATGCTATTGTTAAGTCTATCAACTACACTAATGGGTATGGTTACAGTATAACTTTTGAGTAGCATGATATATTTTGTAAGTAGACAATCTGAGCTGTTTGATGAGGTAGAATACACAATGATGAGTATTGAAGATTCCCTAAGTATGTTAAATACTTGGGAAATGTTTCAATTTGATACTGAAACCTCTGGCAGAGATGCTCATATAAACACAGTCTTACTTATGCAATTTGGTGATATTAAGGGGGAAAATCAAATAGTAGTAGATGTTACTACTATAGACCCCTTGATATACAAAGATTATATACAAAGTCATTTTATGATAGGTCAAAATTTAAAGTTTGACTTGCAGTTCTTGTTTAATTATGGTATTATTGTAACTGAATGTTATGATACTATGATTGTTGAACAATTACTATATCTTGGTTATCCATTCTTCTTAGTAGGAATGAATACTGATCTTATGAATAAGTATTGTGACTTTGTGTATAACTATGAAGGATATGATAAATTAAGTCCTGAAACAAAGAAGGTATTACTATATGAAGAAATTCCTGATGTTGCTGAATTTATTTATAATTATTCTGGAGTAGGTTTAAAAGCAATTGCATATAGGTATCTTAATATAGATATAGATAAGACTGTCAGAGGTGAGATCATTTGGAGAGGTATAGATACTGCTGTTATCAAATATGCAGCTGGTGATGTCATGTATCTTGGTGATATAATGGCAAAGCAACTAGAAGAGTTGAGAAGAAGAGAGTGTGTTAATGGTGCTAAGTTAGAATGTGACTTTGTTCCTGTTATAGCTTATCTTGAATGGTGTGGTATAAAACTTGATGAAAGTAAGTGGAAAACAAAGATGGTCTATGATGAGATTATTAAAAGAGTCTTTAATAAATCATTAGATAGTTTCATTGTAAGTTCAGCACTTGGAAAGGATAGTTTTATAGCTTATATTTCATTATCTGATAAGGATGAAGATGAACTAAGTGATGAAAGGAAAGCATTTAAAGATGAGGTTAGAGCACCTGAATTTGATATAGAAGAACCTTGTGGTGCTAAGTTTGAAGCTTATAAATGTAAGATAAAGACTAGGCTATCAAGTAAATATATCAAAATAGATAGACAAGGTGATTTATTCTCTGGGTTTAATACTGAACCTCAATCCTTAGTAAATTGGAATAGCTCTACTCAAGTTGTTTCTATACTTAAAACATTAGGTTTCAATACATCTGTTATAAGTAAAAGCACTGGTGAAGAAGCTGATTCAGCACTTGAAAAGGTTATAGCTAAACAGAAAGGAATAAATGATGTATTTCTTAAAGCTTATCTTGATTATAAAGAAGCTGATAAGGTTTGTTCTACTTATGGTCAATCATACATTAATGCTATCAATCCTAAAACAGGAAGAATTCACACTAAGTTTAAGCAACTTGGTGCATCCTCAGGTAGAATGGCTTGTGGTTCTCAACAAATAAATACTGACTTAGCTAAATTAAAGGGACTTCCTGTAAATACTAAGAGCAGTAAACTTAAATGTGCTTATCCACAAGTTCAGAATCTACCTGCTGATCATAGAACTAGAGGTTGTTTTGTTAGTGAGAGAGGTAACTTATTCTGTAGCTGTGATTATAGTGCTATAGAATCAAGACTTGGAGCTGACATATACAATGAAAAGTCTATGATTGAAGAGTTCTTGCATGGTTCTGGAGATATGCATTCTCTAGTTGCTAAGGCATGTTTTCCTAAAGAACTTGAAGGTATTGAGGTTAAGATGGTTAAGAAGTTAAGACCAGACCTAAGAAAGAAGGCTAAAGCACCAGAGTTTGCTAAACAATTTGGTGGAGGTTCTTCTTCTATAGCTGATTCTTTAGGTATATCTATTGAAGAAGCTGATGAAATAGGAAATGCTTATGATAAGGGTTTCCCTGGGGTAACTTCTTATGGAGAAAAGGCTCTAAAGGCAGTTAAAAAGGATGGTTATATATTGATTAATCCTATTACTGGACATAAAATCTATTGGAGTGATCACTCCTATTGGTTAATAGAAGGAGCTAAATTCACTAGTGAGTTTTGGGATAACTATAGAAAACAAAAAGAGTTATTAGGTGATGAGTTTCATAAAACTTGGATGAGAAGAAGAGTATCATTACACTTTAAAGCAGTTAGTAAATGGGGTAGACTAGGATTGAACTCACCTACCCAAGGCACAGGTGCTATTGTATTAAAGTATGCTGTAACTAACTTCTTCAAGTGGATTGTAGCTAATAATCTATTCTCTGTTGTTAAAATAGTAAATCTAGTACATGATGAAATATGTATAGAGTATCCTGAATCTATGTCAGAAATAGCTGATAAACTTAAATTCTATATGGAAGAATCAGCTAAGATGTTTTGTAGTAAACTTCCTATTCCTGCTGAGGCTGAAATATCAACTCACTGGGTGCATTAAACTATTGTATATGTATGTATTAATAATTGGGATAGGTGTAGCCCTTGCTATATTGGCAGGGCTACTTTATTATTCAAATAAATCTCAAAAGAGTCAGATTTATGTTTATCCTAAAACTAAAAACCAATACCTAGTTAAAGGTATAGTTAAAATGAAGGATATTAATAGTGGTGAATGGACTGATGCTGTTCTATATGTTAGCATGAAGAATGGTCATCATTATGTTAGGGAGAAAAGACAATTCCTTGACAAGTTTGTAACATTAAAAGAATGGGAAAATAAATGAACGAAGATTTTATAAAAATAATTAGAGATTCTTTAGAATATAACCCTTTAAATGGAGAATTCAAATGGAAGAAGAGATTATCTAATAGAATTAATATTGGTGATGTAGCTGGTTCTATACATAAGAAGGGTTATGTTATTATTAGTTTAAAAGGAAAGAGAATATTCGCTCATATATTGGCATGGTGTATTACCTATGATAGACTTCCTATAGGTCAAATAGACCACATTAATCATATTCCTTGGGATAATAGAATCTCTAATTTAAGAGAAGTCTCTGCATTAGAAAATAGCAGAAATCTATCAATGAAGGTAAATAATACTTCTGGAATTACTGGGGTATCTTTTGATAGATGGTCTAATAAATGGGTAGTTAGAATTAAAAATAATAACGGTAAATATGAGAACAGAGGAAGATTTAATTCAATTAGTGAAGCTGAATTTGCCAGAGATAGAGCACTTAGTGAACTTGGGTATTCTCAAAACCACGGAAAGTAATATAAGAACCTACAATGTAGGCAGTAGTGATTATTCTAAACATATCATACAACCTTGGAGTGTGTGGTTAGAATATAAACTTAATCCTTGGGATGCTGATATTGTGAAGAGAATTCTCAGAACTAAAGAAACTGATAGTAGAAAACTTGACTATGAGAAGATAATTCACGTAGCTAAAGAGAGAATCAGACAAATAGATGCAGGTTATGAGTAAGATAATTTTGTGCAGAGGAATACAAGGGAGTGGTAAAACTACTTGGGCTAAACAGTGGGTACTTGAAGACCCAGAGCATAGAGTAAGATTTAACAATGATGACATCAGAAATATGCTTGGTAAATACTGGGTAACTTCAAGAGAAGGACTTGTGAGGGCTTTAAGAGACACTTGTGTACATAGAGCTATGGATGAAGGTTATGATATAGTTGTAGATAACATGAACTTAAGTAATCATGAGTATGTGGCATATAGAGATATTGTAGCTTCCCATAATAAGTATGAAACAGACTCTTGTAAGCACTATACTATAGAGTATAAGGACTTCTTTACTCCCCTTGAAATATGTATTGAGAGGGACTCTAAGAGAGAGAATCCTATTGGTGAAGAAGTAATAAGGAAGACTTATGAAAGGTATAAATCAATAATTGAAGGTGTATGAGTAAGCAAGGAATTTATGTAGGGCCAACTAATAATAGTCCTAATAGAGACAGACAGCCTACTGATAAACAGAAGAGGTGGAGAATCAGGAATAACATACTTTGGAGACTAAAAGGCATGACTATTCCTTACTATGCTGGGACTGGAATATTAACTCCAGTTGAAGTAGAGAAACTAACTCAAGCCTTTTCTTTAATTAGAGAAGTAGTAGGTAACTCCACTCAGTCTAGCAGAGAACTTGGATTCAATGCAGTAGAGAGATGTAAATACTGTGGTAAACCTTCAACACATGAGGGTGGTCTATGTGATAATTGTTATAATGTAAGACATTATTAATATGGCAGAAATATCAGTTGAAAATGTGATGGTGGAGGCTGAGAGAGACTCATTCTTTCCACCAAGATTATGGGTAATTACCTATGATTTAAGAGGAGTTGGTAAAGGTATTGCAATGGTAAAAGCATCTAATGCAAATGATGCTGAGCAAATACTAAAGACTAATGGTATGTACAATGGTACTCAATCAGAGTATCTTGTAACTAAGACAGAAGAGATTGTCATTCCACCTTGTTGTGGGTTAATGGCTGAACAAACAGTTGAATTCTTTAATAACAATTGATTATGGATAATTTACCACTAGGAGCAGAAAATAATCCTAATGCACCATTTAATGAACCTTTAAATACTGAACATAAAAGGTTTGTGAGTGTGACTATATCATACTATGATACTGTTGAAGCACCTGTAAATAGCTCTGATGATTTTATAGAAAAGTCTTTTTATAAAAAGGTATTTGACAGAGATGTTCCTAAGGAATTTGATATTGATGAAGTTGTAGTACTAAATGACTAATTATGAGAATTATAAAACCAAGTTTTGAGATTTGGGACCAAGAAAAAGGTCTTGAAGGAATCTATAAACAGATAGAGAGGTGTGGTAGAGTGTGTTATGCTAGTGACCCTATTGAAGGGAAAGCTAAGAACTTTGTAGATAGAATGATTAAGTTAGGACATGGGGCTATGCTGGAACATAGTACTGTGTATCTCAAGATTCCTATTAAAGAGTATGAGAAAAATTATAAAAATAAATATTTTCCTCAGAAATAAATAATTTGTTGTAATAATTTGGAGAATCCGAAATTTTGTTGTACATTTGCATATAATTAAATATTAAAAATATGGCTAAAAAATTAGAAATTAAACAAGGAGAAAAATTTGGCAAGTGGACTATTATTGAGGAAATAGCTCCAAAGATTATTAGTGGAAAACCCAGAAGAATGTTTAGATGCCAATGTGAATGTGGTAATATAGATGAAGTGCAATTAGCCTGTCTTAGAAATGGGCATAGTACTTCCTGTGGATGTGAGCAGAAGAGAAGAGCAGCAGAAGCACAGACTAAACATGGTCTTGCTGACAAACATCCATTATATCTTACATGGAAGAATATGAAAAAGCGATGTAGTAATTCTAATGCTTCCGAATATGAAAATTATGGAGGAAAAGGTATTTGTGTATGTAAAGATTGGTCTAACAATTTTCAAAGTTTTTATGATTGGTCTATTGATAATGGTTGGTCTAAAGAATTAACTATAGATAGAATAGATACTAATGGTAATTACTGTCCAGAAAATTGTAGATGGGCTTCAATAGAAATACAAATGAATAATACGACTAGGAATCACTATATTGAATATGAAGGTAACACTTATACTTTATCTACATTAGCTAAACATTTAAACATTCCATATAATATAATCAGATACAGATTATCCAATTGTAAATGGAATATTAAACAATTAATAAATTATTGTAATGACAGGAATTAAAGTAGAAACCGATAATAAATATGCTTATGTTACACTAAATTATAGACATATTGTAGAGAATAACTGGCTTGATGATTTACAATATATCTGTGAACCTACAGAGTTCCATGAAAAGAGATATACTGTTAAGTTTATCTGTGATAGAGGTGTAAGTCATGAGTTTGTAAGACATAGAGTATTTAGCTTTGCTCAGGAAAGTACAAGGTATTGTAATTATTCTAAGGATAAGTTTGGTAAGGAATGTACATTCATTATTCCTAGTTGGGTTGATGAAAGACAATTAGGAGAACAAAATTCTGATGAGCTTATTCTACAAATGGGAAGTTTCAACAACCCTACTTATACACCTGAAGATTTAACTGAATTGTATTTTCTATTTGGTTTAGCCACTAGTGAAAAACAGTATTTTAACTTACTAGAAAATGGTTGGATTGCTCAACAAGCAAGAGCAGTATTACCTAATTCACTTAAGACAGAATTAGTCATGACAGGTTTTGTGAGTGATTGGGAGTATTTCTTTAAATTAAGAGATGCAGGTAGCGCACATCCACAGGCTTATGAACTAGCACATCCATTGCATATGGAATTCTTGAGAAGAGGTTATATTACTGATTTATACAATGAAGCTAATCCTGATTAATATGTTTTGGATAGGATTTCTTGCAGGAGTATTAGTGTCAGTTGGCACTATAATATTAAGTATTGCTTACTATGTTAAGCATGGTGGTTATTATTAAATAGAAGAAAGTATGATAAAGAGTTTTAAAGTAGGAGATGTATTGAGTGAAAGTTCTCATTACAAAGTATTAGCAGATAACGGTAATTTAAACTTTAAGTTGAAGCATCTAGAAAGTGGTGATGTAGTTTATATAGATGAAAAGTATATCCATAATTACCTTGAATCTGCTGATGACTTTACTAATGAAGTAAAGGTAACTAGAGAAGATAAGAAAGATGGTACTTTAGGTATCAGAAGTATCTTTGAAGGTATTCATGGTTCTCAAGTATTTACTGTTTGTTTCAAGAAACAGGATACACCTAAATCTCAAAGAAAGCTTAATGCTGAGATTGCTACTTTGATTAGTGATTTCTCAAAGGAGATTGATACTATTCAAAAGAATAAAAAGGGTGTTGCTGATGCAGCAAAGAAGTTTGCTGAAGAGTTGATTAAGAATCCTATCTTACCTTATGAAGAAGGTGAAGACAGAGTATTAAGAGGCTTCAAGATTCAATTTGGAAGTAGAGATGGCAGATATAACTGCATAGACATGGACATTGAGGATACTAACAATGTTAGACCTGTTAATATAAATACTATCAGATGGATCATTTTAGGAGGTACTAAATATGTTGTTGAGTAATGATGGGCCTATTAAGAATACCCATTAAGAAAACTTCTGAGGAGTGGCAATCCATATTTCCATATCCTAAGGTTTTAGACCCTGATGGGTGGGATAGAAAGAACTATGATTACTCTTGGAAAGAAGAGAAAATCACACTTGAAGAGTATAAGGCTAGAATGAGTCTGAGTACATGTGTGTATTCTATTATTACAGAAAGAATGTTTGAGAAGGGAGTAGATTAAATCTACTCCTTTTTTCTTTTCTATAAGGATTATTCTTTTCTTATGGAACTTTTGGACTTATTCTATTGTTTATTTAAAAAATATATTCTACTTTTGCAAAGTAATTAACTAATTAATTGAATGTTATATGAGTAAGACTTGTTATACTCCAGAGAAAGGTCTGGATGATGTAATAGCTAGTAAGGTAACAGGATGGAATAAATACTTAGTTGCTAACCTTAGAGGCTTATATCAGGAAAGAAATCCTGAAGCTGAAACTCCAACTGCTGAAACTCTTATTGAGTTCAGAAGGAGTCTTAGTAAAGAAGACTCTAAGAGACTTCTTGATGCTATAAATAGTCCTGCTGTGTCTTATACACAGTTAAGAGATGACTTTAATGCAGAAGAGAGATTCAACAGAATCAGTATGATTTCCACCATGTTCTCAGACATTGTAGATGCTGTTCAGGAGGAATATCCCTCTGTAAGTAGAAAAGATATTATAGCTGGATTCACTGTTGATGGTCAACAAGCTGGTGGTGTAGCTGGTATCTTTAATGAGATATATGATACTCTTCAATCACAATATAGTGATGCTATAGAAGAGAATGATACTGAAACAGCAGCTAAATACCAAAAGGTATTTGATAACTGGGGAGCCTTAATATCCTTTGCAAAAATTAGAATTAGAGATGCAGAAGACCTTAAATTAGGTCAAGACATTAACTTTGCTGATGATTCTAATCCTAACAACTTCAATGAAAATGATATGACTGAGAAGTTTGTTATGGAAGAATCTAAGAGAGAAGGTTGGATGGAACAAGCTGAATTTGAGTCTTCTTTTGGCTCAGTTGGAAAGCAAGTTAGAAAGGTTATTGGTAGAGTTCCAGTATATAAGGATGGTGAAGTTGTATTGGATGATTTAGGTTTCCCTGTAATGCAGGACCCTGTAAGAATGCATCAAGAGTTACTTGATGTACTTAGAGGTGTAGGCAGTGAAACTGAAATGATGAATGCTCTTAGAGAGTATAGTAGTACTGCTGGATGGGTAACTCCATTTATGCAAGAGCTGGAAAATCCTCAAATAAGAACTCAATTCTATACTGACTTTAAGAAAAACTTTCAGCCTTATTCTATACAAACTGAAAAGCAGGAAGGTAGAATAAGAACCTATAAGACAGCATTACTTAATAGAATTAAGGGTAATGCTCCTTTTAGTTCATTCTTAACTTCAGTTAAACTTGGTAAGGCAGTTAATCCTAGGAACAGTATCTTTGAAAAGAGTGGTATTGGTACTAGAGTTATGCCAATTAGACTAGAGAGAATTAAGAATAAAATAGTTGATACTCTAGCAGAACCTGAAAGAATAAATGAGAAATCAAAGTTCTGGATGATGTCTAAATTAGAGAGGAAACAGTTCTTAATTGATGCTACTGAGTCTCTTGGTATTGATATAGATGGTGAAACTTTAGATAGAATAATGTCTAGAAACAGAGATATTAGGGCATTAAACAAAGAACTGTTAGGTGCAGCTAAGTTTGGTCTCAATCTAACTAAAGAAGAACAAGAAGGTAAAAAGGAGGTTAGTTATGAAGAGCTTATCAAAAGAGCTTCTAGTAATGAGAAGAAAGGTGTCCTTAGAGAAAAGATTACTAAAGTACTAGCAATAGTTGCTAAGAGTAGAGAAGGACTAAAACTTGAAAGTAGAGTTAGATATGGTGATAATACATTCTTTAGTAATGTTATCCCATCATTCATGGGAGATAGATTTGATAAGATAGCTTCTTTTGTGAAAGCTACTGACAAGAAAGGACTTCAGGCTATGCTTGAAACTACCTATCTCAACTCATCTTATTTTCAATATGATGGTAAGATACTTAACAAGTGGCTAGAAGAACTCTATAATAGTGACTTAAGTACTGAAGATAACTTTGCTGCAAACTTTACCTTTAAGAGATTCTTAGGTACAGATAAACTTAAGTTTGAAGACTTCACTAGTAAACAGCATATAGTACAAATGCTTAATGAGTATTTCTCTGAAAAACAAATTAGTCCTAATAGTCAATATGCTTGGTATCCAGTATTCATCTTAGGTGATAGTGGAGTATCTAAGTTTATTAAAGCTAAAAGGTATGGTGGTCAAGAGATACTTGATGGTATGTACAATGTCTATATTCAAGAGAAGAGAAGAATGGAGTTAGCCAAGGCTGCTAATAAAAAGATGCAGGATCAAGGGTTAAAGGCTATTGATAACTTCTCAAAGAATACAGACAAGTTTAGCCTACTTTCCTTCTTAAATGAACCTAAGTATGCTGGAATGATTAAAGAAAGTAACATAGAACAGACTGTTAAGCAAGCTATTAGAGCTTATATGGATGATTCTGTTACTAAGTTCAAGCAACAACTTAATACATTAGGAGTGCTTGAACAGCAAAATAATCAGTATGTTTATTTGAGTCAAGAAGTTAAAGGTAATAGAACTATAGACCAAGTATTATCAGACTATTACTGGAATACAAAGTTTGCTACTATCCAACAGTTACAGATGATGACTATTGATCCTTCTTTCTATAAAGGAACTAAAGACCTTCAAAAGAGATATAAGGAAATTCATGCTCCTGGCTCTGCATTAAGTGTAGAAGCTATTGACCCATTTACAGGTGAAAGATATAGCAATGATGGTATTGAAAGAGTAGTTTACTTTGATGATATTGATGTAAATGCAGAGAAGTTTGATCCAGAGTTCATGGCAGCAATTGCTAGTCACTTTGGTAAAAACTCTGATGTTTATAAGATGTATAAGAAGAATACTCTTACAGATGGTCAGGGCTATAGAACACTTGAAAGTTATAAGAAGGTAATGGGTATGGCTGGTAAGTGGGATGAAAGAATGGAAGCAGCTTATAATCAGATGCAATCTATTAGGTCTAAGATAGGTAAAGATGAAAATCCATCAATGGAAGATATCAAGTCTATCTCAGATTTAGCTGTTATATTTCAACCTATTAAGCCTTATTTATTCTCTTTTGAGAACTATAGTATCAATGAAGCAGTTATGCTAAAGATACCTGTTCAACATAAATATGCAGAAGCAGTTCTTATACCTGAACTTCTTCCTGCTGGAAGTAAGTTAAGAGATATAGCTTATTGGATGGAAGAGCATGTAAATCCTGAAACTGGTAAGAGTGAGCCTATAGATATGATTGGTTCTACTAAGATTGTTAAGGTAGGTGGATTTGGTTCTACTGATATTAGCAATGTAGACTCAAGAACTATCAATGATGCAATGAATAAAGGTTATGTTCATCAGTTAAGCTATGCTGACTATAGAATCCAGACTAATGTTCCAGAGCATGTTAATAGCTCTCAGTTATTTGGTACTCAGGTAAGAAAGCTTATTATGGCTAAGGTAGGAAAGTTTAAAGACTACAGTAGTTATATAGGTGGAAAGAGAGTTAATCTTGGTGGTAAATATGGTAATGTTAAGTTGAATGGTGGTAATCTTGTAAGATTCTATAACTCTCTTATTACTGCCAATATCATTGATTCTTATCATTTATTTGAGAATGCAGTATCTGATGCTAATAAGATAAGCAACAGGTTAATCCAGACTACAGCTAATAATAGTAGAGAGTCTAAAGATAACATGATGGCTTATGCACTAAATGAAAGAGGTGAATTTACTGTACCTTTATTTGAAGGTGGCTTAGAGCATGATAGTTCAGCTTTATTCTTTAGTCTCTTTAAGAAGATGGTTAACAAACAATCTATTAAAGGTGGTAGTGCTGTTCAAGTATCAGCTATGGGTATTACTGGTTATGAGGAAGATGGTGGTTTGAGATATGTAACAGACCCTAATAATCCTAATAATATATTGTATGCTGAATGTGAGATTCCTTGGGATTTAACTTATACTGATAATACTGGTAAAGAACACTCATTAGACTTTGGAACCTACTGTAATGAAGATGGTACTCTAAAGATTGATGAGAATGGTAATACCATATTAGAGAAAACTTATCCTAATATACTTAGTTTACTTGCATATAGAATTCCAACTGAAAGAGATTACTCAATGATTAATCTGAGAGTAAAAAGATTTAGTCATAAGACTGCTGGAGGTACTATCAAAGTACCACCTCAGGGAACTACTATTGCAGGTTTTGACTTTGATATTGATAAGTTGTATTTCATGAGAAATGAGTATCAACAAAGACAACTTACATCAGAGGAAATAAAGAATATATGGTCAGAGTTCTATGATACATATCCTAATTTGAAGGCAGTTCTTCAAGAAGCAAGAGAAGAAGATACTGAATCATTAGACAGACTATATAAGTATTGGGAGAAAGCTGGATTACCTTATTCATATCAAGCAGCTTTCAATCAGTTTGTAGCTAATAGAGGTTATATAAAGTTTGAAGAATATGACTTTAGTAAGAGTCCATTAGAGAATAGTAAGGCTAGTAGAAACAACATGCTTATTCATTTGATACAACAGAGATTAAGTGATGTTGAGACTTTTGGAGATAGATATACCCCAGGTGGATTTGCTAATGCTTCTAAGGCAGCTAGAGTTATGAGAGAGTTAATGTTTGGTAAGGCAGAAGTTAATCATCAAGATAAGACTGTTAACCTTTCAAGTATTAATAAAGCTATTGATGAAGGAAGTCTAACTGATCCAGAGCCTAATTATGATCCTAGTGACCCTATGACTATTGTTATTTATAACCAGCAGAATAATGTTGCAGGTAAATTGATTGGTATCTTTGCAAATCAAAATACTAATCATGCATTTGCTTCATTGATGGAACAGTTTTCTTTAAAGAAGCCTATTACATTTGCAGGTAAAAGTTATTCTGATTTACTTCATAATGATAAAATAGATACTAGTTTGAATGTTGCTGAGTTTCTAGCTGCATCAGTAGATGCTGTGAAGGACCCAGTACTTAACTATTTGAACTTGAATACTATTACTGCTGATGCTGGTGCTATGTTAGCAAGACTTGGTTTTACTACTGAGGATATTGGTTTATTATTCAATCAACCTATTATTAAGGATATATGTGAATACAGCTTTAATAATGGTATGTCTGATATTAACTCTGTGATAGACAATGTATTAGACAATTATGAGGTTGATGGTGAGTTAAAGAAGGCTATACCTGATGAAGACCTTTCAAGAGAAAAGTTAGCATATAATATAGTTCAGGCTGCAAACACTAGTAAGGAAGAACTAATGAAGAGTGATGAATTTGTTGAGAAACAAATTATTGTTGCTGATTTATTTAGAGAAATCCTTGAAGCTAGTAATGATGTATCTCAGTTTGTAAGAAACACTAAGTTTACTGCATCTAATGCTGTAGGTTCTACATTTGGAGATGCTTATGCACAACAGATGAAAGTAGCTGCTTATGTTAAGTCATTTACAAAAGCTGATGCTCTCAAGGTTGAGATGAAAGTAGCTCAAGATATTAATGCTCCTATGAATAATGAAGTAGGAACATTATCTATGAATGACCAAGAGTACATGGAATCTTTACTTGAGAATCCTTTTGCTTATGAACAGGCTATGTATGATATGAATAGAAAGGCTGAGAAAGTAATCAATAAATTCTATCCTTATAATACTAAAGCCTATAAAGAAGCTAGAGAAGGAATAGCTGCATTTACTAGAAGTGGTTTGCTTGATGCAGAGACTATTAATAGTATTCACAGTGACTTAATGGTATTTATGTTAAGTCAGCAAGAGAATAGCTTATTTAATGGTAATATGCCTATTAATGCAGCAGGTGAAGAGGTTACAGCTAGAGAGTATTTTACAGAGATATTTCCTGAAGGTTTATTCAATATTCTTGAAGCTAATCCTACAATGAAGTCTATGCCTATATTCCAGTATATGCAGTTTGTTACTGATGAAAATACTGGTAAAGTAAGCATGAATATTCAGGATATAGGTGGTTTAGCACCTTATCAAAAGGATGAAATTAAAGAGAGTTGGGGAGACTTATTAAGGAATGAGCAGACTGCTGAATTGGCACAATCTCTGTTCTTGTATAACTATTACAAGCTCGGCTTTACTTATAGTCCTATGGCATTTATGAACTTGGCTCCTACAGAAGTTAAGTTAGCTGTGCAAGTAGGATATGATTATAATGGTAATCCTAAATCTTATGTTGACTTCTTAAATGATGTACAAAAGAGTAGGATTGGTGTTAATAATCAAGAGTTTGCTAAACAGTATTTACTTAATCATTTAGATAATAACAGACTAGTATTTCATCCTAAAGGAAGAAATGGTAGACTTATAAGTAACTTAGCTTTTAGTGATGGAGTAGCTGTAAGCAGCTTTACTCTTGATGTAAAGAAGTTAGGTAAAGAAGGTAATCCATTCTTATTACCTAGTGAAGAGAAAGGAGTATCTTACTTTAGACCTGTTATTGTTATAGATGATATAGTATATATGTGTGATAGTAATGATGTAGTATTTAATGCCAGTACTACTGGAAGTATTAACTATTATAAGGTTGATGCTTTAGGTGAATCTGGAAAGTCTCTGCAATATTCTTCCAACTCAATGACAGTAAGTACAATAGCTGATACTGAAGTTCAAGAGGATGGTAATACATCAGTTGAACCTGAAGTAGTTAATACTGTAGATACTAGTATGAGTACAGAAGAATTAGTTAGACAGGCTACTGATTTAGCATTAAAAGCTGATAATACCTTAGATAAGGCATTAGTGATTGAGATGTTAAATAAGGCTAGTGTAGAGGATTTAATTGATACTATTGAGTCATTGAAAGCTCAAGCTAATAATGTAACTGACCAAGAAGGTAATAAGATTTGTTAATATGGATAAGTGTAGTATAATTCCAAGAGTAAAGAATAGTAAAGGTGAATTTGTAGAGAGTGACTTATTTAAGTCACTCCTACATTACACTAATGACAGAGAAATATCTAAGCAGTATTATGCTGTAGGTACTAGTCCTGAGTTCTTAAGTAGAGTAGCTAATGAAGCTAAGTTTGATAGTAATGGCGAGATAACCTTTCAATCTCTTAGGCAGCTAACTAAGCTGAATCTAAGTGATGAGAAGGTTAAACAAACCTTGAATAAAGACATTGGTGCTGGTGTATATGATTACAGTGAAGCTGTACCTAAACTACAGTCCTTTAATAGAAGTAGCCCATACAATGATAAGTACATGGCTACTATTATTAATAAGGATAATGGTAAGGTTGAATTAACTGTAGTCAATAAGAACAACACTAATGTAGCTCAGTTAAATGATAACATAGCTAACAGAAGTCTGCAAGAGAGAATTAAGTTCTACCTAAATAGAGCTGGTGTTGATTATAGTTTCCTTGATGATAGTGAGAGAATTAATGGTAGATATAGTACTGTCAATGCTACTAAAACTGCTGATAGTCTCTATCAATTAATTAAGGTAGCTAATAATGAACAAATAGATAGTAGTCTATCTGAAGAAGCTGGCCACTTTGCTGTAGGTGCATTGGGTAATTCTCCACTAGTTCAAAGACTTGAGAGATTGTTAACTCCTGATGTACAGAGAGTTATAATGGGTGATGAATACAATACTATTGCTTATAGAGATAATCCTGCAAGAGAAGTTGCTGGCCATCTAGTAGGTAAGGCTATTAATGGTGAAATAGATAAGAGAGCTTCATGGCAGAACATAGTTAATAGGATAGTAGGTCAGATTAAAAGAGTCTTTAATAACATCACAGGCAATGAAATAGCTAATGCTAAATTAGAGGCAGTAAGAACTGCTGATGCTATTGCACAAGGCTTTATGTCACCTGGTTTCCAGGGCACTGTTGAAAATGCACTTGAAACTCAAGAGACACTGTATAGTGCTAGAGACTCTGTTAATGTTGCTACCTTCAAGTCTGTTTTAAACATACTGAGAAGCCAAACATCACAGATGAGGACTATTGATAAGTCTCTTTATAATAAGTACAATCAATTAGCAGGTCAAGTTGAAGCTGGTAGAACTAGCAGTCAACCATCACTATTTGCAGACTTAATTGCTGTAGATGGTATTACAGAAGCTATGGATTTAATGGTTGATACTGTACCTGAGATGATTGCTAAGTTAGCTAAAGTAGACTTTAATATAACTAGCATTACACCAGAGAATGCAGCTTTATTAAGAGAAGTAGGAACCTTTGTTGCTAATGCACAGGCTATTCTTAAAATAGTAAAGGATGCCACTACTACAGAAGACTCAAGACTTAGATTACAGAATGTCAATGAAAGCACAATAACTCAACTCAAGGCTCTTAGAAGAAATCTTAATGAGGCTATTAATGGTGACAATAGATTACTTAATACCCTTGAGATTAAACAGAGAGAGTTCTATCTTAAGTTCCTTGAAGATGCTATGGGTTCTACTTATGTAAATAGAGCAGCCAGAGTAATATTTGATTGGAAGAAAGGTCAAAGAGGTCTTAGATGGGTTAGTGCTGAAAAAATTCCTATTGAAGATTTACTTAGATATATGGAGAAGGATATTAGTATTCATGAATCTATTTTAGCTTCAATGTCAAATAACTCTGATGTTATTGGTCAATTAGCTGATAGAACTGTGAAGTTAGCTAATAAGTATGCTGATGATATGACTATTCAAACTCAAGATAGACTAAAGATACTTGAAGGTGATTTACATAGTATAGGAGAGAAGAATACAGATGCTTTCTGTGAGATAAGTCCTAGAACTGGTAAACTAACTGGTAACATAGTATCACCTTATGTTTGGGGTGACTATGAAGATGATTGGTTACAGTTTAAGAAAGAATGTAGAGATGACTTCTATGCAAACAATCCTAATCTTGAAGGTAAATCAGACTTTGAGAAGAGTCTACTGTGGGATCAATACTTTAAACCATTAGTTAAATCTTGGCATAAACAGCACTCTCAATGGAATCAAGCTGAACAAAGATGGTATCCTAATGATACTTACTTAAGTGAACAGTATGAGAAAACTATTAAGGGTACTCCAAGAGCTGGATGGTTAAGTAAGTACATGAATCTTAAAGCTGAATTAGATGGATTTCTACCTGATGGTAGTACTAATATCTATAGAATGCCACAGTTCAAAGGTACTACTATGAATAAAATCAGAAATAGAAGAATGACTGAAGGCACTGGAAAGGCTATTAGTTATACTCTAAGAAGAAACATGGCAGATACCTTTGTTGAAGATAGTGAAGACAGAGACTTTGGTAGTGATCAAACCTATAATACAATAGAGGAAGATATGTTCTCTAATCAACTTGAATTTGAGAAAGAGAAGTTAAATAGAGTTCCTATCTATGGTATTAACAAGTTAAGAGATAGTGCAGAGTTAAGTACTGATTTATTTCAATCTACTTTAGCTTATGCTGGAATGGCACATACTTATGCAGGTATATCTAGTATTGCAGGTACTCTTGAGATTGGCAAAGATGTCTTGAAGAGAAGAGCTGTAGGAGGTATAAGGGCAGAGTCTGAAAGAGATGAAACTTCCAGAGCATTTAAAAGATACCAGAAGTTCTTAGATAAACAAGTGTATGGTATTAATACTACTAAAATTAAGATAGGAAAGAAAGTAGTACTTAATAAGGTAGTAGGATTCTTCACTGGATTAGCATCAAAGTTCTTCTTAGGTGGTAATGTATTAGGTGGAGCTGTTAACTTAGGTACTGGTTCTCTTGAAATATTCAAAGAGGCTTTATCAGGTGAATTCTTTAGTGTTAAAGACTGGGAAAGAGCTAATATAACTTACTGGAAGAACTTACCATCTAACTGGTTACATGCTGGTGATGATGTTAAAGAAGATAAGGTAAGTTTGTTTATTAGACAAATGAATGCTCTTAATGAAAATAAGAAGAAGGAGAGAGATTACTATACTAATAAATCTAAGTGGGTCAAGTTAAATCCAGTAGGAGAAAATCTATTCTTACCTTATAAATGTGGTGAACACTATATGCAGACTATGGCATTTCTTGCTACAGCTAATGGTACTAAACTCATTGATGAGAATGGAAATCCTATTAGTCTATACAATGCTTATCAAGTAGTTAACATAGATGATAGTAAGCCTAATTTAGGTAAGACTCTTCAAATGAAACAAGGTGTCAGAGTACTAGATAAAGATACTGGGGAATTAAAACCTTGGAGTATTGAAGATGAATCTAAGTTTATGGATAGAGCCAGAGAAATCAATAACAGAATGCATGGTATCTATAACAATTCAGATAAAGTGGCTATACAACAGAATGTTTATGGTAATGCTTTATTAGCTATGAGGGGTTATGCATTAGGTATGATACAAAGAAGGTTTGGTGTTAATGCTTATAGTGTTGCATTAGGTACTGAAACTGAAGGTTCTATGAGAACATTAGCTAAGGTAATTGCATCTACATTCACAGACAAAGGAGGCTTTGCTTTAACAGCTAGAGCTATCTTTACTCCAGTGTCAAAAACTACTCAACAAATGATGCTTAATGCTGGTTTCTCAGCTAATCAGTATTATAATATGAGAAGAAATTGGGCTGATATGGCTGTCATTGTAGCATTGACTTTACTTAAGATGTTAAGTGCTAAGCCTGATGATGACGATGATGAAGAACCTGATCAAGCTATGGGTTTCTTATATTATGCAGCTAGTAGATTATACAGTGAACAAGCAGCATTTAATACTCCTTGGGGATTTGTTAAAGAGGCTCTAGTAGTAACTAATATATCTCCTGTTGGATTTAGTTTAGCAACTGATCTAATTAATATAGTAACACTATTTGCTACTCAAGAAGAGTATAAATCAAGTGGTAGTACTTATGAGAAAGGTGACTTGAAATGGGCACATAAAGTTGAAAGAATGCTTCCTTATTGGAGAAGCTACTTAATGATGCAGAATCCATATCAAGCAGCACAGAGTTATCAGTATGGTAGGGCTAATCTTACCAAATAACAATGTTCATATATGCAAAAAAAAGGCTAGAGGTTAATCCCCCTAGCCTTTCTTTTTTTTATATTAGCTATGCTTAACTTAGACACTCTTTCTGATGTTGTTTCTCATCTTCAGTCATGCTGTTCCAAGACTCTTTAGTATATCCCATTGTTATTGCAGCTTGTCTAACTTCATCACTAATTGATTCCCAGTTATTAGCTGAAGGAGTAACTATAGGTCCTTTCTTAGCTGGTTTAGCAAACCTGTTTTTAACTTTACCCATCTTTAAACCTAAGTTCTTATTAACTGTAGTCTCAGCATCAGGTATTTCTACCTTTTTAACTTCAACCTCAGCTGGTAACATATCAGTAATCATTTGCTTCTCACTGTCAGTAAGTTTATCATATTGAATATTTACATCAGTAAATGGTACTGCACCTACTTCTTCAAGAGTAGGTTTAGAGTCCATATACTCTTCACCATTAGCAAGTAATTGATTACCTTCACTTATCTCATATACAGTTTTACCATTACCAAATCCTAAAGGAGTAGGGTAACTAACATTAATAGGTATAATGTTAAGAGAAGCTACTTTAATACCATACTTATCTTCAATGAACTTCTGATACATTGAGACCTGTTTAGCATATTTCTTTCTTTTCTCATCACTAATACCACTTCTATTAGTCTTCATATCAAAGATATGGAAGTTACCTTGAGTATCATAAGCAAGCAAATCAAGAGTTCCAGCAACAGGTATATCATGTGTTTGACCTTGTGTGTCAGTCACTTTGACAGTACCAGTAACAGTTACATCTCTAGGAATTATTGTAAGACCTTGAGCATCAATATAGTTCTTAAGACCCATTAATTGATTGGCAAACTTTCTCCATTGACTTTGAGATGAATTAGGATAATCAAAATGATAATCATTTAATAATTTACCATCTCCATCAAAGAACTCACCTGCAAAGAAGTCCCTTACAAACTCATCTACTGATGTTCCTATATTAGTTGAAGGAGTAATCCAAGGACTAGCAGGGTCAAATCTTTCACCAGCATGTTCATCAGCTTGAATAATAGAAGTAACTCTAGCATATCTAACTCCATTGTCATCTACATAACCTGAGTTATCATCAGCTAATCTTATCTCCTTACTATCTTCAACTATTCTACTAGCTATCTGTTTAGCTTTATCTATAGCAGGATTAGATACTGGCTTAACCTCACCTTTTAATATAGCACCAGTTTCACTGTCAACAATAGCATCACCTACTTTAACTTGGTCTGTAGCTACAATAACAGGAGTATTAATAGGTTTGCCTTGTGTAGCATTAACTTGATTAGCAACTACTTGTGTAGGTACTAGAGTTCTACTACCATCCTGTTTAAATGGACTATTAATATCAATACCTCTAATAGTATATTTGAATGAGGTTCTACTAGATTCCAGTATATTATCATCAAATATATCATTAGCATTATTTAATCTAGCCTTTCTAGCATCATCAGATTCACCTTCTTTAGCATTAAAGTCATTGTAATTAACCTGCCATTTAACAAATGGTTGACTACCATCTTGTCTAAAGTTACCATTATCAAGTATTAAACTCTTAATAGCATTAGCCTTAGTTTCATCAGTCATTGTACCATTAGTTACTCTAGCCATAGGTATAGTATTAACACCATTAGTTAAAACTAATTGATACATTCTATTACCTTCAAGCTTGTCTTCTGTAGGTATGAATGTGTACTCATAACCTTTAGGAACTGTCAGATAGTTACTTAACTTCTTAGTTAAACTTTCACCTAATGAACTTAGTTTAGTAGCACCTTCACCTATTGCAATTAGTGTGTTATCCTCTCTCTTGAATCTAATATCATCACTGAAAGGCTTCTTCTTAAAGAACTCTTCAAGTGTCTTGCTATATCTATGGAGCCTACTATTAGCTTTTAGTATCTCCTCAGGAGTTCCTTCAGTTAATACTTGAGCTATAGGTTTACCTGTTCTAGATAAGGAGTTTTGAGGAGTGGTTACATATAACTCAAACTCAGATTCTCCACCTTTCATATTAGGAGTAAAGTAAGCTAAGTGTATTCTTTCACCCTTAGCATCCTGTGCTACTCTTCTAATATTAGGTAAGATTTTATCTTTAGCTTTTCTATAAATAGCTTGTCTATCTTGTATAGAAAGCTTCTCATCATTCATCTTATCTCTATCAGAGGCATCCATATCATTACTCATGATAGTATGTATCAGGGTATTAGGAGTACCTGCCTTAGTATGCTCAGGTGGATTAGCTCTTACATAACCATTAGTAGTAACAACCTTACCATCTTTATCCTTAATCAACTTACCATCTTGTTGAGTTAAAGCCGACATTCTAAGTGGCTCTACTCTGGCAGCACCTTGTGAATTGGCACTAGTTCTAGGCATAAAACCAATAGGTTGGTACTTCTTATCATCAATTATAACAGGACCATTGTTGTCTTCAACAACTGCCATTATTGGTAAATGATCATTCTCATTATAAGCTTCACCCATCTCTTGCTTAACACCTGCAATAATAGCAGGGTCTGCAATAAACATGATAGGAGTCTTAGGAGTTATATTACCCTTTCTTAAATAGTCATTCATTCTAAAGTTCTTAGAAGCCTGACCTACTACAGAGTTAGGATAGTTATCTATACTAGCTGTAGTTATAAGACCATTATTTCTCCTTTCTTCATCAACTGTACTAGGAGTTGTAGCTCTTTCTTCTTTAGAGTCTGGTTTAACTTCTTTCTTAACTTTTATCTTTGAAGCTACTTGTTTTAATAATGAAGAAGCTCTATCAGGATTATCACCACCTTGTTGAGATTGTATTTGTAACTGATTAGCCTTAGCCATTATAGCCTCACTAAGATTATCAGGAGTTTCATACTCACTATCTCCTAATTCATCAAGTATTTGAGTAGCCTGCTCCTTAACATCATTATAAATATCAGATGCATTATTAATGATGCCTAAACCAATATCAGCAGCCTTAGCTACTTCCTCATTACTATTAGTTTTAAACTTATCAGTAAGACTTTCTACCTCAGGTTCTATAGTTCTAGTCAGTGAAGGAGTTCTTTCTATCTCACCAAATACACCTACTGACTTAGTAGGTTCAGCAGGAGTATCTTCTTCAAGATTTCTAGATGCACCCATCTCTGGATTAGCTGCTAATTGAGCAAATACTCCAACAGGTTTAGGAGGTTTTGAATCCTCTGTAGTTGTAGGAGCTATTTCTACAGGCTTATTAATAGTCTCTACTTCAGTAATATTCTTATTATATTCCTCAAATATATCATTTAAAGTCTGCGCAATCTCTTCTACACTAGATGGAGCCATTTGTTCACCCTCAGGTAATCTACCATTAACCTCACCTATGTAATTAAGCAATTCAGAATTACCAGATTCATCAGTTTCAGCTAATACATCAATAGATGCATTAGTAGGACTAATACCTCTGTCTGTTAAGAATTGCATTGAAGTCATGATTACATTCTTATCATTCTCATTTAATGAGTTAAACTTCTCATTACTATCAAGTTGGTCAAATATACCTTCTAATGCCTTATTATCTGATATATACCTGTTATAATTATCATTATCCTTGAGTATATTTCTAATAACACTTCTCTCTCTTACATCAGATTCTCTATAAGCTTTATCTAAGTTCTTAACAAAGGTAGAGTAATCACTTACACCATTAAGATATTCATATTTCTTTCTAGTGTTATCATTAGCTACTTGTTGTTTAATTCTATTAGTAAAAGCATTGAAGCTTGAAGGATCACTAAGTATGCTATTATATTGAGCTAAGTAAGCTTGTTGAGCTAGGTTAATTCTACCAGCATCTTCAATCTTATCAATGAAATCACTGTATTGTAAAGTACCTTCTCTTATTACATTATCTATAATAGCTCTTTGTTCCTCACTATACTTAGACTTATTCTCAGGATTAAGTATAGTAGCTCTGTCCACTGGATTGAGAGACATAATGTCTGCTTCACTAAGAACAGTTCCTTCTATACTATTATCTCTTTCTCTGCCTAGTTTCTTGAGTTGTTTATCTATAGTCTTAAGTGCTACTCTCTTAGCTCTAAGTGCAGGCTCTTCATTAACTTCAAGGTTCTTTCTTTTAGTGATATTCTCTATATCTTTCTTAAGTTCATCCTTCTTTTTAGTTAACTCATCATAAGCATTGTTTATCTTATCCTGAGTACCATAACTAATAAGAGCATCTCTCTGTGCTTCACTAAGATTACTTGAAGTGGTAGGGTTAATGGGGACTTTAGATAATTCATCCTCTAACTGTGTAGCTCTTTCTCTCCAAGAATCTACACTCATCTTACCATAAATTAGTGCTTGCTTAGTATCTTCATCAGCAGCATTGCCTAACATCTTATCAATGTTCTCAGACTCTTCAGCTATTCTACTCATAGTATTAAGTAGCTTATTAGAGTTCTTCTTTATAGTCTCAAGTATCTGTGAATCATCCTGTTGAATATCTCTATTATTAGGTGCATTCTTAAATTGCTGTATTAATGATTGAGCTAATTCAGAACCATCTTCAGCATTAGCTGCATTAGTTAAGTCAGTCATAAATGAGTTATAATAGTCAGTACCTCTGACCTTTTCAAGCATCATAACATCATTAATAGTCTTACCTAATTCACTGTTTCTATATTCAAACTCATCATTTTTACCTGATGCTTCATCCATAGCCTTAGCCCAGTTAAATGTACCAACCAGACCATCATACTTACCTTTATTAGCAGGGTCTTGTATCCAATCAGTCATTACTTGAGCAGCAGTAGCTCTTTCATCACCAAGACTTCTTTGTTCTTGAATAGCTTCATAGATAGGATTTCTATATACAATAGGAGACCTTCTTAAAGTATAATCAAGTTTAGATTCATCTTCCATTCTAACAGCAGGGCCTCTTCTATTATTAATAGTAGGAGTACCAATACCTGAGGCTAATGCACCATAAATACCTGATAAGATAGTCTCTTTATCAGTCATAGCATCACCAGCTGCTCTACTAGCAGCAAATAAGTCATTAGCAAGAGATTCATCTACTGCATTCTTGCCATCACCTTTATATTTATTAGCAATGAAGTTCTGTAAGTTATACTCTGCACCACCTCTTGCAAAGGCATCAGATACACTTTGAAGATACTCTTCAGTAAATTCACCAGCAGGTTCCTGTAATACATTAAGTACCTTGCTAACTTTACCATAATTAGGAATAACTCTACCTGCCTCTACTCTAAAGTCTTGTGGTGTAAATAACCTACCTAATCTACTTCTTCTCATAGCTTCTTGTACAGAAGGAGTTTGAAGACCAGCTTTAAGAGTCATATTAAGTGCTCCATTAATCATGGAGTTAAGACCCATATTATATACACCTGCCTTAGCTGCATTAGCTTCAGCTTTCTTTATGGATTCCTCATATTGAGGAGCATAAGAGTCATATATTTCCTTATATAATCTCTCAAGGTCTTCCTTTGATTGGGGGTTATAACCTTGTTTACTAAGTTCTTCAGGATTCTGAAGTCTTCTATTAAATTCATCATTTACTACTTTAGCTTGATTCTCAGCCACCATTTGCTTAGCATCATCAAGAAATTGTATCTTAGTGTTAAGACCTTCACTAACACCTTCAACAGTACCAACCATTGCAGGAATAACAAAGGCATTAACCTTTTGCTGAGCTTGTTGTAACCCTCTTAATACTCCATTGACTTTCTCAAGATTATTTAGTGTATTAGCTCTATTAGCTGCAAGAGCTGCACCTTTTAATCCTTGAAATGCCTTATTGGATATAGATGAAAGACCTGCACCAGTTAACATTGAGGCTATAGTAAAACCTTGTTGATTAACTAATTCAGGTATAGTATTAACACTAAGTAAGTTATCAAGAATACTTCCTTGTTCTTCCTTAGTGGTTCTTATAATAGGTATAGTAGATAATCCACCATTATCCTTAGCTTCTTGAATATTAGCATCAAACAATGAGCCATATTGCATTACATCATTACCATATCTAGTCCAATCATTGTCTATAACATGGTCCATGAAATCAAGGGCTGCATTATCTATATTCTCATTTCTTTCATCACCTATATAGTCAACAGCACCTTTAACCATACCAGCAGCACCAATTAAGGCACCTGCTGTTTGAGCACCCATACCTTTAAAGCCATTCCATATTTTCTCAAATACACTTTGATTTTCTGATGCAGTATTCTGCATCTGTCTTCTAAGTATATTATTAGCTTCTTGTTCACCATAAGCAGACTTAGCAGCATTGTATTCTGCTGCTAGTCTATACTTATCTTCATCAGAGAATGGAAGATATTCAGTACCTTTATACCTCTTATAATAAGGAGATACATCAGTAGCTATCTTATCAAATTCATCAAGAGCTTTTCTACCTCTTGCAGGCCAGTTATTATATAACTCAGTTAACTGATTAGCTTGAGTTTGATAGTCTTGACCTTGTTGAAATGCTTTGCCAATACTATCAACCTTCTGTTGTTCTTCATCAGTTTCCTGAGGAGCTTGAAATAACTCACCATTATATAAGCTATCTCTTTGCTCAGGAGTATAACTCTTCAAAGTATTATAGTCTGGTCTATCACCAAACTTCTCTTTAAACTTGAAGTTCTTATACATTCTATCTGTTTGGTCTGGAGTAAGTCCTTCCAACTGTGAAGAATAACTCTTCTCCCAATTCTGTCTATCCTCAGGTGTCAAGCCCTTTAATCCTTTTAATCCTTCCATATTATAATCCCATATTTTCATCAAAATTGATACTACCTGTTACTTGTGGTGTAACAGGAGTAGCCATAGGTAATTGAGAAGTACTTTGCTTAGGCATCAGTACGTAGTCATAGTCACCAACAGCTCTACTCTTATCAGCTTTAACCCTAACCACATCATAGTAATCAAGGTCTATATTCTTCTCTTTAGCTGTCTTCAGCATTTCATCTAAAGCACCTTTAGGTATTTCATTGTAATTGGTTACTATATCACTAGGTTTCACATTATCAAGAGTATAATTACCCCATCCTGATACAGCTTCACTTCTAGTCATACCAAATAAAGTACCTTTTACATCCTTACCTTCTTCACCAGTTCTCCATTTACCTCTGGTATTAGCTATAATAATTGGAGTATCCCCCCTCTTTGCAGCATCTTTTACACCAGCACCTGCAATACCACTATTACCTACATAGTTCTCAACTCTACCATCAGGATATATTCTAAGTGCTTTACCTCCACCAATAACTCTAATAGTTGAACCATCTTGAAGAGGTATTGTAGTCTTATCTTTAGCTGCTTGAGCTTTAGCTAATTCAAATCTTTCTCTATCCATCTCTAATCTAGCAGACTCAGCAGGACTCATAAATGCTCTATTACCTTGAGTATCAAACTTCTGAGTACCAATAGCATCATATAAACCAGCGTTGATATAATCTCTAGCTCTAGTTTGAGTAGCTTGATCCCAAGTATCTAAACCAGCTTCTTGCCACACAGTATCAGCTACTTGCTTTAATTCACTAGGTGCATTTGGGTCATTCATTATAGTCTGCATTACTTGTTGAGGAGTATAACCTAACTGTTGCATTTGCTGGAAATACTGACCACCAAGTATTGATTGATACTGAGGATTCTCCTGTATAGTCTTAGCTAGATTTGAAGCCATCATACTAGCTCTCTTAGATAATTCTGAACCACTAATGGTATTATAAGTAGCATTAGGGTTATTAATTAAATCATCAAGAGATGCAGTACCATAGTCAATATTAAACATTAATGAAGGGTCCTTTTGAATAGCTTCTCTTTGAGCTTTAGTTAATTCTTCTCTCTTAGTTGCAGCTGCTTCTATAGGAGTAATCTCATTACTATATCTTCTCTTCATATCTAACAAACCTCTTCTACTCTCTGGTGTTAAACCTTGTCTAGCCAAAAGGTCTGCCTGCTTAGTTAAATCATCAGCATAAGTTTTATATTGAGCATAAGCTACAGGGTCTGATTGCTGATTAGCTAATTTATCCCACATACCAGCTTTAGCTGACATCTCACCTAAACCCTCTTCAATAGCTCTATGTTCAGTAGTAGCTGCTTCAATTGGGGCTAACATCTCAGAATAAGAGAATGGTCTAAACTTTGATCCAATTACTAGACTAGCCATTCTTACCTCCCTTCTTATTACCTTTATACTTTACTTTACCACTTCTAGTAAGATTGTAATTGTATGCAGGGTTACTTTGAATTTGATTACGAATAAATTCTTCTCTACCAACCTCACCTAAGTTATCAAAGAATCCTGTTAGATTAGCTGATCTATTAGCACTAACTCTATTTCTTTCAGCATTTCTCATGTTGTACTCTTCAATAATACCTCTAAGTTGAGCCTCTTTAACACCTTGAGTAGCTGTAGCAGCTTTTAGTCCTGATTCACTATTAAACATATCAGTTTGTCTATTAAAGCCTTCAACTCTTTCCTTTTGAGCTTGGTTATATTCTTCAGCTTGTCTAGCAAAGTTACCTAAGTTCTGACCATAATTATAATCAGCAGCTAAGATACCTGCCATTGCAGTACCTCTATTACCTCCTGCATTATTATTAACAGCTCTTCTAGTAGCTCCAGCACTAGCATCAAGTCTATTAAGATAGAACTCTCTATCTAATGGAGTATATCTTAGCTTATTACCTATTGGAGTTGCTGTAATAGGAGACATATTAGCTACTGCATTGCCTACAGCATTAGCACCTGCATAGTTAGGTTTGTCTCTTAAACTAGCTAAAGCACTGATACCAGAACCTACAACAGGTGCATATCTTAACCATGAAGCACCAAAACCATCTTCATCACTTGAAGGTGAGTTGTCATTAGGGTTAGATGTACTACCTTGACTACCTAAGAAATCATTATAAGTAAATGGGTTACCATATAACAGAGTATCATCATTTGCATTTGTAAATCCACCTAATGCAAATTGAGTACCTTGTCTAGTTTCTTTCTTAGCTCTGACTTCTTCTTGAGCTTGCATTAGTTTACCCATATTAGCAAGTAATCCTCTCTTAGCTATAGGATCATTAGGTCTTTCTTTAGGTTCTTTATTAAACTTCTCAGCTATACTAGCAAAGGTATGATCTTTATATTTTAGTGGGATGTTGTACTGTTTAAGCATCTTTTCAGTAGGATGTAATCTATTACTGAATACATAGTCATTAAACACAACTTCACCTTCTTCAACTAAATTAGGTTGACCATCAGGAGCTAATCCCATAGGTACACCACTTAGAGGATTCTCTTCATGAGAACCACCTTCACCTACTACAATAACTCCATCACTAAATACTCCACCATGAGTCAAAGCATCTGGATGTGTGGTTAATGAATCCCAAGCTCCTTGAAATAAAGTACCTGTTGGTGCAAAGGTTTCATCATAATTATAGTCCATATAACCACCATTAGCTTTAGCCCAACCTCTTGCATTGTCAGCAAAAGTAGCTCTCTTTACTATAGTAGGATTATTACTTCTTTTACCTCTTGCTATACATTCAGCAGTAACTTTACCACCACAATAGTCAGTAAATTTACCTTTATTCTTTTTCTTAATATGAATACCTCCACCTTCAGCAAATAGCATACCACCATCTTCCTTTCTTAATGAAGGATATTTAGCCAATACTTTAGCTCTTACACTAGAATTACCATGAAGTCCAGCTAATCTAAGTGCATCTCTAGCATTAGCTTTAGTTGGAATAGGGTAACTTCTATGTGGACCTGCAAAGTCACTAGAAGGAACCATAGGATAGGGTTTCTTCTTAGAGCCATAATCTTTATCTCTTGATAAGTTACCTCCATCTGCAAAATAATCTATACCATACTGTGGAACTTCAAATGAGTTAGGCATAGATGTTAGTTTATTCTTGCTCATAGCTTCTAGTCTCTTATTATATAATTGTTCATTAATGAAATTATAGTCAATAGCATCTCCTGTGAGTAATAGTCCACCATCAGCAGCATAGTTAGCTAGTAATGCACTATCACTGGCTGTATCTATATTACCTGCTGTATTTACTAATGATTTCTGTGCTCTTAGATTAGCATTGTCTATTTCTTTATTTAGTCTTCTGGTTTCTCTCTTAGCTTTACTACTGAACCACCCATCTGAGCCAACTTGTGATTTAGTTACATTAGCTAAGTTATTAAAATTAGACCAGTCACTAAGTAACTGATCATTAGTTGAAGCACCAGAAACATAGCCTGATTGTTGTTTAGCTGAAGCTTCAGTATCATCAACAAACTCTTCATTGATTTTACTTCCAAAGGCAGCATTAACCACACCTCCCAACATATTTACTCCAGCACCTATAAGTCCTCCTACTCCAGGAATATTTGAAGCTACACTACCAATAGTTTGCATAGCATTACCTACACCAGTACTATTGCCTGATGGATTAATAAGTCCACTAACAGCAGTGGCTCCTGCATTAGCTAATGCACCTCCTATTGCAAATGTATATGGTTTATTTCGTCTTCTTATAATTTTCCTTTTAGCCATAGCATAATTAATTTGTTGCAAATATAAGTAAAGTTATTGACACTACCAATACTTTAAGTGAAAAAGTAAAGGCTGACTACACACTTAGGTTAGCCAGCCTTACTAATATTATACAAAGTAATGTAATATCATATCATGAAACTCAGTTCTATAAGTTTTAGGGTCATTCATTGCTAATTTAACATATACCCAAGTATTTCTAATTCTATTCAACTTGTTACTGTTATCTCTTGGTATATTAGCTCTCCACACTCTAAACTTCTTCTTTAAAGGTGAAGGTTGACCTAATGCAGTAGTAAGATTTAAAGTACCATGCTGATATTCATTCCACACATCTAATGTATCAAATGTTACATCGTTAAGCAATGTGTCACCATCCCAAGTATCAGCTCTAAATTCAAGAGTGTTGTATATCTTATCATAAGGTTCATCACTATTATCTATAACAGTAATATAATATGGTTTGGTTACACCATAGAAACTATTATAGTCTCCTGCCTCATGTTCCCAGATAATTCCATTCTTTAAACTAAAGAACTTGCCACCCATATTAAACATAAGAGGAACTGAATCATAACTAAAGAATGATACAAACTCTTGAAGTAATTCTGAATAACATAGAGCAAAGTCCTTATGGATATAATAAATCTCATCATTAGTACTGTCTCTCTGTATAATGAAGTTTGAGAAGTCTCTTGCATTCCATATATCAGTAGAGTTGTACTTATTAATAAAGGTTCTATATCCTTTCTCTGAGGATAAACTCTTTAATGATTCTCCATTAAACAACATCAAGTCATTAGTAAAGTTATCTATGAAATATAAACCACTAGGACTTAAATAGGATGCCCATTTATTCTGTAATCCATTAGTTAGAGTTACATATCTCTTACCATCAACTTTACCACTATTAGCTATTTCAATAGGTATTCCATCATTAGTATTAACCTGTACTGTACTATTAAACAGTACTCTTGAAATGCCCTTATCTTGAAATGCAAAGATGTCATTGCCTATCTTCTTGAGTAAGTTAAGACTGCCTCTATCACCATCTAATGTAAGATTTGAAGCTAATGTAATATTAGTCCACGTATCAATATCCTCACCTAAGGTCTTCTCTTTAGTCCATGTCAATGAATTAGGGAATAAACTATTACTGTATCTCTCATAATCAATTGTTCTGAAAGTAAAGTAATTATTAGACTGAGAATACACAGGATTAAATAGATTGAAGTTTGTAGGACTCATATTTAAATTATTAACTAATCCTCTGTTTCTATCATACCTTCCATCTATATTAATTCTAGTCTCACACATAAATGATACTATATCTACAATGCTGTTTTGATCTTCACTAGTTGAAGCAAAGGTTCTTAAACAGTCATATCTCTGTATATAAGTATCTCCTTCTGTACAGTTTATATCAATGTTATCACCTATTAATACAGCATCACCTGCTGGTAAGAATGTATTATTAAGTATAGCCTCAGGAGTATCACCACCAAATCTATTAACTACATTGTCTCTGTATAATTCAGCTAACCATAATATAGCTCTGTCTTGACTATCAGTGTAAGTAATATTACCCTGATACACAGTATCACCATCAGGAGCATCTGTATTCCAAAATGGCTTAGTAGTAGAACTATTCTGTAGTATTGAAGTACAAGTATTGTTCTTAGGAAGAACAGACTGTTTACCAGATGCAGTGTAGTTAAATGCAAATACTAAATGAGGATTTGATTTATACTTCATACTAACAGGCTCAGTACCATATTTATCTTCATCTTCTATATCAATTATTGAAGAATCTAATGTATTTACAGATATTACATTATCATTAGCAGCATTGAATATAGGAGCTATACTACCATTAGATATAGCACTTGATGATGTATATATAGGATAACCATTCTCATAATCAGAAGATACTGTATTACTTCTATTAAAAAGTAATACTTTATCTATATCTGCATAATAGTTTAAATCCTGCAATCCTGAATTAAGAGGAGCCTTTATTCTAACCATCCCAGCAGTCCATGAATTAACTGGAGTAATACCAGTATATTCACCAGAATCATCAGTCCAAGGAGTATCAAGATATATATTATCAGCAGAGAATTTCAAGTTACTAATAACCTTTCTACCAAGTGCTGCTGGTCTTGTATTTCCATCTGTAGGAACACCAGCATTAATTAGTGAACCATTTCTATGCCAAGGATAAACCATCCATAGTCTTTGACCTAATACTAAAGGTGTAAAGGTAGTATATTTTAAACTGTCTGCCCAAAATAAACCTGAAGAGATTTGTCTACCACCTTCACCAGTAACAGAGTAGTTCCACATTCTAGTATTACATACTTTACCCTTATAGAATCCAAGAGCTTTAGGTGCTAATGAAGGTGTAGAAGTGGTTAAACTAATATCACTTAATGTATTATTAAGTGCTACTGCACCTATAATTCTTAACTTATAGTCAGCATTAACTAGATTCTGTAGATTATCATTAAACTCCACTTCAGGTGAATGCATGGTAACTATGTTATGGTCCACAAGGAATTCAGACATACTTTTATCAGTATATTCACCTGGGTCTGTGCCTGTAGGAATATAAGGAACTACACCTAATGCTGTCTGTATTTCACTTCTAGTTAAGTCATTTACTGATGCTGAGCCTATAGGACCATTGTGATAGAAGTAAGGTACTTCACCCTTACTACAATCATGTGCCATAGTTCCATATTCATTAACCCATGAATCATCAGGCATAAAAGGTCTTGTAAACCATGATGACTGTGCAAATGGACTATTATCTAATCTATCTTTATAGTTAGCTACAGTAGGACATAATATACCTTGACAAATAACATTTCTATCATTAAAGTCTGGGAAACATACTACTCCTCTAGCTTTAATATATCCTAGGTCTTTAATAGCTTGCACAGTAGCTACATCATTGACTGTAACATTAATTGCAGATGCATAAAGTATAAACTGATTTAGAGAATTATGACTCTCATTTCTTTCAGTACATTCATAGTCTCCTACAAATACTACCTCACTCCATTTACCTTTGGTATCTTGAAACTGAATACCTACTCTATATACTTCACCTTTTTGAAATCCCTTAATCTGATTAGAGTTATAATTAAGCTGATAATTAGCTCTGTACATATCTCCTAAATCTGATACATCAGTAAGAGTTCTCTTGAAGAAGGTTACACTAGCATTCTTCTTAATTTGATACTGTAAGTCAGTAGAAATTAACTCTCTTTTAATAGTATAGTTACCTAAGAATAAGGTATTATCCTTTTGTTCCATAGTATAAGGAGCTATCTCTTCACCACCTACATATAAAAGAATAGTAGGGTCCACACTTTCTCCAGTAGTACCAGTATCTACATATAACTGAGTTGTAGTAACTAAATCAGCAACTATCTTTACTTGAGGAGTAGCGTCTATAGATGTTCTATGTATAGAATATATTCTCACATAATCATAAGATGTATCAAGATTGCTAAGTTGTATATTAAATGAACAGGCTACAGTGTCTTCAGGAGAAGCTCCTCTATCTTTATGTGAGATATAGAGAAGAGGAGAAGTGCTAAATATATTAGTTTCCTTACCATATTTATTATAGTAACTAAATGCATATTGAATAACACCTTGACTAAAAGTACCACTACTATTTACCTTATCTACATTAATTGTAGCATTAGTGTGTATAGTTCCTATAAAGTCAAATTCATCTGCATTGATATATACATCTTTAGTTATATTCAATACTCTAGCCTGATTAATACCATCTATCCAGTAGACTTTCTGTATATCTTCATTCTCATATATACCTAATGTTTCTACAGGATGTTCTACATCAAGGTTAAGCTGTCCCATAAAAAGAACTGAGGAAGTAAATTTTCCATCCTCATAGATAAACTTATATATTCTATCTGCTATAGAATCCTTAGCAAATACAATAAGAGTATTATTAAGAATACAGCTACCTAAGTAAGTACCTACTATTTCATGATTAGAAGGCACTTCTTTATTACCTTTCTCATTAGTAACTGAAAGAAGAGTATTATTATCTCTTGCAGTTATTCTTATGTTTAAAGCATCAAAGGCATATTTAGGGTTAAACTTACTAACAGTAGTATCCCTACTCATGCCTTGGATTGTGTGTTGAGATTGCTTTAGTGCCATTATCTTTGATCTTTTATAAATTCCTTGCTACCAAGAGATTTGAAATTTTTTCTAAATTCATTAGTTCTTGGTATCATTTGATTTAATATGTTACTAATTGCCTCCATTTCAGATACTGATGGTAATGTAAATTCCATATTACATTGTCCAGCTGACCAAGCATATTCCTGTTGTACATTCTGTAATACTGCTGGAGCTATTTTACCCATATCAAATAGAATAGTAAACCATTCTTTCTTAATGAATAACTCTAGTGCTTTAAGAAATACTGAATTATCAGGAATTAAAGGTAATCCTTCATCATCTACTGGAATAGCTCTATAAGCAATAACTAAATGACCTTCCTTAAATGAAGTATATATGATATTACCTTGAACCTTAAAGGTTCCTTCTTGTCTTTCAAGGAATCTTTTATCATCATGTATTAGATGAAAGGTATCAGTAGTAGCCCTAAGAGAAGTGTTATTCTTAGCATCTTTCACTTGTCTAATAGCTATTAGATCACATGGAAGTTTTGCTCTGTAGTTCTTAATTTCTACAGTTTCAACCTTATCATAGTAAATAGGTGGCAATCCCATTCTACCTATGAAGTCCACAGTGTACTGTATAATAGATTCAAGAGTTAAATCAACCATTAAAGGATGGCGCATCAACCTGCTGGCGATTTCACGAATATTTGTATATGTTACATTATTTACCATAGTATCTTTTATTTTTATCTAAGTACATAGCTTCAATCTTACCTTCTTTAATCTTCTCTTTAAGTCTTTTCTTTAATTCTCTATTTACACTAAACTCAAAGAAAGACTTATTACTATAGTTAGCTTGACCTCTATTATAGTATATTTTAAATATCTCTCTTTCCTCAACTCTAACTAAGGTCTTATTATTATAAGACTCTTCATCATCATACCATAATTTAAGTGTTCTATCCCAATCAATAGGTAGATTAGTTACAAGTTCACCATTAGTATTTAACCTAACTTCACCAGCAGCCTTTCTAATTTCTAATCTACCCATCCTATGAGGGAAGTTAATTTCTTCACCTTTGATTAGATTATCAGCTAGTAAGTTATTAACTCTTCTAGTGATAGCAAAGTACTGAGACTCAGTTAATATATATTTAGGGTCAGAAGGTTTGTTCTTTCTATAGTACTTATATCCATCATAAATACCAAGTGAACCTCTAATCTTATGAACTCTGGGTTTATCTAACTTTAATAGTCTATTTCTAAAACTTTCATAACTTTCCATTATTTAGTACTTACATTAGACAAATTATCATTAGCATCATTTACCTTATCTTCAGGAGAATATTCAGGACCTCTTAACTCTTTAACTACAAGCTCTACTAATGGTGGAACTAATGCAGATTCCAAAGGAAAGTCAGAGTCAAGTAACTCACATATTTGACCATCTTCATCACATTGTAATCCAAAAGTTTCTTCTGCATCAGAGAATAGTGCAGTTATTCTAACCTTTTCAAGGTATAAGTACTGAGGATTACTAGACTTGAAGTAGATGTAATTATCAGGGGCTAAAGAGCAATATATGATATTACTAAGGTATTTATTAAATCCTACATATTTCATTCTATCTCTTGAAATATAAGTAATCTCACCTTGATAATAGTCTACTGGATATACTCTAGGTTGCTTAATACCCATCATAAAAGGAACCTTCTTTGTAGTTCTAAGATATACTCCACCCTCACATGGTTCACCAGAGATTGCAGGTACTTCCATTAAGTCAAGGCATATAGTACTAAAGTTACTCTCAGGTATAAACTTCTTTAAATCCGAGTAACGCTGCTTCAAGATGAAACTTCTGTACTTACTGATTAAGAACTTTAAGTGATCCTCAGTATAGTAGGAATCATCACTAGAAAGCTTTAATTCATCAGAGCACATGTATATAATTTCTCTCCATGTCATATTATTACATATTTAATTATACAATTAAGACCTTGTGCAAAGGTAAGTAATTAAACTCACATACACAAGGTCTTTACTGGTTTTATTTACTGGCTATAAGTGTTATACTTCTATCCTAAGTCTATAGTCTTCAGTATCCCTGATAACATTATCTTCAGTTATTCTAGTAGTAAATCCTATCTTAGTCTTATGTGTAAGACTATCATGATTAACAAATTCTGGATATCTTATAAGACAAGTAGTTCCACTTAAACAATAGATAGCATTTATTATAGCTCTGAAATCATCTTCATCTATGTATTCATTAAATACATGAAGCATCTCATCTAGTGTAAGTAATGCTATTAACTTCCCTACATCACCATAGCTTTTATAACCAAACTTTGATAAAGCATTAAAGTATCTGTAAATAGCATCATAGGATACATTATCTATTTCATGCATAACAGCTACAATTAGTTACTACTGGTTTAGACATCTTGCCTTTGAAGAACTTATTCCAATAGACAATAGCCTGAGGATAATTACCAGTTCTTATACATAACTCAAGTGCTTTCAACCTTAATGAAAAATCAATAAAGTTCTTAGGTATCTTGCACTCATTAATTAACTCTTTAACTGACTTCATCATACTTTGATAGTATGGATATAAGTTAGTCACAGTACCCATTATTTGAGGACTAATAGTACTCTCAGGTGCATCAGCTGATGGTTCCCCTGTAGTAATTACATACACAAAGAACATAGTATCATTAAGAGTACTTAGGTTCATATCTCCTGCTTGTAATACTAGTCTTACATTCTTCTTTTCATAGGAACCATAAGTAAAGCAATATGATTGACCCTCTTCTTCAAGAACAGGATTACAATTACATTGTTCAGGTATAGAGTAAGTTAAATCATAGTTATCACCTACAGTATAAGTGTAAACAGGATTACTACTAGGACCATTAAGAATGTATGTATCTTGTGTATCTATAACTACACTATCCAATAGCACATCATTATAGAAGTCCTGACTATCTACAGAAGCATCTATAATAAGATACTTACCATCAGAACTAATGCGCAATTCATTAAATCTAATCATTAAAATTCCTCCTTATATTTCCATTTGTATCCACCAGCAGTCTTTTTCTTTCCAGATATATCCATACTGATAGCACTTTGACTTACATTATTATCTTTAGCAGCATCAATTATTCTTGAATACTCTGCAAGTTCTACATTATCAATAGATAATTTAATACATGATCTACCTTTACAGACTTTACCAGTACATGCTTTACTTATTTTTCTCTTAGTTTCTTCTGATAGTTTTTTACCAATTTGCCACAAACTCATTTTTCTTCTTGTTTCATTAGAAACTTTATGTCCTTGTCTAGCAATGGACATCTTATTTCTAGATTCAGAACTTAGTATTATTCCTAAATTGCCCTCTCCTCCATCAGAAACATTATATCCATTTGGAACTTTACAATTATATTGCACTATATAATATTTCTCTAAATTATTAAGAATATCTTTAAGATTCTCTAAACTATTGCATGTAATAGTACACAATACAGAATATTTTAAATTCTTAAATCCATACTTTCTAATAGCTCTATGAAATGGTAACTCACTATTATTATAGGACATACTGACATGCTCATTCTTTCTTGATTTTGGTCTAGTAGTTTGTCCTATATAATATTTGCCAGAAGGAGATTCATACATATAAATTATGCCTGTGTACTTCTTCATCATGATCTTAATTATTAGTGATAAAAAAAGAGCATAGTTTTTAATCTATGCTCTTTATAATTGTTAACTCAGTTTACAGAGTAGCAATAGTCAAACCACTTGCAGTATTGATTGTATTAATGAGAGCATTCATTGCAGTGTGACTGCCATCATCTACAGCTACTAATGTCAGTGTTCTAGGAGACTTCTGTACATCTTCTGCACCACCAGCCCAGTAGTAATTGATATCCAGTACATCATACTTCTGAGTTGGGTCTACCAAATAAGTAGTATGAATAACATTGGGCCATCCCATATTTCTGTACAAGTCACCTCTAGCACCCATGCAGAAGTATTCAAGGTCTGCAATTTCATGACCATCTTGAACAGTGTTAATAGGAGTAATAGTAGTTACTGTACCCCAGATTCTCTCATCACCTTCATAAGTGATATTAGTAGGTTGAACTGCAAAAGGAATATAGCCCTGAGGCATTACACCAAGAATCCAGTCTTGAGCTACCTGTTCAATCTGAATACCAGTATAAGTACCAGTTAAAGTTGCAGGGTCTGTATCAATATCTACCTTAGTATAAGTTTCACTATCAGAAGCACCTGATACTAAATAGATTGTTACTAATGGAGTAGCTTCTCTTGCTAAGTTCTTACCTAAAGACAAAGCTAAAGCCTTGTAGAAATCTGATGCTGACATGCCACTAACTGCATGTACCATACCATATTTCCAATATTGGTCTTCAGGAGATAAACCTACATACTGTCTGAAAGCAAGTCTCAAGATATAATCTTGACCAGCTACAGGAGCACCACCATTGATATTAGCATCCAAAACTACTTGGTATCTATCTAACTTCTTAGCCAGAGCTTCAGAAGAAGTAGCCTTTGCATAAGTCACATTAGGAATATGAATCTTATCACTAGATTCAACAAGACCAGCTGGGCTATAATACTGGAAATACAGAGTAGTCTTAGCTGTATCTACCTCAGGCAGAATATCACCAGCAGTTGTTAACTGAGCTATTGCAGTTTTCAGACTTTTTGCGACATATAAATGTCTTACTTGGTTCACGCTATAAACAGCCATAATATATTATGTATTAAATTAAACATTAGCTTTATTACTAACAAAGCTATTATTGATTATTATTTTCTTTATTTGCATATTGTGCTTTACTTGAAAGAGCTAATCTAACAGCTCTCTCTACTATCATATTATGTAAGCTATCATCTAACATACAATCCATAGCAGTAGAATATCCACCAATCTCTAAGTCTCCTATATCAACTAATATGATAGGAGTTGGTTTACTTAGATAGAAACAGTGGTACTTACTCATGTTATATTTAGATATTAGCCTGATAGAATCATTAATATCTATTCTAAGTACTCTATTATCTGAAGGTCCTTTAAATGGATTCTTTAACACCTTATATAACTCATCTTGTCTAATAGGAGTTATTAAGGCAGTCTTACCATCTTTACACCCTAATGTAGTGTCACTTAGAATACATTCTTCATAGGTTATAAACCATACATCAAGAGGTAATGTAATATTAGCCTCCTTTGCAGGAGTAGCTATTTCATTATTAAACTCTTTAACTGCTTCAACTAGAAATCTCCTAGCTTCTTCATTAGATTCAAATGAAATACCAAGGTTGTTTCTACCATTATATATCTCTAATACAATATCCTCTTGAGCTTTAGTTAGATATACTGACTTCTCGTATTCATCAAGTACAATAGCTACATCTAGTGTATAAGCACTAAGAAGAACATCCATCTCATTACTCATCTCAAATCTATTCATAACTATTCTGATCTTTGACCCATTTGAATACTAGTATTTACATCTCCTGTATAAGCAGCCTTAGCTATTTCTACAGCTCTTTGAAGTATTTCTTCATGTATGCTTGAATCTAATTCACATTCAGAAACTGTACTAACTCCATTAATAGATGTACCATACAGAGTAAGGTCTTCTACTATAATAGGAGCAGGTCTTTTTATATATCTAAATGTTACTGTTTGTGCAGGAGGATTTGATAATACTTCAATTGTACCTCCAACTTCAGTATGATTACCTTGTATCACCCAAGCTTCAGCTTTTGGAGGATACTTGAAGGGTTTCTTTAATGCAGCATTAAATTCAGCAGGTGTGAGATATTTAGGCATTAAAGGAGAGTACTTCATAAGATCAGTATGAAACTGCTCATTTAAAAGTATGAATGCATCATCAGGAATCTTAAATACAACACTTCTACTATCTAACCTATATACTGGGTCTAGTGGTATAAGTTGAGGAGTTGCTGATGTCTTAATCAAATTCTTAAAGTCTGCATCTCTTTTAGGTGAGTCACTGAAACCCTCTTGGTACTTATTACCTTGAGGGTTAAAGTGATTCTTTATAATCTCTTCTTGACCTTTTGTTAAACAAACACTAATCTCATAACCATTTAAGCCTGGAGCAGCATTAGAATCTATGTTATTGTATAGGACATTAAACCTATCAAAGAATTCTGTTACATTCATTATTCTTTCAGTTTAGCTTCCAAGCTGAACTTAATAGTCTGGTTCTTAGGTGAAGCTAAGAACTTAGCTGCCATATTAAAGGTTGGGTCTTCTTTATTACTACATAAAGGACTATTGTCTTCTCTTAAATAGAAGAAGCCTCCTCTATTAGCAATAAGTCCACCTTCAACTGCTCTCTTGATAAGTACCTTAGTAGATAACAGAGGGTCTGTGATAACCTTTAAGAACAACTTAGCATCAGCCTGAATGAGTTTATTAATCTTAGTTTGCAAGAACTCAATCTTAGTATTAAGGGCTAATGGTCTACCATCAATAGTTTCAATGATAGTTCTAAGAGTATCTGCATCCTTTTCATACTTACCATATTCCATATAAGCTTGCATTGTAGCTGACATTTCCTGTCTAGCATTTGAAGTTTCTTCACCTTCTTTGATAATTACATACTTATATGTAGCCTTAGGCATATCTTGTAATGCTTGAAGTGAAGGAGCAATCTCATCTTTATTAGCCAATAATATCTTATATTTGATATATTGCTCAGGGTCTGATAGATCAAGTATATTATCTTGTTTCAATAATCTAACTTGTTTATTAGACCAATAATTATTTTCTTTCTTATAAATTGAAAGAGCATTAAATTCAAGACCCATTATGTCTTCAAGGAATTCTTTCTCATCATCAGTAAGAATATTAACTAACTTACCAGATTCTAATTGAGGAACTGTAAAATACTTAACTGCATTTTCAGCCATACCTCCATACAGAATATGCTTTGGATTAGTCACAATACCACTTTCTTTGGGTACATATCTTACTATAACTCTTTCATTCCTAAGACAATTAATTGGTTCATTGATAACTGCCTCTTTATTACTTCTACCTCTTCTTACAGGTAGTTGTTCCTCAACTTCCTCAGGCATCTGAGGTACTATAGTTGTTTCACTATTAATAGTTTCTAAGTCAAGTTCTTCTTCTACTCTCTTACTTGCCATATTTACTTCTCCATTTAGTATTTAAAAAAAGAAAAAAAGGAGGAGTGTTAATCCTCCTTTTTAGTATTATTATCCTTGCAGGATTGCAGGAATAAGTGACATTGTTCTAGTTGGGTCTAATACCAGTGTACCCAAAGTTGCCATTCTGTGAATTACAGCTGAATCCTCATCATAGGACATATTAGGATTACCCATCTGTCCAGTATAAGGATTTCTGAATCCCCATTGATAACCTCTAAATTCAGTTTGACCCTTGATAGCGCACTTCTGAATATTAGGTTGGTCCATAGTACCAATGTACCAAATATCAAATCTATAAGAGAAAGCTACACCACCTTCAGGATGCAGAATCTTATTTCTTACAGGATCATCATAGAATGGGTCAACATCAAGAGTAACCATTACACCATTAGGTGCTCTCCATTCAGTTACCTGATAGTCAGTTACTGCAATTGCATTCTGTGCAAAGTTACTAGCAACCTTAGAGTAGATAGGAGGATTCTGAGTTGAGATGATAGGCATCCAACCAGAAGTAGTCTTCTTAGCTTCTCTATTAAAGATTAATGCACCTCTTTCACCAGTCTTTATGATGAATTTTCTATCACCAAATCCTAACTTACCAGCAGACAGTTCATACAATGCATCCAGTAACAACTTCATTAAGCCATTAGTATCATTGTAGTACATAGTATTAGCTACTTCTGTCTGTTCAAAGATACCAGCACCAGTCTTAATTACGTTACCAGACTTACCAAAGTTCATGTATTCACCATTGATATTTCTGTTAGAAGTACCAAAAGCCATTGCATTGTTCTTATATTCAGAGAACTGGCATTCAACTTCCCACTCAACATAGTGCATCCACTTATTTGCAGTGTCCTTAACTTGTTTACCTGATTCATCTCTACGTACCATAGGAATACCCACAGCAAGCTTTCTATCAAGATTAGAACCTGGTTCCTTGTGTTGAATTCTAATAGTAGTCCACTCATTTCTCATAGAAACAGGACTAGTGAATCTAACATCACCAACCTTTCTAGAGAGTTCTCTTTCAACAGGAGCAAACTCTACTGAGTATCTTTCACCAGCAAGTAATCTTTCTACAGGAATACCCTTGCTGTTACCACCCATAAGTTCTACCTTATACACACAGTTAGTACCTTCAGGTCTACCATCACCAAGAATTCTCTGAGGATATACTTGATTCAGATTACCTACAATTACTTCACCATCTGCAAACCAGTCTTCAGGGAATACAAGATAGAAAGGAGCACCTCCAACACCAACATTACCTACAGTAGCTGATGTAATAACAGTACCATTTTCATCTCTAGCTTCTACCAGAGGAATATTTCTTCTTGAAGAACCAATAACATCCCAGTAGTATTCACTATCATCGTCAAATACCTTAGTAGGGAATGAATTAAGGAATGTATCAAGTGTCTTTCCTCTATGGAAAGCTAACAACTGAACCATAAGATTAGTTGCCTTTTGTGGTGCACGTTGAAATATAGCACCTAAGTGATTTTCAGTAGTCAACCCTTTCCAGTGTTGAAAACCAATCATTTGGAATTTACTTAATTTTCCAGCCATGTCTTAAACATTTATAAATTAATCAATCTCATTTACACATCAATATCGTAGTCTGAAACCTTTGATTCTGGGTCATCACTTACACCTGACATGAAATTAAGACTTCCATCTGTATTTCTTCTAGTAGTGTTGATAGTGTGTTCCAATTCTCTTAGGCTCTTTCTAACTTGCTTTTTAGCAGTTGGTTTAACCAACTTATCTAAGTTTGTAAAGCCATCAGTTAATGTAAAGAGTACTCCCAACTTCTTTAAGAAGTCTGGTCTGTTATCTCTTTCATACTTTTGGACTGCTGTTAGATACTCACCAGTTTCTGGGTCTCTATAGACAGGCTTACTAATAGAGTTGTAAACTTTCTCTCTTGTAGTTTTATCCAACTCTAACCCTTCAAAGACTTCCTTATCTTCTAAGATAGCCTTCTTCAAGTCTGCTACCTCTTTCTTAAGTCTAGCTTTTTCAGCTTCTTCTGCCTCTCTAGCTTCAGCAATAATATTATCATATTCTTGCTTAAAGTACTCTTTATTACTTGCTAGTGCTTCCTTTGCATCTTCAATATCAGAGCCTGAACTAATAGACTTTTGAGTCTCTCTTTGTGCTCTTTCTTTGCTGAATCCTCTATTAAGGAAATCTTGAAAGATAAGTTGTTTTCTCAGTTTTTCACCTTCAGCAGATTCATCAATGATAGCATCTTCTGTGATAGTATTAAGGTAACTAATTGTTCCTTCATACTTTCTAACTTCATCAGGTTCTATACCCACTTGAAGTGCTTCATCTATCCTCTTTTGTCTTTCATCAAGTTGAGCTTTAAGTTGAGCTTCCATAGCTTCAGCAAAGTCTTCAGGACTTTCAATCTTACTTAAAGTCTCATCATCAAGGTCTGAGAGAATACCTTCTTCTTTCAAAGCACTGGCAATGGAAGAGTAGAAGTTAGTTTTGGGAGAAGCACCAGTCTCTTTAGAAGAGGTACTCTCTTTGCCTTTAGTATCTACTTTCTCACTACCTACGCTCTCTGATTCATCAAATAGACTTTCAGGGTCTACTTCAGGAATCTCAGTAGTTGTTTTATTATCTTTATCTTCTTCCTGTTTTTCAGGTGGAATAACCTGTGTTTCTTCACCCCCATCATCAGTAAATAGGTTATCAACCTCATCTGGTGACAGGATATTACTCATGTCTAATCCTTCCATAATACTCTTCTCCATTAATTAAACTATGCAAAGTTCTGAAAAATATTTCATATACACAATAGCATAAGTCTAACAGTAGTCTTACTATAAGTAAAACACTTAACAAAGTATCAAAATAAAAGGGTGTTAGTTAATAATAACCACACCCTTTAATCTACTTTTATTCCACTGTTAACTCAATGTCTTCTCCATCTATATTAGCTTGTAATAGCAACTTCATTAGCTTATTGAATGATGCTGTACTATTAATAACCTGACCTTTGACTTTGTTCTCTCCAACAAGGATACATCCAAGGGTATCCTGTGGTTTGTTTCCCACATGTATGAGTACACCTTCAAAGCCTTTAACATTCTCTAGTCTAGGAAGAATACCCTTATAAGGTATAGCCCATGATCTATCTTTGAATTTAGGACTTACTGTGTTCATATTTAACTTATAAACACCTGTAGGTATTGCTGTCTCTCCATATACCTTCTTAGCCTTAATCTCTTCAAGTGACATTTGACTAGTTAATCCTCTGTCTTTGTCTTCTAGTGTATCACATAGATAAGTGTCATTAACATACATCTTACCTATAGAGTATAAAGGTCCTCTATATGTTCTTTTTACTTTAACTTTCATATTAGTTATGAATTAGCTTCAAGTGTGATAGCCTTAGTAGTATTAGTTGTAACTACTTCAGTACCTCTTTGAGTTTTATAACCTGTTTTAGATACTACCCAATTTACTGTAGCACCCTTGTAAGTCTTAATGCTAGTACCTACAACTCCATTAATACTAACAGAGGCATCTGTTGGAGTTGGTGTTATAGCAAAGGTTACTTTATCTGTAATCAATGATACCATATTACCATTAATTCTTTGCTGTACATCAGCAATTCTATCTACAGCACTGCTGTCTCTAATCACTAGAATCTGACCTTCTGCAATTAAGTTAGGGTCTCCTTCAAATACATTATAACTTATTAGTCTTTTCATTGTTATCTAGTTTAATTTTTACTTCTTCTCTAACTCCTCCCAACAGCTCTTCAACTGCTTTATCATCCATATATACTCTCTTACTACATCCCTTGGCTAAGCAAACATCATTTACTATCTTGCTAACAACTTTTCTTAGCCTTATAAGCTCTAATCTATTCTCCTCACTTATTTGAATGTATTCTTCCAACTGGTGTTTATAATCTGTAACTAACTTCTTATAGAACTCCAGTTGTTTAACCAAGTTATCTAATTGGGTGCTATCAACTTCTGCATTAGTTTTATTAACTTCTGCATTATTCTTTCTTCTGGATAATGCCCAAGTAACTATACTATTAACTAAGTTGGACCCTAGTACTAAACTTATAATTTGTACAGTATCCATATTACTTTATTTTATAATTTCAACAAATTTCTGTTCATCAGTTTCTACATAGGGATTGTTTTCTTTTACAGTTACATTTAGTACTGTGTGTTTTCTCTGGAACCATCTAAATAAGAAAAACTTCTTAGGTGGATTCACAGTTTCTTTCTTAGATTCTACAAATAAGAAACTCTCTAACTTAAACTTAGGAGTGAACTTAATGTAGTTAGGATACTTCATAATTAAATAAGTATTAGCCCACTCATCTCCAATAATAGTATCTAACTTGAAGGATTCTACAAATATAGTGTCTTTTAATATAATACTATCAGGCTTCTCAACATGAGATAGTTGATACTGCATTTGTTTAATCTTGCTGTCTTTAATATTTAACTCCTTCCTTACTTCATTCATCTTGATAAGTATGGAGTCTTTAAAGTAGTTAAGTTGATCTATAGTTAATTTGAATACCTTATTACTATTATTGAGACCACTTAATTGTGAATCATAAGCCTTTATATTCTCAATAGAGGTCTCATATTTAGCAGTTAATGTTCTATTCTGATATACCATATAGATGAGTGAACATACTAACAGTACTATCAATCCAATAATAAACTTCTTCATATACTCCTCTATTTAATTTGTGCAAATATACTAAAAAAGAAATGACCTAGGCAATAGTCTAAGTCATTTGCTTATATATGATAGTTTATCAAGCTAATACAGTTTCATATAATCATATTTAAAAAAAGAAATATACAAAAACTTTCACCTGTTTCTTCATCTACTATATTACTCATATAGTTTTTAGGGAATATCTTTTCGATATTCCCATTATCTTGAGTAACTAATTGTTTTCTATTGTTAGTTTCCATATTAATTAAAATTTAATTAATAACTTCTATAAATTAATATAATTATTTTATAGAAGTTACTATAATTTTATATTATACTATGATTTTATATTATACTATAATTTACAACATTACTAAGTGGACGGGTTTCACCTATTGCAAGTCTTGGCAAGTTTAATGGATTAGACGCTCTACAAATATAAATTCCAGTTCCTAATCCAACATTATAACTTAGAGGAATACCCCAGTAACGGAAAGCATTTATTCCATTAGGAGATTGTAAACCATTTGAAGTAATCCAAACATTTTCTATAACTCCTTTAGAATATGCAAGACTAAGATTTCTACAAATAGATAATACAACACTTGCATCTACAGTATATAATTGAGTATTAGTTAATGCAAATATTATTTCATCATATTCTCCATGTATGTAATGTTTCCATCCAAGACTATTCATTTTCTTAACTGCTTCTATACAAGATTCAGTATAAGTATTCCATTTAGAAGCTGCAAAGTCAGCAGTAAAACCATTATTAGATATAACTGATTTAGTCTCTGGATCAGTATACATATAAATATGTTTATCATCATTAAACCATATAAATGATTTATTAGGTAATAAATCATATTTCTCAGTAAATATATCTATATAATCATCTCCATGTAATTGAACATATCCTTTCTTTCTTGTTAATTCTAACAAAGTAAGCATTCTTTCAGAAGAAGTAAGAATATTAGAAAGAGGACCACTTGCAATCCATTGTTTATATTTAACAGGAATTACTGCCATTTCTGTATTAGGATCTGTAACTTCAGCATCTTCATACAAAGGTTTCTTTCCATTAGTACTTTTTCCATCATAAATACCATGTCCACTCCATGAAGCAAATATCTTAGAATAATTACTACAAATACGATTACAATTAAGAACTTCTGCTTCTCCACTATTATTTATATTAATATGTATTTTCAATAATTCTAACGCTTCTGTATTGAAAGCAATATTAAAATTACCATCAAACATATTATTTAATTGTTGAATTATAGCAGATTTATCTTCATTAATTATAGAACCATCATTTTGTCCATCAATATTTAAACAAACTTTAGAACCGATACGAACTAATTCAAAATAAATAGGTCTATAATAATAAGCATCATATACTACAAATGGATAACATTCTTTTCTTAATACTGGATTACTTACACTTGAAGTATAAGTAGAAACCATTTTAATAGCAGGGTTTCTAAGAATAGAAGAAATAGAAGAAGTTATCTTAGAACCAACACATGAAACTTCAAAGTCTTGATATGCAGATAAAGCATCTACTAATTCACCTATATTAGAATAATTAGCTAATACTAAATTTATTACTACTGCACTACCATTCATTACAATAAGATTAGTATCATTAATCTCAATGGTATGTTCAGAAGTATTTGCATCTCCAGTATATCTTATTCTAAATAATTCATTGCCTTTTAATTCTCCGAATTGAGGATAAGATCGACTTGCATAAGCAAAAGAATTATTATTTATAGTAAATCCAAATCCAGATTTAGCAGCTGCATAAGGATAATCAGTTATCCAATTTATACCATTAAAAGTATATTCTTGAGAATATTGAACAGTAGGTTTGCAAATAGCATCTATACTAAAGTTTTGATTACTATTAGTTAAATTACATAATGCAATCTTACTATCGCTTTCATTCAAATTTACTTTAAGTTTAGCAGAAAAGAATAATCTAAAGTTTCCACTATTTACTATATCATAAGAACTTTCCGGACTATTTGATTTAATTTCACCATTAGATGAACTATTACTCTTTAATATATTTTCAGTAGCACATAATTCTATATCTTTAGCTTCTATATTTGCAGCTAAAGATAAAGCAATATAATAAGCATTACTCGGAGTAACAAAAGTATCTCCAGCACTTTGTTGGAAATAACCAATTATATTTGTACCACTATTATCATATAATAGATTATAAGCTAAACCAGCAGTTCTACAATTCAATCTATAAGTAACGCCTCCTTTTATTGGAAATAAACTTGTATGACGCATATCTGTTTGATTAGTCCAAATTCGACCATCAGAACGTAAATATCCATCTTCAATAGTTATATCTAAAGGAACTATATTTTCATCTTTTACTGCAATATATAAATCATCTTTTATTTGTTCGATAGAATTATTTATATTGTTAGAATAGATTTTATCTGTATAAGTTCTTTTAAATAATCTCGGAGTAATATTAGTTATAGAATTTACATTAACCGTAACTGCTCCTTTAGGAGGAATAACTCTTTCATAAGATTTAGTTACTGTTTCATCTTCCTTAGTATTATATATGAATTGACGATCTATTAAAGTAGAATTTTCATCATAAAAATACAAGAAAGCAATAGAAGTAGAACTTCCAATCTTAGCACTAAACAAAAGCTCTGAACTATCATCTAATTCAGGTATAGTAAATATTGCTGATTGAAATCTTACATCTACTTGAGTAGCTCCATTTAATCTTATGTATTTTCCAGTATTTAGAATATCATAAGTAATTTCTTCTTCTGTATAAGAACTAACGTTTTTATTTAATTCATTTATAGAAGAATCAACTTCGATTGCATCTATATAATCAGTTCTTTCATAAGCTGTTATTGCAGGAGGTGTATTAGTAGCATAATTTACTCTTATTATAGAAGTTCCAATAATAGGATTAATTTTATACCCATCAGCATATAAAGGAACTTGAGTAGAATAATCTCTTCTTTGTTGTCTTCCTAATACTTTTCCATCTTCATTTATAAAAGTAAATACCCATAAATTAATACCATTAAAAGCACCATTAAAATGAACTGCTTTTTCTCCAGAATAAGGATAATCTGCATAACTATATCCAGTACGTTCTTCTGCTACATTAGAATTATTCCAAATACTTCCAGCAACAATAGTAGTAGGATTAATAGCTATTTTCGTTCCTTTTCTAAGAAGTTTTTCAAATACTTTCTGAACACCATCATTGAATACTTCGATAAAATATAAATCTTCTAATTTATTATTAGTAACACTAAAATTACAAGCAACAAAAGTAGCATTAGAAGGAATTTTACCAGTAGTATTAGTTTCTATAAAAGTATCTTCGCCAACATGATCCCCTCGATAAAATACATAAGTATTCGTAGTTCCTTTAGAAAGTTTTAAAGTCCCTTGATTACTTTGTAGTTTAAATATCCCTAAATGATAATTATAAGTAGATACAATTTTACCAATAGCATCTGTTAGCATAGCTGCCTTATAAGGATAAATAAACATAGTACCTTGCCCACCTAAAGCAATACTCATATCTTTTTGCAAAGGTATATGGAGATTCTTTAATGTAGCAATTTGAGAAGTAGCAGTACTTACAATTGCAGTATAAGGAGCAGTAGAATCTGATACTATATATTTATTTATATAAACATATTTACTTCCATTTAGTATCTGTAAATAACTATTAACATTATTACTTCCAGTTAATTGAATACCATAACTATTGATACATATATTATTTGCATCAGTTAATGATATTGGAATAGCACTACTATCTTTTATAGTCTCTACATGAAGTATTTCTCCGATACGAGTAGAAATATCTATTTGATAACAATTATAATTTGCATCATCTATAATACTATTAGTATCAGGATCATATTTCTTTCCACTTAAAGTATTAGTTATAACTAATTTAGCAGTATCAGCCTCGAAAACTAATGGATATAAATATTCATTCATTTTCATTGCTTCTCTTACTACTGAATTTAATTTACCATCTTCTTGAAATTGTAAATTATCGACATAATCCTTTAAATCATCTACATGTTTTATTATATCTACAGAATTAATAGTAATATATTTATTATCTGTTACTCTTCCAGTACATCTTATATATCTTGCATTAGCAGGAATATTATCAGAAGTTAACTTTATCTTTTGAACTTGTGCGCCTGTTGCAGCAACACTTGATATAAATACTTTATCTATATCGTAAAAAGCACAAGGAGAAAAGTTGGCAGAACCATAAGAATATATATCAACTATACTATCTTTAGTAATAGGAATATAATCAGTATATAAATATGTATTAGCTTCAGAAGGAGTAAGTACATTTCCATTATTTGGATTTATTCCACCAGAGTAACAAAAAGGACTACCAAACACATTTTTAGTTATAGCATTTTGACTTATAACTTCTGTAGTACTATTACCATATTTTTGAACTATTCCAGCAGACACACTAGTAAAAGTACCATTATCTTTCCATTCTCCTTGACTATAAACATACATTCTATAAATAGGATTAGTATGTTCAGCATCATCAGCCGCATAAGTAGGACCAACCATCCAAATAGCACCTTGAATCATACCAGTAGCACTAGTTTTAGGAAGATCATCTACAGTAGCAGCATATCCTTGAATATACATATAAGAAGTAAAATCATCACTAATATCTTGCCAAGTCTGTTTATTATCTCGACTTATTTGGATTCTATTAGTATGATTATTAGTACTTATATATCTAAACCATGCAGAAATATAATCAGAGGCTACAGTCCAAGTAAAACCTAAGTCAACAGATTGTTCAAGCTTATTATTGCTTACTCTAAACTGAGTAAATACAGGGTTAGGTGATACATCTACATAGGTACTGCCATTAGTATAAGAAACTTGTAAGTGATTGTTAGAACCAACTCTAAGAATAGGAGTAATACCAGCTTCTCCTTGTGCTTCAATAGTAGTAACTTCTCCATTAATTACCCAGTACCCATCTGAGGATATAGAAATATCTCCTACTAGAGAATTAGTTCCATCTCTCCAATTGGAATCATTTGAAAATGAAGCATCATCAATAGCTTCCCCAGCATACCATTCAGTGACTACAGTTTTATCATATAAAACATAAGTTATCCATATACCTGTCTTTCTAAGACTTGCAGGCACTTCAAGTCTTGTAAGACTTTTACTACCTACATAGGAAAGGAATAACATATTAAACATAGCTAATATATCAGTCAATTTAGCTCCATTTTCCCTATCAATTACTGCATCAGTAAAAGTCTTAGGAAAGATACTTTCATATCTTCCCTCTTGACTATTCTTCTTAATTAGTTGTTGTATATCTTTCATATATTAAAATATTAAGTTAAAGCGGTTCCATCAAACATTAGTCCAAGATGTGCCATTCCAAAGTTTCAAGGAAGTACCATCCCAATGAAGTGCTCCAGTATCAGTAGAATCAAAATTACTGTAATTAGAAACAGGACGTGTTAATGCTTTATTCATTGGAGTCCATTTGGTTATAGTAGAATTAGTTAAATCTACTACTTGTGTCCAAACTCCATAAGATAAATCAAAAGGTATTAAAACTTTTAATAATTTATCAATAGTAATTCTTCTAACAGTAATATCTGCGCTAATAATACCTAATGGTAATCCTCCTCCTGAATTATTATATACATAGAAAAATCCTTCTTTATTTGTAACAGAATCTATAGAAGATATATTATCAGAAGTAGGCACTATTATATCTGAAGTAACATTATTATCTACATTAAGACAAGCTTGTATAGTTTCGCCTACTGTATATCTAACTATTTTAGCTCCATTTTTTGTATTAATTATATTATCTGCAAAAACAGATTTAGAACCATCCTGAATATATGCTAAATAAGAATTAGCTTGAATATCTTGTTCAAATGTATTAGCTGTTACAGTAACTCTTGTTGTACTTCCTGGTAACCATAAAGCACATTTATTTGCTTCTGTAGTACTTTGTCCCCATCTTCTAAATACATTTCCAGTAATTGTAATATTTAAACTTTTCTCAAGTCTAATATGTTCCATGTTACAATTATCAAAATAATTATTAGATATAGTAGAACTAAATGCATTAACTGTAGCATATATACCTTGTCTCAATCTATTAGAAGGATTATCATCTATAACAGGATTATCAGTACCAAGACTACTTAAAAAACTATTTCCTGTAATTATAGAATTATAAATTCTTGATACTCTAATACCACCTTGAGTAACATTAGCTATCATATTGTCTTCTACGGTACTTCGAGTAAGAGCTTGCCCTACTATAAAATGAGTTTCACAATCTTGGTGGCAACCACTAATTTGGAAACAGATACAATCTCTATTTAAAATAACAATACATCCATTAGCTATATTAGTAGATACCATAGAGTGAAAATTACATCTTGAAATAACATAACTTCTACCATTAGAGCCATAATACATAGGACTCGCTCCAGTAAATGTATCAAAAGCCATACCTTGAATACATCTTGAAAAACTTAAATCAGATAGTCTTATTTGATTTCCAAGAACATAAATACCTCTCCATAAATTATAGAATTGACAATTCTCAACTTTAGAATCAATAGATGCTAATGCACTTTCTGTTGTAGAATCAGGATTATCTACTCTCGAAAACATTAATCCTACACTTGCAGTTCTTGCATCAACACTACCTGCAAAAGTTATATCCTTAATTTGATATCTTGTGCCTTTTAATCTTAAAAGAACATCGTCAACAGTAATAACAAGTGTTACATCAGAACCTCCAAAAGTTCTTCCTGATATACCTCTAAATGTAACATTAGATTGTTCAAAAACTATAGTTTGAGAAAAATTATAATTACCATGCTCTAATGTAAGTTCTCGATAAGAACAATTTAGATTCTGTATTCTTGAAAATAATACAGAATTATCACCAGCATCAGGGCTAAGACCAAACCAATTTAAAGATATACTTGTATTAGCTATTGTTCCAGAAGCAGATACAAATAACTTTGCGTCTCCCTTAATAGAAGTATTTTGAAAAACAATAGTACCATTAGTAAAACTACCTCCTTGAAAATCTAATGTGCAATTAGCTGGTATAGTAAGAGTTTCTCCTTGGAGGTCTATATCAGATACTATCTTATAAATTGTATTAGCTGGAATTGAACTTAATTGAGATATATTAGATAGTATTTTTACTCTACTATATAAAGTACCATCCATATTAAGCCATATTCCATTATTATCTTTAGTCATTATCTGATTAGTAGACCTATTAAAGTATTCATAGCCTACAAAAACATCATTGAGATTTATAGCAGAATCTCTTACTTCACTTGTAACAGATACACATTCACAAGTATCATATATAATTGAACTTATAGCCATATCACCATTTGTCCAATTTTGTAGTTGAGCCTTAAAAGGAGATAAGAATTTATCAACAATGACAGGGTACTCAATCAAATCAGTACCAATTAAAGTTAATGACTCAGATTCAGCCATATACCTTAAAAGGTCTACAGTTTCATCTGCACATCTTATTTCTCCTGTGGAAGTGACAGTTAATTGAGCCTGCACAGTGCTTCCATTTCTCTTAATATTATCATGAGTATAGGCAAATAGAGGTCTTTGATCTAAAGTTCTTATGAAGAACCCTTTTCTACCAATAATCCAATTAGTTTTAATTCCTGTACAATTAGTAGAATTAGTAAATATAGCATCTCCCGTATTTGTTGGAGTAGTTATATTTTCAGATATGTCTAATAAACCTGAATAAGTATTATTTATTACTATATTAGCTCTATCTAAATCTTTAAATACATTAGATGTTATTTTAATATTATAGTCACCTCTTTCAGAACGTATACCGTAAATGCAATTACTCACATTATTTTCTGAAATAACGGAGTCTAAACAAGTAACTAAATATATACCATTATATATTCTATTAACTACATTAGAGGTAGCTTTTACTGTATTGTTGATTACTGTAGCATTTCTTAATCCTACTAATCTAATAGCACCACTGATATTGTTGTTATCAGTATTATAATCAATAATAATATTATTTGCTATATAATAATTTGTACCAAAATAGTCATATACCCCACTGGTTGCATTAATACCAAAGTGATTTTCTCTATCTGTCCAGCCTTTAATATAATTATTTTGTATAATTACATTATCTGTAGGAATTGATAAAGCTGGTCTATTATCAGCATTAACCGCTATACCTATTGCGCAGTCTTTTATTATATTATTTTCAATAATAATATTAGTACCTCCATGTGAATCTATAGCTTCCCAAAAACTATTATTTTCAAAATAACAATTAATAACTTTGAAGTTATCAACTCTTAAAGGGAATGGATCAGTATAGTTAGTAACCCCTGTTGAAATCATATATTTTCTATCTGCTTCATACAGAGAAGTTACATTAATAAAAGAGCTATTATTAACTAATATATTTCTACAACCCTCTTCAAAGAATAACATATTATATGTTATATTACTGAAAGAAGTATGTTCTACTTTTATATCTGTAGTATTTCTAACTTTAACTCCCCAATGACCAAATATATTATCTATTTTACAATTATCTATAATTATATCTGTACAATTATCTATATTAATTGCTCCAGATATTTCTCTAGTAACTTTCTCTGTAGATGCAGTTCCATTAGTTAAGTTAAGATTATAAAAATATACATGCTCAGTGTTTACTACTTTAAATAAAGTAAGAGTTGCAATATCTTCTAAATTACCTATTTTGTTACCTAATTCTCCATATATTTGTGTTGGCTTGTTTATATAAATATCTTCTTGTATTATAAATAAAGCCCCTTCGGAAACTTTAGGTATGTAAACTCTGTTACATACATTTATTGCATTTTGAATAGCATGAGTTGAATCTGTGTTTTCCTTTGCTCCAAACCAAATTATATTAGCAAAATTATTTAATATGTTACCTGTAACGTTCGAAGTAATATTAATATCTCCACTAAGAGTAGTATTAGAAAAATTAATAATTCCATTTGATATACTTCCCCCATTAAATCTAAGAACACATCCTTCTGGTATTGTAATAGTCTGACCATTCAAGTTGTAGTCATACTGTATATGATATATAGTATTTTCCTTACTCAACATTTCTTGAGTAAGCAAATTAGTAGAATAAGTTACCATAGTGTTAGGATTAACTACAGTCTGTATATTCTTTCTAAGATATACTCTGCCTAAACCTGAGTAGTCAGCTTCATTATAAGTTTTATCTGCAAACTTAAGAGCTACTTGATTTGCATTATTAGTCTCAGTAACAATATCTTCACTATCTGTGATAGTAAGACCTGTCATAAGGTCTATCAAATCAACCCAAAGAGATAAAGTACCCCACTGATTCTTTCTTGTACCTTGGAATTGGAACATAGCCCACTTTCCAGTATCATCCAAGAAAGTAACTACCTGACCAATCTTTCTACTCCTGAAAGGAATTAGTTCTATAGCTTGAGATAGTGAAATATAACTCTCGCCATACTTGTCAGTAATGTTCACAAAGTCTGATACACCAAGAAGAAATAGTTGTTCAACTACATCTTTCACTGATGCCTTTACATTCTTACCATTCTGTACAAGAACTACAGTTTCATTTCCTTTAAGAGGGGTGGCTGCCCCAGCAAAGTCAGTATCTTTCCTACTATTTGCTAAGAACCACTTCTCTATCTTTCTATAATCTTCTTGTGTAAAAAACATAGTATTTAGTTTAATCATTAATCATTATATCTGCTACCTTTAATGCAGACAGAATTGCATTTACCTGAGTAACAACTGTTGCTAATTCAGCTCCAGTTGCTAGGTTTGATACATTAGTAGCTTTCTTCACTCCACCAATTGCACTTGTAGTTGCAGCAGGTAGTATGTAAGGTTCTGGGATAGTAGGAGTGTTAATCAAATCACTATAATCACCACTATAAGCTACCTTAGCTAAGTCTTGTGTTTCACCTGAAGAAACATTAGCCCAGCCATTAGGACCAAAGTACTTTAATGAGCCTCTAAACATCCACAAATCAAACTTTGATGGTGCAGATTCTGACTCAACTATACCATTATATCTTCTCATATTATTTAGTATTATTTGGTTTCTTATTTATTTGTTCTTTCTTTAACTGACTTTCAATCTTCAGCTTCTTGTTATCAAAAGCTAACTTCTCGTCAAATTGTCTTATCTTCTCAGCTAGATTAGCTTTAGCCTCTTCACTAAACTCAACATCCTCACTGGTCTCTTCATTAGCATATTTACCCATTTGAGCTATTAGAATTGCAGTCTCATTATCTCTAACATTCATAGTATCCTTTAACTGCATTTCAGCTTGCTTCTGTTGCATTTGAGCTTGAGCTATATTCTGTTGAGCTTGTAACTGTTCTTGCTGAGCTTGCTGTTGTCTTTGTCTAATCTCCTGCTCATCTTTTTCAATCAATCTTTGTTTTTCAGCTAAGCTACTTGAAGTGTAGAGCTTAGTGATAGTAGAGAAGGATAAAGTCTGAGTTTGAAGTGCAGCCTGAGCTAAAGAATCTAATTTACTGTTAAGTTCTTGAGTTCCATTGCTATTATCTACAACTAAACCATAGTCAGCTTCAGCAAATTCATCACCATCAATCTCCATTATTCTGGTAGATGTATCTGATAATATATACTGGAACTTCTTAGACCTGCCTTTAAGAGCTATCTTAGCTGTTTCAAGTAAACATTCAAGTGCTCTCTTCTTTACATCATCATGTTGAATGAATAACCATTCAGTAATATGTGATGATTGAAGAGTAGCTCTTTCCACACCTCCAACAGTCTCTCTATTACTAATTTGACCTTCTCTTTGTTTAGTAATACCTGCAACTTCAGCCATCTCCATCTTGATAAACTCAAGCAGATTGACTAATTGCTGAATATAATTACCTTGGTCTAAGTTAATACCACCAGTAGAAGCATTGTTAAGTGCACCAGCTAACTTACCACTAGCAGCACCATAGTTACCTTCTTTAAAACTATCCTCTACTAGAACATGATTAACCTTAGCATAGTACATCCATTTATCAACTTCCCAGCCTTTAGGAACCTTAGCTAAATCCATTCTAACTAATGCTCCCCAGTTATTAGCTATAGCCTTATTCAATCTATCATGAATAGTATCATAAAGATAGTTATAAGGCTTCATCATATCTACTAAACTGAAAGGTCTTCCTTGATTTAAGTTATAGATAGAACCTATAATACCAAAGTGACATCTTGATGGATTTGATAGTCTGTTATATTGAACCAATCTAGGTCTCATATTAACAAATATCTCATTACCAATCATAGTACCTTCCCATGCTTCATTAATCCACATAGAGTACTCCTCTTCACCTCTATTTCTATCTATTTCATAATCTTCTGGATAGAAGTTATATTCTTCTTCACCTGTTTCAGGATTGTAAGACTTAACCTTTTTAACCTTTCTCTTTGATTTCCAATATACTCTAAGTACTCTTAGATTACCAGCTAAATCATAAGGAAGAAGTGATGTACCTACACTTTCAGGGAATAAATTAGCAGGGTCAAAATAGAATCCATCTGAAGTTGTAACCTCATCACCAATCATATTAGCATTGACAAAGCCATATCTTTCATCTATATTATCCATACTATCCACAGTATTCTGACCTATATGATCAGGCAAAGACTCAATATACTTAATATCTTGCTGTGTTAGTACATCATACCATGTATCTATAACTCTGCCTGGACTCCAATAGTCCTCAACTATGATAATATCAGCATCTTCTACCTTGTTACTGTAACCTGCTTTAAATACTCTTACTTTAAGAGGATTTAATCTCTCTACTACTGGTTCACCACCTACTATATCACATTGGTAAATCTCTTCACCAACAGCCATAGCATCCATGAAACCTTCATTAAATATAAGAGGAATATCATATTCCTTAATATAATGATTGAGTAAAGCATTAGCTTTAATCTCTTTTAAATCCTGCCATTCATAAGTAAAGTAATCATTGAGCTTTTCAAGCTTTTCATTGAATTCATCTTCACTTTGAGAAGTGTCACTAACCTCTTCTTGGAGTCTTTGTAATAACTCATTCTTCTTATTATTCTCAATCTCTGATATAGCTAGTGGGTTAGTTACAACTACTCTAAAATCAAAGACTCTCTTACTTTCTTCCCCTCTTAGAACACTCAATTTGGAATTCATGATGGGGTAGTGCTGTATTCTATCTGGTATATATCCTGCCTTCAAGTCATCAGGATTCAATACTAGTCGCATATCCTGCATATTAATCTTTCCTCTAAGAAGATTGTAATTAATCTGCTTATGGACAACAGACTTTCTGACAAGACTATAATTAAAGAATGTCTTATTATTAGCCCACAGGACGCAGCTACGTCTCCATGATTTAGTTTTAGCACTGAAAGGCAACATTTGTCGGGGAAAGTTTGCAAACTCCGTGTTCATATACAATTCTCCTTGTTTTTATCTCTCCATATGTAACCATATGCCGATTTTCTTTTATTATTGCAGCAACTACTAATGTGATGACTTCTTTTAGAAAGAAATGTTTCAGCATCTGTTGCAGATTCAAATTCTCTTAATATTTCATTAGTAGACTTATCTATCATTAAAACAGCTTTAGATAATGCTACTTTTATTCTATCCTTATGTATATTTGATATAGACTTACCATAATTTGGATGTAGGCTCCCTGCTTTATATTGATATGGTTTTAGTGAAGTACTAACTTCTTCCTTACTTCTAGTTTCCCACATGTGTAAAGCTATTATTCTTTGCTTTTCTATCCTATCTTTTGTACGTTTCTTTCCATATTGAGATGATCTAATCCCTTTATACTTTCTAAGTTTATTTTTAGTAGACTCAGACATAGCTATGGAACCTTCTCCACCATTTGCTATATTGTAGCAAATTCCCTTCTTTCTATACCTTGCTATGAGTTTAATCTCTAACTTACAAGCAATTTCTTTAGGTAAATTTCTAAAAAGGACTATATGATCAAATTTATCCCAACCATACTTTTTAATAGAGTGATTAAAATAAGAATTATTTTTATAACCACATCTCCATCTTAATTCAGGATTAGAATGTTTAGTGATTCCTACATATACTTTATTGTTAATCTTATTAACATGTAAGTATATTATATATCTATCTTCCATATAACTTCTATTAGATAGTGCAAAAGTAAGTAAAATAATCCACCCATGCAATACCATAAGTGAATTATTTATACCTACTTACACTCTTTACTAAATTTACTGATACTTTCTTATCCTATTATCATAATTCTCTGTAAAGAAGGGATCATTAGCTAAATCAGAACCTATATCTTCCTTCATTTTAAGATCACCATGTGTAGTAATCATAAACTGTTCTCTATATAACATTAACATACCTAGTGCTCTAACCCTATCTACATTTATATCAGGATTAAACAATATTAACTCCTTAATTAAAGCTCTATTCCTTAATCTATATAAATTAGGTACAGTAACTTCAGTATTTTCTCCATCTATTTTATTAATAATTGTAACTGGTTGTATTAACCAATTCCTAATCAAAGTATTGGCATAATCATTAATTGGCTTATTAGCATTAACTCCCTTGCTTTTATTACCAACTGTAGAATATTTAACCATATCCTTATCTTTAAGATACTCAGGAACATCAGCTAATAAGTATAAACAGTTCATCCTAGCCATATATGCATAAATTCCCTTTTTATTAGATTCATATAAGCATTTAGCATTATAAAACAAACACAGTTTTCTAGTTACTTCAAAATTATCATCAGCATAATCTAATCTACCAGTGTATTCAGCTACTATAGAATCTGTCCATAGGTCTAATACAAACATAGAATACAAAGACAAAGTATTTGAAGAATCATCATCAATAGGGTCTAATCCAGCTATATATCTATTTGGGAATATATTACCATTATTATCTTTCTCAGGCATATTAAATATCTCTATAGCTCCAGTAGCTTTATTATCTTTCAATGGGAATTCCCTTAGAGGTTTATTACTTGAAGGTGTATAGGTTATACTGCCTTGCTTATCTAATATAAGATCGCCCACATACACATCATTATACTCAGTAGGATTATTATCTAATTGATTTAGTCTTTCATTAAGATCAGTTATAGGAAATATATTGTTCTTAGTTTTAAGAATTGCCTCTTGTGGGGTAATAGGAATTTCAGCTATTCTCTTTGATATAGAGTTAATATCAGATGAGTTATATTTAACTATATATCTATCTTTTAGTATCTCTAAGATAGCCTTAGTTACATTAGAATTACCATTATCATCATAACAATCTGCTCTATTTATATACCCAGGAAAAAAGTAAGTAAACCTGTTTCTACCTTGCCCTTCTTTGTCATATACATTAGGAACAGAGTTAATATTATAACCTACTGGATTGTACATTAATTCTTGCATAGAACTAAAGTCTGAGTCAGAGTCACCTGCTGTACCATAACCAAATATTAACCCCCAAACATCATCACCATCTTCTACAGATGGCCTAAGTATATTATACAATGTCAGTAATCTAGAAAAAGTACCAGCCTCCTCTAATAAGTATAGCACACCTCTAGAACCTCTAAGTTTAGATTCATCATCTTTAGATGTAATACCTATTACACTATTCTCAGTACCTCTTCTTGTATTAGAGTCTACATCTATATAACCCATAATCCATTGCAGGTCATTAAGTGATGATTTAATTCTCCTTGAAGGAAATTGAGTATTAACGGCATTAAAGTCAATATAATACTGAAACATATCAAGTATTTGATTAGCACCCTGAATATATTTCTTTTCAGATGCTGTAACAACACACTGTACTTTCTTATTAACTTCTTTAGACTCTCCAAGTATAAATCTTTTAGCTAACATAGCTGCACCAAGATAACTCTTACCTTTGCCACGACTAGCTAATTCCATAGCGTGCTTTCCTTTACTTCTAGCTTGATCTAAGTAATGAGTTTTATAGTAGTGTCCCTCCCAGACTCTAGGAAAATCTATAACTCTAATAGTCTTTCCTTTCTTATCTTTCTTAGCTAATTGAATAGGACAATAGTTTAAAAAGAAGTAATAATCTCCAGTTATCCATTCACCATCTTCTCTAACATAGCCCTCATAACATCTTCTTATTTCCTCTCTAATCCACTTGCCATATTCACTATTTGGATTAGGATTAGGATTTAAATTAGTGTATTTACCTGTCTTTTGAAAATGCAAAGCTGATGGTCTGAAATAGTCCATATTTTCTAAGATATGAGGATTAGTTATGTCTACTATAATCTTACCTTCATTATCTTTAGGTATATCCTTAGTAACCAACCTATTAGGAGATATAAGAGACCTTATATAAGGAACATTATTAATAAAATCAAAAAACTGATCTTGAATCTCTTGAGGCTCCTTATCAACCTTCAACTCTTCTAGTGTACTTTGATAACTATTAAATTCCATCTTCAATCATTTTAAAAAGTTCTAATATAAAGGATATATTAATCTCCCTTTCTACTTGCTCAATATTAGAGTCAACTATTCTATCAGTAACCTGAGTAGTTAGTACCTTTTCTTTATTTTGATTTACTACTAACCAGAGAGTATAAGTTATAGTTTTATATGCTTTAAACTGTGGATTGGGTTCTTTATTTTTCTGAATAACATAAAACCCTTTTAATCCTTTTAACTCTCTTAACCTATTTAATGCTTCTAT